ATCCAGGCAGGAAACAGAAGAATCTGAGGCAAAGTCTATTCGTATGTTCAACGAAGATATGGCGGATAAGGGAATTCATGTTAATTCTATGGATGAACTTAAGACTGCTATTAAAAATATTGTTGACGAAATGTATAGAAGTGCTGCAGAGCAGGCAAAACAAGCTATGGCATCTATTGACACGTCTGGCGTTGTTTCTGATGAAGAAGTCAGTGCCATGATAGCTACCGTAGAGAATAATGCTAGAGAAAAAATTAAGAAAATTATTCAATCTGTAATTGGTAAAAGTGATGCAGAATTAATGGCTGAAAAGCATGCTACTGCTAGTGAATATAAGGGTGAGCAGTCTAAGACAGAAGCAGAACATAAAGCAGAGCTTGAGAAGCAAAAGAAAAATTATATGGAACGCTACGGCATCACTCAAGAGATGCTTAATGCAGCTAGACAGCAAACCGCTGCAAGTCAGGCACTAACAGAAGAAACTAGACAAGAAAGTAATGCCGTTACACCAGGTGCTGGTAAATCTGGAGGACAAGGAATTGGCTTACTTGGTGCCATTGATACATCTCATTTAGCTCAGGAATCTACCTTACGTGGTATCTATGCACTACTAAATGGTGGTCCACCTGAAGGTGGTTGGGGAGGCAACGAGAATAAAGACGTTTCTCGTTCTTCTGATGTTGTTGAGGGTGAAGCATTTATTAAAAATATGAGAGGCATTCTCACACAACTATCTCGTCAAACAGAAAATAATGTTGAAATGCAAGTATTTGCTGATAATCTTGGTAGATTACTAAGTATAGTTGATGGCGAAAACAACCGTATTCCTATGACAACATGGATGAATGCTCTAAATGAAGCTTCTAGAAAATCTAGGGTTGCCATGGATTTCCATAGTCACCAAAATGGAGACTGGGCTCCGTCCGAAGCAGACTTAAGCACATTTATGGATCGTGCATATAGTCTTGGTCAATTTATTACTAATGATGCAATTAAACTTCTTGGTACAGTTGGTCAAGGATCGGATGCTGGTGTTGCCATTGACTTTAGTGGTATAAATCAAGGTATTGCAAATACAATTCGTAATAGATGTATTGAATTGTATCATGAGTTGGTGCAAAACAATCCAGACTTCTTTGCGTTTGATGACGCAGGCAAGCTTGGTATTTTAAAAGATGTAGTTGATAATAAGGAGTTATTAAATCAAGCTAGTCAGAAAATGTTTGACGCCATTTCTCAGGCATTTACTGAATTTGGTTATGGTGATGCTGTATTTAAGTTAACTCCAGAAAGTGTGGGAAACTGGGCTCCTAAGATTCAACAAGCTACTACAAAGGTTGCTGAAAGTGTCGTTGATGCTGGTGCACAGGCTGCTGTTGAGGCTTCTAATGCATTTACCAAAGAAGACATCAAAGCACAGCAAACAGCATTCCAAGAAAAGTTTAAGGGTAAAAATGCCGAAACTGGCAAGCCTGTTTATCCTATTAAGGGTGCAAGTAAAATTGACCAGGCTCTTTATAATGTTGGTGACAGACTAACAAAAGATGCTTTAACAGATGGCGACTTAACTAAACTTACAAAAGCTTATAGTCAGTTAGAGAATGCATTTAAGGAAGAAATTATTCAACACTTAGACCAAGAAACCATTGATTTCTTAAATAATCTTCGTGGACAGATTTCTTCTGTATTAGGAGCTAATTCTTCTAGGCTTTCTGCCAAGGATCAACAATCTAAAGCAATTACTGAAGCTAAAGATTATCTGTCTAAACTAAAGACAGAGGATGGTAAGCGAGTCTCAGGTGCTTATCGTGCAAGTACTGGTATTGACCAGGTTTATGGTGTTTTAAATAAAGGTAAAGAAGAACTATCAGATAAAGATTTAAAATCTATTGCTGAGGGATACTACAGGCTACAACAGACCGTTAATCATGCTGTATTTGAAAAGCTAGATGAAAACACTAGAAAGGTTATTAATGATGCTATTCAAGAAGCCAAAGCTGTGCTTGATAAGTATGATGTAACCGTAAAGAGTGATGAACTTGTTGGAACAGTATTAGATGAGGCCAATAAGGATTTATTTAAAAATGCAAACAAGAAAGACAAAAAGAAAAAGATTGGCAGAACTATTAGTGCTATTGCTGAGCCACAAATTATGAAGGGTGATAAAGTTCTTTCAAGTGCATCTGTTTATTTTGATGGAACGACAAAACAACAAGCTGAGGAGAGAGCAGCTGCAGAACAAAAAATTACACAAGAAAAGAAAGAACAAAATCAACTAGCTACTGAGGCGGCTCAAAAAGAAGAAAAGACAACGACTGCCGTACAAGAGCGTGCTAATGCCGAACAAAAGACGACAGAAACCAAGAAAAAGGCAAAAGTTACAAACAAAACACAGCCAAGTTCTAGTGGTATAACACCTCCTGAGAGTGGAAATACACAAGGTGGCATCTTAGGTATCTTAAGTAGAATTGCTACCGAAGAAACTTTAAGCAGTATTGCAGCTCTATTATCTAAGGGTATTAAGACTACTTCTAGCGAAAAGAAGTCTAGTGATAGAAAGTCTACTGAAAAGAAAGCCGAAGATATTAAGAGTATAACTAGCTCTGAAGCTTATAATATGATAGCCAAATATGTTGGTGCTAAATATCCAAATATCAATGTTAACCCAGATAAGGTTAGACAAAACATGATGGGCTATTCTGCTGATATATCTTTACCAAAGAATAGAGATCTTCAAGAAGCTAAAGACTTACAGGCTAGTATTAATCAGTATATAGCTAATGGCGAAGCAAATACACAAGAGTGTATTGATGCACAGGCTAGGTTAAATGCTCTATTGAAAGAGCAAGAAATAATTACTATTAGTATTAGTGCGAACGGTAAGAATATTACAGAGAAGTCTAATTTACAAAACCTAGCCATTGGTGCTAAGGCTGCCGTTAAAGAACTACAGACCGTTGACAATATGATGTCTCGTCTACATGAAAGTGGTGCAATATCTGTTGGTGCTGATGGTAGCGTTGGTTCTTCAAATGCTGCTATTACTAAGTACTTAACTAGCTTGGCGGAACTACAGCAATATAAGAATAGTTTATCTTCTGAGGATTTATTTGATCCATCTGTACAACAAAGATTAAGTGAATTAACACTTAGAACTCAAAACTTCCGTAAAGAAGTTACACTGCTATTAGATGCTATATCTAGAAATAATGTTGGTGAACACTTCGAGTTCTTCGATGGAGATTTGATGAGTTCTTCTGCTAGTGACATCAAGCAATCTATGCAGGATATGTTGTCACAAAGCGGTAATACAATAGAACAATTTGGTGATTTAGAAACTGTTACCAATAAATATGGTGAAGTAGTTTCTTATAAATTAGCTTATAGTTTGCGTACTGGAAAACGTGAAGTGCAAGAAATGACGGCTTCACTGAATCCGTTAACTAAAGAGATTACAATTCAGGAAGGCGCTTTAAAAACTGTTTCGACTGGATGGGATAGATTCTGGTCTGGTCTAAAGGGCAAGTTTGCGTCTATCGTTCAGTATATTGCAAGTATTACAAGTATCCAAGATTTCTTTAGATATATACGTGAAGGCTTCCAACATGTGAGAGATATTGATAGCGCTCTTACCGAGTTGAAGAAAGTTACAGATGAAACTGATGCAAGCTATAAAAACTTCTTGCAAGATATGTCTAAGACTGGTGCCGTTATCGGTGCTACAATTAAGGACTTAACGAGCTCAGCAGCTGACTGGGCAAGGCTTAATGTTTAGGCCCCCTATATGGTGACATATAGGTAAACTCCCATCTCAAAACGGAGAAAATCCTGAGAAGGGCAACTCCGTGGGTAATGTAAAATTTTAATATTTCTTTTAAAAGCTTTGTTTTATAATGAAGTTTTATTTTATTTATAGGAGGTGATTAGTTATGGCAAAAAGATTAGATTTAACTGGAAATGTTTATGGAGAGTTGACTGTGATAGAGATGTTATATAAATATCGATTAAGTAGTGGTAAACCAAGAACATATTGTAGATGTTGTTCACAAGACGGAGACGAAGTTATTGTGCGAGCAGACGCATTGCAATCTGGAGCAACAAAAAGCATGAAAGGTGCCGGAAAGACCGGAAAACCAACAGATATATCTGGCATGAGATTTGGATTGTTGACAGCAATTAAACCAACAAATAAAAGAGCCTCTAATGGATCAGTTATCTGGTTATGTAAATGTGATTGTGGTAATTTTACAGAGGTAGCAACAGGACAACTAACACGAGGACACACATTATCCTGTGGTTGTAGACATCAAAGTAAGCGGGAAATGTTTATCAACGATTTTTTAACCTCTTTAAATATTAATTTTCAACCACAAAAACGTTTTAATGATTGCAGAAATCAAAGGCAATCTGATATGCTTCCATTTGATTTTTATCTATCGGATTATAATGTTTGTATAGAGTATGATGGTGAACATCACTTCTATCCCATAGAAATGTGGGGAGGATATGAGAAATTTATTATTAATCAAGAAAATGATAAGATTAAAAATGAATATTGTAAAAATCATAATATAACACTACTACGTTTGCCATATACACTTTCAAAAAAAGATATTGAAAATGAAATATTAAATATTTTAAGTCCCGTAACGATCACAGCTTGATTGGTAACAATTAGGCGTATGGTGGGCATCTCTAAACGAGATGAAGGTATGATCTGATCTGCAAATATAATCTAATAATGAAATTGCAGAGATAGGCAGAAATGACCTATCCCTTTCTCTAAAAGAAAGAGTAACAAAATGTGGATACACCATGGAACAAGCCGGAGAGCTTGCCAAAAATACTTCAATTTTAATGAACGTATCTGAGTTTGATGATGTTAGTAAAGCTACAGATACATTAATTTCGTCCTTACAAGCATTCAAAAAAGAAGGACAAGATGTCGGTACTTTCAGTATGGAAATTATCGATAAATATAACGAAGTGGGTAAAATAATTGCCCAAGTTGTGTGGTGACATACAACTAAGTAGACAACTATAACGGTCAAAGTGTGGGGACACAAGAGACCGTGGAAAGACTGTGTTATAAGAATATATAAAAGGAGGTGTATTATAATGTTGTGTAGAATTTGTGGTAAAAGAGAAGAATCCTATCGTGGAGAATGTAAAGTATGTAGTTATAAAAAGAGAAATAAAGATAAAATTTTAAAAGTTATATCATGTGGACTTTGGTGCGAAGATGAGCTAGATATTGTTATTTATAATATATTATATAGTAATTATGATGTAGTAAATGATCTTCTTCAGCTTTTACCAAATAAAACCTTGTTTGACTTGGTAAATTTATTAGAATTTGATATGCCAATTAAGGGTACTGCAAAAAATAGAGTTGAGTTGCAATGTTTTAGTTGTGGAGAAAAAATAGTTAGGCCATTAAAGCATTATTTTAAAGACAGAGTATATTGCAGTATATCGTGTAGGGATAAATATAAAGTAGAAAATTTTTCTGGAGAAAATAGTAAATTTTATAAACGTATTAGTACTACCTGCAATAATTGCGGAAAAGAAATATCTGTTATTCCATTTGATTTTAATAAAACGAATTCCTTTGGGGAAAATAATAATTTTTGTTCACAAGAATGTTATTATCAATATCGTAGCAAACATTATGTTAAAGATATGCATCCTATGTATAATCATCGATTTTCTGAAGAACAAAGAGAAACAGTCAGAGAAAGAATGATTAATAGAATTAAAAATGGAGAAATTACACATACATTTACTAAACCTCACGAAATTATCAGTAATCTTTTAAATAATCATCATATAACCCATGAAAATGAATATCCGTGCAAATATTATTCAATTGATATTTATCTTACGAATTATAATTTAATGATAGAAATTATGGGTGATTATTGGCATGCGTCTCCGTTAAAATATTTATATGATAATTTGTCCGACATACAAAAAAAGGACATAATTCGTGATAAAGCAAAGCATACATATATAAAAAAATATTATAATTGTGAAATATTATATTTATGGGAGTCTGATATAATAAATAATATTGACTTATGTTGGGCGTTAATTGACTCATATATATGTAATAATGGTGGGCTATATAATTATCACAGTTTTAATTATCATATTAAAAACAACAATCTTGTATTAAATAATAACATTATTTATCCATTTTTTATAACACAGAATCCCTATCGACTGCAGGGTGATATTGGTAACAATATTGCTGAAGTTGTCCATCTCTCGTAGATGTAATATACAGTCAGAACTCACGCTATGATCCAATAATATGAAACGTGAGAGTTAGCCAGAAATGACTAGCCGCCATATTTAATATGGTCAGTAGGCTTTGTTGCCGAAAGTAACAGATTGAACAACTATGCGATAAGTACAAGTGACTTGGCGGAAAGTTTAACACGTTCTTCTGCTGCTCTAGTTGCTGCAAATAACTCATTAGAGCAGTCTATTGCTATGACCACCGCAGCCAATACTACGATTCAAGATCCTGAAGCCGTTGGTAATGCACTAAAAGTTGTGTCTATGCGTATTCGTGGTGTAAAAACAGAACTAGAAGAAGCTGGCGAAGACACAGAAGGAATGGTTACAAATACCGCAAAATTACAAGAAAAAATTATGGCTCTTACTAATATTGATGGCAAAGGTGGCATTAATATTTTAACAGAGTCTGGCGAATTTAAATCAACATATGATATTTTACTTGCCATCTCTAAAGTTTGGAAAGAAATGGACGATACATCTCAGGCAGCGTTATTGGAATTAGTAGCTGGTAAAACTCGTGGTAGCGTAGTTGCAGCCTTGTTCCAAAATGGAGATGTTTTAGAAGATGCTTATACTTCTGCAAGTAAGGCTTCTGGATCCGCAATGCATGAATTGGATACATATTTAGATTCAATTCAAGGTCGTATTGATCTCTTTACCAATTCTTTACAGACTATGTGGATGAACTTTATTGACTCTGATGTCGCAAAGAATATTGTCGATATTGGTACGGCAATTATTAAGATGGTTGACTCGGTGGGTTTATTACCATCTCTTGCAGGAACTTTATTGCCATTAAAGGGTGCGCTTAATGATATAAAAGCTTCTTGGGATGGCGTTACGGCAGATAACGCTTTTCAGATTTTTGGCAAAAAAGCTAAAGATGCTGCTAATGAAGTAGATGTATTAACTAGTTCTATAGACAAATCCGTAGATGCAAAAAAGAGCAGCGCAGAGGCATCAAACGAAGCGGCTATGGCAAACGAACTTGAGGGGAAAATGAGTCTTTTTGCATCCGATGCAGACGAACAAGAAAGCATTAACAATATAAAAAACAAAATAACACAAGACGCCGAGAATAAATCAATAAATGCAAACACTATTGCAACAAAAGCTAATATAGTAGCAACAAAGACTTTGATGGCGTTAAAGTCTATGGCTAAAAATATAGTAATAGGAATAGCAATCACCGCTGTCACCGCAGCAATAAGCGCTCTCATAAATAATTCTAAAAAAGCAGCAGAGCGTATGAGTGAATTGACAGACTCTGCAGTAGACTCCGCAGAAAAGTTGAATGACGTAAGAGAAAGTACGGATGATTATAAAAATTCAATTGTTGAGCTAAGAGAAAAATTAGCCGACAATACTACTACTGAACAAGAATCATATGATGCACGTGCGCAGCTAATTGATATACAAGATCAACTAATTGATAAATTCGGAAAAGAAGCGGAAGGTATTAATTTAGTTACTGGTGCAATTGAAGACCAAATAGATGCAATTAATAGACTACAACAAAAGTCTGCAGAAGAGTGGTATAAAGAAAAGCAAGAAGCATATCAGAACGCAATAGACATATTGAATAAAACACACGACAATTCTGATTTTATATTAAAATCTGAAATTGGTACCGTTGCTAAAACGACTGATCCTAACACTGGTGAAGTAACAACAGAATACAATAAGACCGCAGATTTAAAAAATATATCTTCTGATCCGCAAATACAAAAGGCGTATATTGACGGTCTTAAAAGAATAATTGAGGGTGTTGGTGGTGTTGTAAGCCCACAAACATTTACACGGGCTAGTGATTATGGCGACGATGAATATACCACATATTGGAGAGCGTCTTTTGGAGACAAGACAATAGAAGAGTTAGATGTTATTTTTGAAGATATGCAAACATTTATGGGTCAGTTTGCACACGATGAGAATATCGATTTGAGTTCAGAAATTTCAGAAGTTCAAAAGCTAAGAAGTAAATATGTTAATGAAGATTATAAGGATGCAAGAGCATTATATGATCTTGGTCGTCAAAATGAAGCGTATGCTTATTACGCTAATGAGTATGGTGCAATCCTAAATGCACAAGAGGAATTCTATCAAGCATCAACAGACGGTGATAAATTAGTAGCGCTCGAAGCATATAACCAAAGTGTAGCCGACGCTTTTAAAGAGGCCGGAGGTACAATTGGAGAAGATGGTACTTGGATAATTGATGAAGAGTCTACTCAAGCCCATATGCAAGACTTCTTTGCCGATATGCACAATCAGTTTGAAACACAAGAATTTGAGCTTAAACTTAAAACAGATGATAGTGAAATAAGAACTAATATTGAAGACATAGTTAAATCTGCTGGTGAAAATGGTTTATCTGCATTAGATAGCAATCAGATAAAGGATATGATTAGAAGGGGATTAAATAATCCAACAATAACAAACTATGCATATAAATATGGTGGTAGTAAATACGCTGGTGTTTCTGGATATACTGGTTGGCAAGTTAGTGCTCTGGCACAACTACAAGACGAAGCAGATGCTGTTGGAATAAGTATTGAAGATTTAATTGATATGCTTGTAACAGTTGGCGTAATAGCTGGTCGTCCGTTAGATAGTGTAAGTTCTATTAGTGCAATAGGTGAATCGTATTCTGCATTATCTTCTAATGTTGAAAAATATACAAATGCCAACACAGTTTTAAATGAATCCATATATGATAATGTAGAGTTATCCGAAGATCAATATAATACATTAAAAGAGCTTATTGGATTTGAAGAAGATTTTGCTAGTTGCATAGATAAAACAAATGGTTATGTTGTTAAAAACACAGCATTAATAAGGAAGCTTGTCGCACAAAAGAAACAAGAACAAAAAGAAACTATTAACGGAGTAAAGGCATATAATCAGTTGCAATATAAGAATACCGTTCAACAGTTACAGCAAGTCATTAAAGCAATGGCCTTAGAGGTTAAAGCCACAGGTGTTGTGTCTGACGCCACATTAAATACAATCGATGTTTTACGTTCTCAATTAACTACATTAAAGCAAACTATTCAACAGTATGCTTTACTTGAGCTACAGTTGTCTGATGCTGCAAATGCCTACAGAGAGTTTGAGGCAGCTAAAGAAAGAGACGCACAATTAACTTATGGCGATTCAATGATTGAAATGCTTCAAACAATTAATGAGGGATTTAAGACTGGACAAGTTGGTACAGAGGCATTCCAATTTGCTGTTGAAGCACTAGTTCCACCAGAAGCTTATGAAAATATTGATGACATAGAAGCCAGAATGATTGCCATTCATGACTATATTGACAAAAATCCTTTGTTTGCTGATTGGTTTACTATTGAAGATGGTCAATTTTCAATTACGTTAGACAACATTAATAACTTTATTGATGATGCTTTTGGAGCTGGATTATTTACAGAGGATAGTTCTGGAGACTTTTTCTTAACAGATAAGGCAACTTCCTTAGAAGCATTTGCGACAGAATTGGGTGTTACCGAAGCAGTTGCACTAGCAATGCTTACAGAATTAGAAAAATATGATGCAAGCTGGGGCAATATTATTTCCGACTTAACTACAACTGAGTTAGATAAAGAAATTGTCAATGCAACGGACGCTCTTGACGACGCCTTAATCGCACAGGAAGAATTTATAAGAAGTGGTGGAGATTTAAATAGCGACGAATACAAGACGTTGGTTGATAATGTTAATTCTGCACAAAAAGCATTAGATGATGCAACTAATGCAGCAGCATTAAACGCACAGCAATACAACCAAATTGAGACCGCATACGCTGCATTAGCTGGCGAAATTAAATTAACAAAAGATGCCGCCGATAGCTTATTTAGGTCTTTAGGCTTTGTTGACGAAAATGGTAATGTAACAGTACAAGTCGATGATGACGGCACAATTCATATGACCGAAGAGCAGCTGAAGCAATTAAAAGAACAGGCGGACGGAATTACATCTAATCCTACTGTTATGGATATGCAACTTCGTTATGATGCTATTGATGCCCAGATAGCTGAGTTACAAGAGAAGGGTCTAGAATCTGAGATAGCAATAAACCTTGGTTTTTCAAACCAGAATGATGTTGATTCAAAAATTGCTGAATTAACGGCAGAACAGCAAACAATATCGTTAAATTATAATATTACTGCTACCACTGCTGAACAAAGCGCTGGCACTCTTGAAAAATTAACAACATGGGAAACTAATGGCTTAAGTATTAACATTTCTGGTGATACAGAGCAGCTACAACAAGCAGTTCAAGACGCAAATGCTCTAACTGTCGATGATAAAGAGCCAAAAATTCTCATTCAGGGTGTTCCTGTTGCAATATCTGCAATAGATTCGGTATTTGATGAGTTAGATAAATTAAAAGATAAAACCATTGATATCTCTGTAAATGAAACAACTTATAAGCAAACTAAAAAATGGAATTCTTCAACACAATCATGGGAATCTGAGGCAAATGGCACTGCACATGCCTATGGAACCGCGAATGCAAATGGTGATTGGGGTGCTCCAAAAACTGAAGTTGCTTTGACTGGAGAGCTTGGTCCAGAAATGATTGTAAGAGGTAATAGGTGGTTTACTGTTGGCGATCATGGAGCTGAATTTACCCAGGTTAAAAAGGGCGATATTATATTCAACCATAAGCAGACAGAAGACTTATTATCTAAAGGATATGTAACCAGTCGTGGCAAAATGACCGGTGGAGCATTTGCTAGTGGCACGGCTTATTATAGAACATTTGATGCTTATGTAGGAGATAATGATGTATTTGAGAATGGTTCAGAAAATTGGATGGATCCATATACAAATCTTTCAGACGCTGCCGATTCTCTGTCTAACGCAGCTGATTCTATTTCTGATGCAGCAGATGAATTTAAAGAAGTCTTCGACTGGATTGAAGTGCGTATTGAGGAGCTAAATGAAGCAATAAGTCTTTTAACGGCGCAAATAGAAAATGCGGCAAGTTATTCGGGAAAAAATAATATCATAGATAAAATAATTGGAATAAACGAAACAAAAATGAAAAACCTATCGGCTGGTATTGAAGAATATGCCGAATATGCTGCAAAACTTCTTACAAAAGTTCCAGAAAAATACAAAGAAGCGGCACAAGATGGCGCAATAGCAATTACTCAATTTGCAGGCGAGGCAGATGAAGCTACTCTCGAAGCAATCAACAACTATCGTGAGTGGGCGCAAAAGGTCGCTGATTTAAAACAACAACTAGAGGAAGTCAAGACAGAAATCAGAGACTTAGCAATACAGAAGTTCGATAATGTCTATGAAGCTGGTGACGTTAGAACTACAGTAGAAAACAGTCAAACTGAAAAATTGCAAAATCAGGTTGACCTACTTGAAGAGATGGGCGAAATTGCTTCTTCTGTATACTATGGTATCAATAACGGAAAAGCAGACGGCTCTACTGGTATGTTCGAGAACTCTTATAAGAAGATTGAATATTTAACCGATACATACAAAGAAATGCAAAAAGTATTAAATGAAGCGGTTGAAGCTGGTCAAATTGAAAATGGTTCAAACGAATGGTATGAAATGATCGATCAGTTATATCAGGTTGACGCCGAGATTGCTGAAGCAACAAAAGAACTAGAAGAGTTCCAGAATGCAATTAATGATATTTATTGGGAGAACTTTGATCAGCTAATTAGTCGTCTTGATTATCTAAAGGATGAAACTCAAAGCCTAATTGATCTTATGGATAGTGATGATTTAATTACTGATCCACAAAAGAGAAAATATAAGGGCGGAACGGTTGAATATTGGACTGCTGATGATGTGGATTGGACAGATGAAGGATTGGCATCTCTTGGTCTTCATGCACAGCAAATGGAGATTGCGGAATACACCGCAAGACAGTATGCCGAAGCTATTGATGATTTAACTGCTGATTTCAATAAGGGTCTATATAGTGAAAATGAATATGCCGAAAAGTTAAACGAACTAAAAGAAGCACAGTGTGAAAATATTGAGGCATACTATGAGGCTCAAGACGCCATTGTCGAACTTAATGAAGCTCGTATTGATTCAATTAAAAACGGCATAGAAAAAGAAATTGAAGCTTACGAAGAGTTGATTGAGAAGAAGAAGGAAGAGCTAGATGCAGAAAAAGACCTTTATGACTTCCAAAAATCCACAATGGAACAACAAAAGAATATTTCTGATATTGAGCGTCAATTGGCTGCTTTGGCAAATGATAATTCTTTATCAGCAGCTGCAAAGCGTAAACAATTAGAAGCTGAACTCGCAGAAGCCCAGTATGAATTACAAGACACATATTACAATCGTTCAATTGAGGATAAGAAAACTGCTCTAGATAAAGAACTGGAAGATTTCAATGCAGAAAAAGATGCAGAGCTTACAAAGTGGGAAGAATATCTCACAAATGTAGAGTTAGTTGTTGCTGATAGCCTTACTACCGTACAGGCAAATGCGTTAGGTATTTATGATACTCTTAACGCAAAAGCACAGGAGTATGACTTAACTCTTTCTGATGCGATTATGACTCCATGGCAAGATGGATCAATTGCAGTAAGTGACTACCAAACTAAATTTGATACAGCTATGAGTTCAACCATGGATCAATTAGAGGCGCTAAAGAACAAGTGGCAAGAAGTAATTGATAAGATGGCTGAGACTGCTAATATAAACTTAAATAATATTAACAAAGAAAACGCAAGTTATGCAGCCGCTGCTAAGAAAGAACCTGCTTCTGCTAAACCCACAACAAGTACGACAACCAATAAGACAAAACCAAAAGAAAAACAAATCGTTGTTGGTGGTAAAATTAATGCTGGCAGTGCTAGAATTTATGCAACCTCTAGTGGTACCGGTGGTGGTAAACAGTATTTCTCATCAGATCCAATATATACTGTTTTACAAGAGAAAAACGGATATCTACTAGTACGTCATCATAAGCTAAAGTCTGGCGCAACTGGCTGGTTTAAGAAGTCCGACGTAAAAGCATATGCAAAGGGTACGTTTGGTACAAAGAGTAACGAGTTAGCATTGATTGATGAATTGGGCGAAGAACTTGTTATGCACGCTGGTCCAAATGGCAGATTGCAGTATTTAACCAAAGGCACGGCCGTAATTCCTAACGATATTTCTGAAAATCTAATGGCTCTTGGCAAACTAGATCCGTCAGAAGTTTTAAATCGTAGTACGCCACAAATCGGTATGAATCCAAGTGTTGTTAATAATACTACGGAAATTAATATGAGTATTGCCGAGGTAGTACATATTGATTCTGTAAATAATGACACTATTCCAGATTTGACTAAGGCTGTTAAAAAGCAAATGGACAATTATATGGCTCAGCTTAATAATGCTATTAAAGCGAAGGTTCGATAAATAGGTTTATGGAGAGAGTCGAAAGGCTCTCTCCTATTTTAATGTAGTAGTTTATAAGGAGGTGACCTAATGTCATCTTATTATCCTAGTTTTAATTATATGGGGTTTAATAGCCTAATTGACAAACACCTTATCGTTGCGTCTTTTGATGCAGACGACGGAGAAATGGATACTTTTTTAGGAATGGACCCAATTTACACAGAAAAATATGATGGAACACGTAGATTTGATTATGGTGCAAAATTTAATTCTGTATCGGTTATTAAAATAACAGTAATAAAAGAAAGTGGTAAAGATTTTTCATTGTCAGATGTGCGTGATTTTTTAAGATGGACAACTGGCGTTCGTAATATTTCGTATTTAGATTTAGTTCTTGAGCACAATCCTGCATATTCATTTCTTGGCCGTGTTACAAATGTTTATCAACATAAACTAGATGCCAGAACAATTGGTTTATCAATAGAATTTACATCTGTTAGTCCTTGGGCGTATTCGTCCATACAAACTTTTAACTGCTCATTTGGTCAGGCATTATCAGTAAATGAAAATGGTTTATTAAGCAAGGGAGAAGATGATGCATTACTTGACATTACAGAAAGTGGTGTTTTATATAATGGAACAGATGGCGGTGCAGGTCTATTTCAGATAGCTAACGACGGTACTATATGTATTGAAAATTCTACTGTTTTGAAAATTGATAATCAAACAGATGATTTATACACACCAATTTATTTAGACACTGTTTTCCAAAATGATAATAGTGATTATCTTTCTATTAAAAATAAAACAATAAATGAAGAAACAATTATTAAAGGTATGGTAAAAAATGAACTAATTACACTTAGCTCAGAACAGTTTATTATATCAGATGTGCCAAATAAAATTTTTGGTAATAGCTTTAACTTTGTATGGCCAAAGTTGGCTCCTGGCATTAACGAACTTGTTATTGACGGATCTGGAAAGGGTCTTATTAGTTTTTCTTATAGATATCCAATTAAAATTGGAGATTGCGCAATGGAAATTGAAGAATTTATTGACAACACAGTTTGCGAGATTGTTTGTTCTGTTGATAAAGATAAGTTGAGCGAAATGTTGCAGACAGTGCTTTGGAATAAAATATAAAGAAAATAAGATTAAGAGAGGAGGTTGATTTATGAGATTTCCAAAAAACTTACTTGTACCTGAAATTTATACAAAACCAAATTGCTATTTATGCGAAGTAGACAAAGAAAGAATATGTAGATTAGAAACAAGTAATATGAGTGGATCGTTTAAGTTTAATTCTTATAGCGAATTATCTTTTGATGTAGGTAGAACTTATAACGACCTTATAAAAGGAGAAACAAAAGTTAATAAATTTTATGATAAAATAGAAGCAATAAGATTAATCGAACTAGAAAATTTTGGTTATTTTGAGTTGCAAGGACCAGAACTAATTTCAAATGGAATTGAAGAAAAAAAGTCTTGCAAGGCATATAGTTTAGAATATACATTGTCACAAAAATATCTTGAAAATTTTTATGTAAATAGGGGTACGGCAGACTCTATAGAAGTAATTAATGCACCATCTGAAAAGGAAATTATACCCATTACTTTATATAACCCTAATAATAAAAATTTAAGTTTGTTGCATCTTGCATTAGAAAAAGTTTATGGATGGAAAATAGGCCATGTAGACAAACAACTACAATCACTTAGCCGTCAATTCGAAGTTGATAGGGAATCGGTTTATGACTTCTTAATGAATGAAGTTTGTGAAAAATTTAATTGTTATATTGTATTCGATACCATTAATAACACTATTAATATTTACGCCGAGTCATTAACTGCAAAATTTATAGCTGATGGTAAAACTAATACATATACAATTTCTCCACCATTTGAACAAATTAATACCGTGTCCATTGACGGATATAAGACTACAAGATGGAAATATAATTCATCAACCGGTTCGTTAATTTTAGAAGATATTCCTGAATCCGGAGCCCGTATTGAGGTTATTGACGGAGCGTTAACAGAATGGGAAACAGATGTGTTTGTAACTTTTGATAATCTTGCGCAAGAGGTTAATATTAATTATGACGCTGACGCGATTAAAACGGTTCTTACTGTTACTTACGGAGACGATTATGATATTCGTGAGGTTAATTTAGGGCTCCCATATTTAACCGACTTGTCATATTATTATACGGTGGATTGGATGGGACAAGATCTTTATGATGCATATACAAAATATTTGCAAAAATCAAATTTGGCTCAGTCTGAATACACTAATAATTCACAAGAAATTTTAAAGCTTAATGATTATATTTCTTATGAAGAAAATAGATTATCACTCGAATATTCTTTAGTGAGTAGTGTTCATAGTGGAACGGTGGGCACATATTATACTAGACAAGAAAATTCTGATGGCAGTTACTATTATACAGAGGTTTCTTTGCCAAGCGAATATAGGGTTGGCGTAGATTATTATTCAAATTCAACCACTAATCTAAATGAAGAAAAGGTTAGCGATTTATATTACGCTTTAAAGAATTATTACTACGCATATTTTCATAATCAAGATGAAAAAATTAAAAATGCATTAGATGAAATTAATGGATTATCTGATAGTTTTAAATTTATGGAAACATATAAAATATCATATCTTGTTAACGGTCTTCAAAATGCTACATCTGATAATGATAGAGAATCTGCTATTTATAATTTCTTAGGAGAAATGTGGAATGAAGTTGGTAGAACACCATTAACAACGCTATATCTTGCTTCATATAAAACTATTCAAGAAACCAATATAGAAGCAGGTTGGTCTATAAAGAGTAGTGAAAATGATGGGTATTATGATCCCGTTGTATTATTTATTAATTCCATCAATTCTGCCATTGCTAAGAGAGACAAGGTTATTTCCGGCTATAAGAAACAAAGAGATACTTTTCAAAAGGCAAACTCTGATATTAGCAATGGTCTTTTAATGAGTAATAATTTCACGGAAGGACAATTAATTAGACTTGGTGCATTCTTACGTGAGGATGAATTGCATCTTGATGATATTATCGAAACAAGTCAAGATAATTTATCTAGTTCTTTTAAAGTCAAACAAGACGCTATGGAAAGCGGTAGAATTGAATTGCAGAAATTATGTCAGCCACAGTTGCAATTTTCTATGACCATGGCAAATATTTATGCTTTGCAAGAATTTGAACCTATTATTCATCAATTCCAGCTTGGCAAGGTAATTAAAGTTGGATTGCGATCAGACTACATTAAACAATCAAGATTGTTGGAAGCAAGTATTAATTTTGATGACTTTTCAGATTTCTCATGTGAGTTTGGTGAATTAACAAGTTTAAGAACTCAGTCAGATATTCATGCAGACTTATTATCTCAGGCTATAAGCGCTGGTAAATCTGTTGCGACAAATTCAAGCTATTGGACAAGAGGCTCTGATAAGGCAACTGCAACTGATTTAAAAATACAGCAGGGACTTTTAGACGCAACGACACAAATCAAATCTATAGATGGTACACAAGGCGTTGTTATTGATAAGTATGGAATACTATTGCAAAAGCTTAATGATGATGGTTCTCCAGACCGGCATCAAACACGTTTAGTTAATAATATGATTTTGATGACTGATGATGGTTGGAAAACATCCCGTGCTGGTCTTGGACAATTTATTATAGACGAGCGAGAAATGTACGGACTCATTGCAGAGGCGGTTTTGTCTGGATATATTGAGGGTTCAGATATTGTCGGCGGTACAATCAAAATAGGATTGCAAGACGATGGAAGTTATGCATTTGAAGTGCATGAAGACGGCTCTGTAACTATGGGCGGCGGCAGTAGTATTAACGGATATGCCAGAGAGGATTATGTTGACAGCCAAATAGGTAATGTTAATAAAGACATAGAAGAGATAAAAGATTCCTCTACTATTATAAGTAGCGTTGAGCCATCTAGCGCAAGCGACGGTCAAATGTGGTTAGATACATCTATCGAGCCATACGTATTAAAGGTGTACAATAATGACGAATGGGTTTATTTTGACCAACAAAATGGATGCAAAATTTATACATCAATGCCAAGCGAATATTCTATGGGTGACATATGGATTCTTTCAGACGGTGAAATATATGGCTCATACGGCGCAGGAAGTATATTAAAGGCGGACGAAAATTTAAACTGGGTCGATGCAGTATCCTCAATCACTGATACCATTATAAATGTTAATGAAAGCTTTAAATGGGATGACTCTGGTATTAAGGTTATGAAAAAGGTCACGCATGAAAATGGTAATATAACAAATCCATTTTATGTTCATATCGACTCAACAAGAATGGGATTTCATAGTGTTGATTATAATCAGAGTGGCCAAGAAATAAGCGATGTTGAGGTTGTTCATATTGGCAATAATTCTGCTACGATTCAAAATGCGACATTCCAAGGTGAAAGAGGTACAAAATTTGAAAATAACGCAACATTTGAACAACAAATTAATATGTATGAACAAGGCACAACCACTGGTTTTGTTTGGAAAATAGAGCAAGATGGTAGTTTGTCACTTGCTGTTTCTACATAGAATTGAGGTGAAATAATATGGCAACTTTTGAATTAACAGGTAGTAAATCTTTTAAGGCTCTCGTTACTTATGAAGAATTTGATATTGATGCTGCATCTAATACTTCGAAATTACGAATTAAGAATATTCAATTAAAAAATACAGCAAGTGGTGGATATGTTTCATATCTTACCATAAAAGTTGTAGTTGGTGGTAAAACAGTAGCAGATGAATCATCTACGTATGCCCATTACCAAATGCCATGGTCAAACAAAGACACGTGGTCAGATATGATAGTAGACGAAAAACCAGGTTTTCCATGGGAATCAAATAGTATATCTCATAATTCTGATGGAACTGGATCAAGTACAATACAAATATATATTAAGTTTACAAATGATACAAACAGCTATAATGGTGGTGTTATTGATGCAACACAAAAAATTACTCTGTCTACTATTCCAAGAGGATCATCATTATCACTATCTACATCAAGTGTAAATGTTGGTGGAACAATTACGGCAAATATTACTAGTCATAGTAGTAGTTTTACACATACTGTTGAGTTTTATATTAATAATACTTATTACAAAAAGTATACAGGTGTTGGAACATCACAATCTTATAAAATAGAAGACAGTTGGTATTCTGCAATGCCATCATCAGTAAGTTGTACTGCGTATTGTAGAATTACAACACATAACGACTCTACGCAAATTGGAAGCTCTGTGCAAAAATCTTTTACGGTTAATGTTCCACCTGATATAGTGCCTAGGGTTGGTGCAATAACATTAAATCCTGTTGATATTGCTACAAAAGATGGTACAAGTAGAAACATATTAGTTCAAGGAAAAAATAAAATAGCTGTTAGCGTATCTGGCTGTTCTGCTGGAACTGGAAGTAGTATAAAATCATATACCTTTTCTGGTCCAGGTATTTCAACTACTACAACAAGCACGTCAACACGTGGTGGTCCAATATCTAATAGTGGAACATTGAAATATACCGTAACTGTTACAGATAACAGAGGACGTACAAATTCCGACACAGCATCTATAACATGTTATGAATATTATACACCTAAGATTAAATCATTTAAGGCGTATAGAACAGATGCTGAACAAAACCCTGATGTAAATGGAGCATATTTAAAATGTACATACAGTATAGACCACGCCTCCGTAAATAATACAAATAATTATCAGGTAACAGCACATTATAATTCTAGCACCAAAGACGGATATAGTAGCGGTGTCCTTATTAATCTTAATGAGGGAGATAAAAAACTTGATTATAAAGTTTACATTACGGTTGTAGATTCATATGGTGGCACGGCAACTTCGTCTTATATATCTGTGCTTGGTGAGTCTAGAGCTTTAAATATCACAAAAGACGGTACTGGTTTTGCAATTGGTAAAATGGCTGCACAAAATAATTTATTTGAGTGTAGATGGGATGCAAAATTTTATGGCACCGCAACTGGACCATCTGGATTTAGTACGTCATCTGATGAGCGTGTTAAGAAAAACATTCAGGATATTGATATAGACATCGTGGATAGTTTGAGACCTATACAATATGAGTTAATACAAGATACTAATGGAAAAACACACTACGGTTTTGTTGCCCAAGAAGTTGAAAGTATATTATCTGATGCTGGACTTAATGCCGACTTGATTGGAATTATTGGACAAATAAATAACAATAATAGACAAGAATATGTTTTAACATATACTGAATTTATTCCGTTGTTAACAAAAAAGTGTCAATCATTACAGCAGGAGTTAAATGAATTAAGGTTAGAAATTGAAAATTTAAAAAATAATAAGGGTAGTACTTAATTGTACTACCCTATTTTTTTACGTCGCCATACATATCAACATATCTTTTTAGCGCCATATTAATTAAATTTGTAAGTGTGCGATCTTCATTGTGTGCTATACGCTCTAATTGAAATCTTAATTCTGGTGTCATGCGCAAAGTAAAATTAACACTCTTTTCGTTCATATTTACCAACTCCTTCGTTGTTATTATATCACGCTTTGCACCATAATTGAAGTCAGAATCTAACCGATTTCGTCAAATGCAGTGCAAAACCCGATAGGGGAGTGGTTTAGTACCTCTTATATTTTGGCTTTGTCTCGATATACCATTTATATACTTTATGTAAGAACTGAATAGTGACACTTCTTCTCTCACACCCTGGGGAGTATGACATAACCGTGTCATCTTTCAGTGCTTGTTTTAACTTGTTTACATCTACTACACGGCTACCTTTACGACCACCTGTTGCATGATATACCGGCTCAAGATATCCGCAATCTAGCATATTGTGATATAGCTTAGAGAATATATTTGTATCAAATCTAACCCCTTGCGCTCTAACATATTTTTCACATTTCTTTTTAATGATTAGCTCGTCCACATGCATTTCCATATATTTAATCATATTTTCAACAATTGCTTCTTTGCTTGAGCTTTTGAATTGGATATAATTCGTACACAATTCATGTAAGTCTCCTTTAAGGAATATATCCATGCCACCGTCTTCGTGAACTATAATTTTTTCAACTATGGTTTCAATTTGACGACGGCTTAATGTTTTACTTGAAATAATATCGTCAAATATATCTAATACAGATGTCAGCTCTTTTTTCATATCTACATTTTGAGATGTCTCTTCTTCTATTTCATCAATTCTTGCAGTTGCTGATTGTAATTCTGCATATTTTGTATTAATCATATTGGCATAGGTTTTATCTATGAATTCTTTCATCGTTGGATTGGCGATAGTTTCACGCATCTTTTGTTCTATTAGAACTTCAATTTCTTTTTCTACTCTTTCTTTATCTTTTTGTAAAACTGCAAAACTATCTTTTTGGTAATCTTTCATTTTATTTCTGGATTCTATTTTTAAGTCAGATATTGCTTCTGCTAAATTGTCCCTACAATGTTCAAGGAAGTATATTAATGCTGCGGTTAGATTTCTATCGTTTGTTGAATGGCTAGTACAATAATCCGTTCCAGCTAGATGATATTTACGACAAACATATCTTTGTGTTTTTGCACTTGTGCTAGGAGTTAATCTAGTTCCGCAATCAGCGCAATATAATTTTCCTGAAAAAATTGTTGGCCCTTTTTCTGAGCTTCTATAATTGGAGTGTGTTCTTTCTGCCATAATTTCTTGTGCAAGTTTGAATGTTTGTTTATCAATTAATGGCTCATGAGCGTCCTCAAACCTTATTAAGTCTTCATCTTTTTGCATAACTTTCTTCCCATTGATAGATCTTCTTTTGCTTTTACCAAGTGTTAATACACCGATATAAAAATCGTTTCTTAATATCTTTAATATTGTATTTGGTGTCCATATTCCTTCAAAATCTCTTCCGCGATAAACTTGTCCACGTCTTTCCATTCTTGTTTTAACATTTTGCCAATAAGTAGGTATTTTTCGTTCTGTTAATATTTTTGCTATTGCTTTACTACCGTAACCGTTTAAATACATATCGAATATTTCCTGAACATGAATAGCACATGTTTTATCTATATAATATTTTCCTTTAATAAATGGATCTAATTCATACCCATATGGTACTTGACAAATGAATCTACCTTCCTTTTGCATTCTGTCTATTGCCGCCCTTACATTTTTACTCGTATCTCTAACATATTTTTCATTTACCCAAGTGTTAATTCCAACAGTATCATGTGTACGTTCATCAAATGTGTCATATCCATCACTTATAGTAATTACTCTGTTACCATCTTCTTGCATATTTTCTAAAAATAAATTTACTTCAGATCCTCTTCTTCCTATACGAGATAGATGTTTTGCTATAACAACTTTAACTTTACCCATATTTAAATCGTTTTTAAGTCTATTAAAATCAGGTCTGTTCATCTTGTATCCACTGTATCCATCGTCAACATACCAGTCAGTAATTATAAATCCATTTTGTGCAGCCCAATCTGCTATAATGGCTCTTTGATTTGTTATTGAAGTACTCTCGTCATCTCCATCGTCTTTAGATAAACGCAAATAACCAACAGCTTCTATTAATTCTTGTTGTATTAAAACGTCTATTTTTTTCTTGTTCATAGCATTCACCTCATTGTTACTTTCTATATACCTTATTGTAACTCTAAAAGTAAAATCAGTCAATATTCACAAGAGATTGTAGATTATCCAATAGTTTATCTTGCCCTGATACAATTAAAATAAGAGTTATATCCTTATCTTTAAATTCATTTCTTATTTGTTTTAATTCATCTTGAGTTGTCCCATACGGTAAATATTTTATAATCACATCTTTGTCCATATAAATCTCCAATTTAATTAATGTATATTTTATATATATGTGGGCATATTTAATATTGATATACCTCGCCGTATATCTTCACACAAAAAATTTTACGGAGTACTGGTTTTTGATTCATTCCAGTACTCCGTAATTTTTATTTAGTTGTTAGTACTTCCAAGCTGCCCCATGCCACGCTCTGTTTCACGATTCTTAATTTCCTCATAATCAACAACTTCTTCGTTTGTATCAGGCACATATATTAGTAGAGCCTGGGCAATTGCCTTATCATAAGGATATAGAATTGCATCTGGATGTTCGGTCAGAGGAGACTGTTCGCCAGTTTCTCCAATCTTAGAAATGAATAGAGGCACTTTATTACCATTGTAAATATCAACAAACCAAGACCCATTAAAACCAGAATCTATAACACCTGCAGAAACCTTAATATTCTTAGTTCCAGTACTTCCTCTCTCACGGAAGATAAAGCCCCACTCTTCATCAAGAGCTGATGCAATACCAATAGGCACCAACCTATTATCAAAAGCCGGGATTTTAATCCAGTCCTCATCAAAGCATGGGTATAAATCCCAACCCGCATCTTCACGTCTCTTTGTAGGGATTTTAGCGTCTGGATGAGTCTTTGCAAACTTAATGTTAACCCTCATAAAAATACCTCCTAATTAACCCCAAAAACCGTGCCATAGTCTACTGGGCCAATGAAAATTAGTATCTTCACCACCGTCACTATATTCATAGTAGCCATAATCTTTTACATATTCAGTAATGAGTCTATGTAGATTTTCAAATGCTTCATCCACAGCCTCTTTACGCATAGTCTGCTCTTCTCTCTTCTTTGCCTCGGCCGCTCTTTTTGCCTCTTCTTCTGCTTTTTCAATGCATGAGATTTCACACTGTGCTCTATCCAAAACAGAATCGTGTTCTTTTCCACAAATGCCACATTTGTATGTAAATTTGCAATAAATATTCTTTTTTTCCATGTTTATCACTCCTATATTAATTTTGTATTGTTAATCACATTTGGTCCATCCACAGTTTTTGCAAATATTACATCCACCTTCTTGCTGTAGCTTATAACCACACTCTGGACATAAAGAATCTTTGCATAATTCTATGTTGGTCTTTATATATGCTGCTCCCTCTACATTATCGTCTTCTTCATCAACAAAATATTTATCTTGCATCTTTACACATAAATCTTGTAATGCCTTGCCAATAGCAGACGGACATGATGTGCCAGGAGATGTGTCGCGTTTTGACTTTGTTCTATTAACATATGCGGTACACGGTCTAATACTATTTGCTTGGTCGATAATGTCATTAATTGAAACGCCCGCTCTTAATGCAAGCGAAATCAATCTAGAAATAAATTGATAATTTCTTTCACATCCACCACCGCTACCAATGTTGATAAATGTTTCTTGTGGATCTCCAGAGATATCATCAAAATAAACTTCCATGTGTACAGAGCCACATCCAGTATTTAATTTACGCTTATAGCCAATCAAGTCATCGCTTGTATCAACAATATATCCTCTAGGAAGATCGTCAATGGAGCTACATACATTACTGGTGTCTTTATCTACGCTTTCTTTCGTTTCGTCTGTCACTAGAATTCCTTCTCTCGCACATCCGGCACGATAAACCGTCACACCCTTTAATCCACGCTCCCAAGCATACATATAAATATTTTCTACATCTTCTACTGTTGCACTATTAGGTAGATTAATAGTTGAAGAAATGCTTGCATCAATCCATTTTTGCCATGTAGCTTGACAATTAATTCTGTCTTCTGGAGAAATATCTGCGGCTACAACAAATTCTTTAGGCAACTTAGAGTCGTCTGTGATATTGTGGGTTTGCATATACTCTTTAACAATTGGAGTATATACTTTATAAACCACATCTTCTTCTTTGCCGTGTAGAGATTGTGTTCTTCTTGTATAAGAGTTTGCAAAAATCGGCTCAATACCACCACTAATGCCAAGCATAGTAGAAATACTACCAGTTGGTGCAATTGTAAGTAGCTGAGAATTGTTCAGTCCATCAACACAATAGTCAATTGCCCCCATCATAGGTGATGTGTTGACCGCATCTTTATTAAACATTGGATAATTTCCGCAATCACGACTTATTGCTTCAGATGCCTTAACAGAAATCTCAAACATTGTCTTTGCTATATTGTTGCACAATTCGTTTGCTTCATCTGAACCATACACAATTCCTAGTTTAATTAAACAATCTGCCAGTCCCATCATTCCAAGACCAATTTGTCTCCAGTCTCTTACAGAAGTTCTTTGTTCTTCTAACGGATGCAACTCAAGACCCTCATCTAGAACTTCATTTAATGCATATACCGCATCAACTACTGCTTCTGCAAAATCGTTAATGGCAAAATATGCATCCTTAGTAAAAGGATTTTTTACAAATGCGGCAAGGTTTAGTGCGCCGAGTAGGCACGATCCACCAGCAGGTAGCGGTTCTTCTGCACACGGATTAGTACCAGCATATTCAAAATTATTGTCATAAACTAATAAATTATGATTAGTAATTCTATCCCAAAATAGTACTCCTGGCTCAGCATAGTTCCAATTCATTTCACAAATTTTATGAAATAATTCTTTTGCGTTTACTGTTTTGGAAATAATTTGACCGCTTTCTGGACGAGTAAATGTTAGCTCATAGTCGCTATTATTTTTGACTGCCTCCATAAACTCATCGTCTACACGAACAGAAATATTAGCATTAGTAATCTTATTAAGATCTGATTTGATATTAATAAAATCTTCAATGTCTGGATGATTGACGGGCATTGAAAGCATCAGTGCACCTCTACGTCCATTTTGGCCAATCAAACCAGTAGTCAAATTATACAGATCCATAAAGCTTACAGCACCAGACGACTTCTTTGCTGTATTATTCACCTTTGCGTCTTTTGGACACAGTTTTCCAATGTCGATACCGCATCCACCACCATAAGAAAATGTTCTTGCTAATTTCTTTGCAGTATCAAAAATACTTTCTAGATTGTCTCTAGGTGGCTCAATGACATAACAGTTACTATATGTCTTATTCCCTGGAATATTTCTATTGGCAAGAATTCTACCACCAAATAAGAATTTTTTATCCTTGATTAATTCTCGGATTGATTTATTTCCACCGCTAACTCTGTCAAGCCATTCTTCAAATGTCTCATCTTCATATTGATACTTTTTTACCCAAATATCAATTCCAAGTTGGTTATCTTCTCCTAGCCATTCTTTAACATCCAATATTCATCACTCCCAGTCTAATTTATTTATAATATTTAATGCTTCGTTCCAATTTGAAACTCTATGGATGCCATATGCATAATCGCTCACATTACGATTCCAAGGATAGTCAAAACAAATACGCTCATAATAATGACCCGCTAATAGGTTCTGTAAATTATCTTCAATAAGAACATCACACTTAAATAAATGTTTATGTTTCATTGCGACAATATGTGCTTCGTCTATTTGTTGAAAATAAAACTTAATCCATTCAGTTTTCTCCGCATAAGTTTTTGGGATTATATCACTGACAATATATACCTGATGGCCTGCATTTATTAGTTTTTCTATCGCATTTTGTGCATATGCAAGAGGCTTAACATTATTATATAGATTATCCTCTCCATACATATTTTTCATCAAAATAGCCTCATTTTTAGGTAAAATCTGTGCCACATCATAATCTGTGAAGTTTTCTAATGTATAATTTGTGCCATTGCGTTTATTAAATAAATCAACAACAACCTCTTGTAAGTTACATAGTACATTATCCATATCAACAGCGATAATCATATTTGCCCCTCCACACATCCTTTCATATAATATAATACCAATTCCAATACTTGCTTTAAATCATTATTAGCATTAATATTATACAGCTGAACATCCTTACCAATAATATTTGCATATTGCCACACCAATGAATCTAACTGTCTACGCCAATCATCTTTTTCATCCTGTAATAGTCTAGAAATAATCATCATATCTCCATCGCCCCTATCAATCATACGATGGATGCGATTGTATACAGATGCATCAAAATAAATAATACAAATTGGCCTGTTATTATCCTTTAATTTTTTCAACAAAGACTCTACACCAGGAATGTCAACAACATAGATATCACACTTATTAAGTTGTTCAAATGTTGTGCCATAATGATAATTATTATAAAAAGTATATGCTGCGAGATCTCCCAGTTTGTTGAATTCATCTTCATGTACAAAAATGTGCCCAGGTTCATTTTCATATCTAGGTGGTCTTGTAGTATATGAATATACTTGTTTATAATCATATTGTTCTTCTAGCATATTTGCAATTGTTGTTTTACCAGACGCAGAGCGACCAACGAATAAGAATAGTGGTTTATTCATTTGCTCTTACCTCTGCAATCATTTGCTTTAGCTGCTTCTTAGTAGGATATGCTCCGCAAGATGCATGATCCTCGGGGCACCATAGTAATGCCTGACAATTTGGAACAAGTTTATCCTTTAGTTCGGGAAGAAGTTCCACAGTTGCATTCTTAAATGCCAATGCTAGTTCTCTAATCTTATCTTCTGCTCTTACACATAGTCTAGAATTTGCAAAATGAATAAGAGCTTCTACGGTCATGCCGATAACAAAGTCTGCATGTGTAGAAATAGGAAGGACGTGTCTTGCCTGTTCGTTTGCTCTCTCGTGCGAACCAGTCTTATTGAAAACATATTCCTGAATTTCAGTGTAAAGATCCATCGTCTTCATCATATGTGCATGATACTTTGCTAGTAGTTCTTCGTTATCTTTAATTTCTACTGGAACTTCATATACAAAAGAATCCTTGCTTACATATCTAAAAGACTGAACATTTTTCATTACACCAATATCATGTCTGACAGCTTGGTCGATAGTAAATCTTGGGCAGCCCTCTACCTTAAATAGAATGTATCTGCCACGGCTACCAGAGAAATGTCCGCTGTTCATACAACCCTTACCAACCTTTTCAGGAGTATTAGTTACAGTGTCATAACAGACACAACTTGCTTTACCCCAATACTCAAAAAGTCTAGTTGTTTCTTCTGGATTTAAAATAGTTACTTTCATATAAGCGTCCTCCATTAATTTTGTGCTGTTTCTTCTTCGGTTTTTTCGATAGGTTCAGTTTCTCCGTCTGTATTTACTTTACGAGACAATCCAGTTTCACAAAAGTTTTTAATATCTTTAATCAACCTCTTATGATCGTTGTTAGATTTACTACCAGGCTTTCTTTCAAACTCAGTAATCTTATCTAGCACCGTCTGACATGATACCTGAAAACCAAGTAACATGCTCTGTCTACGAATCTTAGATAGGGTTTCTTCAATTGCACCTTTCAATTCGTCATTAGTTTTAGTATCTTCTGTAACATTAGTTTGTTCGTTTAGTTCTGTATTATCCATGTGATATGCTCCTTTCATTTTTTATCGTTGCTATTATATCACATTAATTTTGTTTTGTCAAGAGGGCCACTTTCTAAGCTTACATCCATACATTAAATTCCACTAAAAAATTCTTCTAATTCATCAACAGATAACTCTGTAGGAATATCCATACCATTAATATTTACAGCAATTAGATCTGTATCATATATGGCTGTATCTAGAGCGCTAAGAACGTTTTGTACTCCTAGTTTATATGCATTTAGTTCATTTTCAGTCATACCGTTAGTACAAGCAAGCATGGTAACATTAACCATACTCTTAACTTCTTCTACAATATCCATACCTAAAAAATATAGTTCATTCATAATTTTACTCTCCAATCATATTTAAAAATTCATTTTCAGTAATAATAGGAATATTCAGCTCTACGGCTTTCTTATACTTTGAAGATCCACTAGACTCATTTGTGATAAGATAGTCAGTCTTCTTACTTACAGAACCTGCCGCTTTTGCACCAAGCGAAATAATCTTTTCATTAATAGATTCTCTAGTGAAGAGATTTAATTTACCAGTAACACAAATTGTTTTGCCGTTGAATGGGCTTTCTGTGATATTCTGTTTTTCTGGGAGGATAAAGTGCATTTCCATAGGAAGCAGTTCAACCATAGGATCTTTACTGTTCCACCAATCATGTAAAGACTGATTCATTACTTCTCCGAAATCTTCAAGCTGAGTAAAATCATAACCGTTAGATAACGCATAAATATAATCAAAATGATCCCCGTTAAATTGCTTTGAAATGGTCTTTGCTGCCGACAGCCCGATGTTAGGAATACCAAGCGCCGCAATAAAGTTTTCCAATTTAACATTTCTTGAATCTTCAATAGATTTTAGTAGATTTTCAATAGATTTTTTACCAAATCCATCTAGCTGAATAAGTTGTTGCCTATGGTTACTTAGGTGGTAAATATCCTTAAAATTCCGTAGAAATCCGTGTGAGATTAGAGTTTCTAGCGTTGCAGAAGACATTCCTCGAATATCCATACAATGCTTTGAAACAAAATGTTCAAATTGAGCGAGTTTTCTTGATGGACAATTTTCATTCTGACAATATAGTACATTAGCCGTTCCAGTATTTTTAATAATCAGTTTTTCTCCACACGAAGGACATTTGTCAATCAATTGATATGTTCCAGATTTGGTTTCATTTGACATAATTCCAGGAATGATTTCATTAAACTTTGTAACCATAATTAAGTCACCTTCACCAAGTTCAAGCGCATTAAAGAAATCACAATTATGGAGTGTTGCCCTACTAACCATGGTGTTGCCAATTTCCACAGGATCGAATAACGCCGTCATAGAAACAATACCAGTTCTACAAGTGTTGTACTCAATACCTCTAAAATAAGTTTCGTATCCTTCTACTTCCGGCTTTAATGCATATAGTCTTCTGTCATGATGCTCTGTTGAACCAAGACTTTCACCGTATTCAAGATCTTCATACTCGAATACCCATCCGTCCGTAGGATTATCGTAAGTTTCACGATTTAACATTGGAAGAACTTCTTTCTCTAAAAGATTAAAATCTGGACCGTCATTAAATGTAACATGCGGAACAACATCAAATCCGTTACGCTTTAAAAAACTTAGAGTTTCATATTTTGACCATACAATTCTGCCATCAACCCAAGGTATCGTTGGTAAAACCTCTTTCCAATTAACCAAAGTAAAAGCATAAAAATAAATATTACGCTTAGCTGCTTCATTTGCGTCCAACTGTCTTAAACCGCCAGACGCAACATTTCTTGGGTGTCCCATGTTACCATCTTTATTCATTTCGTTATAATATTTCCATGGAATTAATGCTTCTCCACGAATCTCAAGATATCCGCTATATGGAATTGTCATAGGAATGTTTTTAATCATACGAACAGTATGAGTTATGTCTTCACCATCTGTTCCTGATCCTCTAGATAATCCTTGAATAAATTTGTGATTGTCATACTTTAAAACAACTGTGCTGCCGTCAAGTTTGTATGAGGCTACTACAAATTTATCTCCTATAAATTTTTTCACATCATCTATATTTGTAGACTTAGCAGCAGACAACATAGGTACAGAATGACTAACTTTTGTCAAATACGGTAACACTTCACCTTGCACTTTACGAGTCGGGCTATTGGCAATCCAGAAATTTTCTTCATTTTCGAGCTTCTCTAACTCATTAAACTTTTTGTCAAATTCTGCATCGCTGATAACTGGTGAATCCAAATCATAATAAAGATGACAATGATACAAAAGTTCTTCTGTTAGTTCTTTAATCTTTTGAATGCTCATTACAACACCTCCTATTAATTTTGTATTGTTAATATAGCATATTAAATTAACATTGTCAATGGTGCAATATATACAAAAATGGGCCACGGTTTTTGCCATGGCCCGTATATTTTTTTAATTAAGGAATATTTACAATCGCATTGTCTGCTCCGTAAACTTCGGGTAATACGCCATTCCACTTATCATAGTACATCTTCTCTAGAATAGTACCAGTCAGAGAGCTTGCCAACTTTGCATTAGCCTCCGCCTCAGCCTCTGCCTTCAAAATAATAGCCTGTGCTTCAGCTTCAGCCTTAGCAATATTTGCTTCATTTTCGTTCTGCTGAATTACTAGCTTCTGCTCTGACTCAAACTTCTTATCAATCGCAGTCTGAATTGCAGGATTCTCATAAGAAATACCCTCCTTTAGACCAAGAACTGTAATAGTGATGCCGTATTCCTTAAAATAATTAGTAACATTATTCTTAACAGCGTCCATAATTTCAGCCTTGTGATTTAGAAGATCGGTACTGGTATACTTAGATGTATGCATATTAAACTCGTCTTCAACCATCTTCTTAATATCAGTGTCAATAATGGTTGACAGAGGAGTATTGTTGTAACGATATAGGAACTTTGCTGCATCAACTTCTTCAATCTGCGCAGAACAGTTCATACCAACATAAATACCAATACCATCAGAAGTTTCACCGAAAATAGCCTTGTTGCTGCTAGTTGCCGCAGAATCACCGGACTCCCAAGAACGAGAAACAGGCTTACGCTCAACAACGATTAGAGTTGCAGTGGCACGATATTCACCCATCCAATTTCTACGACCAGTCTGTACCCAACGATGAGGAATCTGAATTTCCTTAGTTGCTACCTTAGCTTGCAGTAGAAGTTCCTCGGATTCAAAGCTTGCTTGGTTTGTAGTGTCGCCAACCAGAGGAATTAGGAATGCGGTCTGAGATGCCTCGATGGTTACAAACTCAGGCTTGTCATAAGGTTTACGACAGCCAGTAAACATGCAACAAACCATTACTAGGGTTAGTACAAGTGCAATAATCTTCTTCATAATTCATTTTCTCCTTTGTTTGTTTTTGTTTTAATAAAATTATATGTATCACGAATGGTAGTTCCTGCAAATAATACAGTAATAAAACCATAAATGATTGAAATAAAAGGTCTGACCTTATTATAAGTATCCATCAACATATACAGTTCATTATTATTCTCCATTTGAGTAAGGGCGATTTCATTCGTGATAATAGGACTGTTTAGTAAACTTAGTGCAATTGTTGATAAGATTGCGTAAATAATAATTTTAATTGTTGTTTTAGTAATAAACTTTTTGGTTGTCATTTGTTATACCTCGTATTTAAAAGTAGGAATTGGCATAAGCTTAAAAAGGTTCTTTTCATGCATTTGATCAATCTTTGCCTTTACTTCTTCATCTTCACAAACCCCAGTTCTAATATATTTATTTAGAACTTCATAAGTGAACCCAAAGTTATCCTCGTCAGTTTTACCACAAAGACCATCTGCCGGTGTCTTATGTGTCAGTTCATCAGGTAGATTACATACTTCACCAATAGCAATAACTTCATCACTTGTTAGATTTGCCAAAGGTGCAAAGTCTCCAACGGAATCCCCCCAACGAGTGCTATAACCAATGTAGTCTTCAGACCAATTACAAGTATTTGCAACTCTACCGTTTACGCTCTGAGAAACCGCATAAAGTGTTGCCATACGAATTCTCGGAGGAAGATTAATTCTTGTCTGACTAGATGTGATTACATGGTTCCTTACACCTTTAAGCACTGCCTGCACTGATTCACTAATGTTGATTTCCATGTATTTAATTTCAAGATGTTTTACAAGATCATAACTTGCCTTAATGTCAGACTGTACGCCTTGAGGCATAAGAACACCAGTCACTCTATCCTTGCCAAGTGCTTCAACACAAAGTGCTGCCACGATAGAAGAATCTTTGCCGCCGGAAATTCCAATTACGGCATTGCAATCTGGACCATTATATTCAAACCAATCTCTAATCCATGCCACACAATCATTTTTAACTTGTACCGCATTAAAGTTAGTCATTTTGCAACCTCCAAATTTCTACATCAAAATCTTCAAATGTATCTTCGATCATCTTATAAACTATATTCCAATCTCCGCCACCACGACAACATGACATTAGCCAAGGAAATGCAATGGTTGGTTTTACATCATATGAAAACATAGCATAGTCTTTAACATTATTAAGACATTCTTGTAACTTGTCATAGTTTGTATAAACAGAGCCATCGTAACCAAAGTTATTTTGACCACACATATTTGCAATTACCTGGTCTACATTTGCAGATGCAAAACAAACATATCCTAGCTTTAGTTTACCATCAAGATAATCTTTTCTATATCTGTGGAATACATAAGGATATCTTCTTTTAACCTCTGCTGCGACTCCAGAACCCATAACACCTTGGCAATTGCATTGATGGCAGATGATATTTGCTTTAGAGTCAAATAAATTACCGTCAATAATTTTAACCATACAATCTCTCCCGAATGTCCGTAAAGTTGTAGAATTTAGTGATTGCGCCGTCCTTAAATACTGTTTCCAGTTCAGTAAACCCATCTTCAATCCAGTGGTCGAATTCATCAACGCATACGAAACTTCCATCATCTTTCTGAGATACCATACAACATCCCTTATGACTCTTCTTTAGATTGCCATCGTCAGTTTTGGGATCTTTGTAAATAAATAGCTTCTTGTCGCCAAATTCACCAAAAGTAGCCTTCATGGCCATACCAAAAGTATCTCTAGTAATAACGGTCATATTATTATCGTCGTCAAACAGAGCGTGGAAACAGAAAGCACCAACACCAAACACTACATTATTAGCAGCAAAGCCACGCTGCTTCAGAATTTCATAAATCTCATGTACACGATTTAATGTGCAGCCATCACCATAGATTAGACCGATGTGAGGGTCGAGTTCCTTATAGCCCCTAGCATTAACGGTGCCACCAAATACTTCCCACAACTTATCAATAGTACGAATAGAAATATCAACCATATCGCCGGAATCTGGTCTAATTAGCAACTTGCCATTATGAGCCATAATTTCATCCTTACAAGCAGGAATGATGTTATTAACCATATTCCAATAGTCGTATGTATCAGACACCATAGAGAAAGATGTATTTGGATACAATTCAGTAAGCAAACGCTTAACAAATGTAATTTCATCACCGTCAATAGCGAAGTTGGCACCCATAACGGAATGCTCTGTGGATACTGCACCACGACCAATACTATTTACAGAACAATTGGCATTATAATAATCATCAATATATGGTAGTGCTGGAATGGTGCTTGTCTTATCGAAACTTAGAAGCCAAGAAGCAGACGCTCTAATAGAATCTTCCATACAAGACATACCACGCATACCGAAGTCGGCCATTGCCATAAAAGGATCGGCACCATCCGTAGTCTCACTGTAGTACTTCTCTGCAAGATCATGATAAGCTTTACCAATAGTTGCATAAGCACAAGGAGCCCACAGTTCAGCCTGCAGAATACACTCTACCCACTGCACAACCCACGCAAAGTCTGGATGAGTGTTAGTCATCTCAACTACAGGAATCCCCATGTTAACTACAGTACCCTCAGGCAGAGCACGAATTTCTAGGGGCAAATAACCAAGTTCATGTAGAGCCTTAATCTTAGGCCACTCAGTATTTTCTACACCAATTTGAATGCCCATGTAATGTTTATACTTATCTTCTACTACGTGTAGTGGCTTATCAAAAAATTGTTCATCGAAACCATCCATAAGGTAGTCGAGGATAAAAGCTTGCAGGCCAAAGAATACCATATTAGGAAATGCTTTAGACATGTTCTTACGAGGAGTTAGATAAGAGACCAACTTTGTTAAGTTCTGAGGATACATACGAGGATGAGTATGCTTATATGTATCAGACATAAGCATCATCATAATATCAGTTGTCATAGTTCAAATACCTCAATCATTATTTTTATTGTTTAAAAAGTGTTTTTGATAATAATCTACCGTCATTAATTCACGACGGATTTCATCATACATTTTATGTAACTTAGGATTAACACATTCCATCCAAGCTTTACGATTATCTTCAACCATATATTGACGCACCATAGTAGCAGAAATAGGAAGTTCGCTCCTATTAACAATCAGTTCTGTTGTGTATTTCAAATCTTTTTTATCAAACCAAGCGCTTCTACTTTCATCATTTCCATAAATCATTACATCTGGATTTTTGAAAATATATCGGTCTGCATTATCAAGTAAATATCTACCCCATTCTGGACGAATATCATTTTCGTTTGATAAATCAGGTAAACCATAAATCATAATGTTTGGATTGTCACCATAAATCATCCTAAGCATTTTTGTTCTGGTGTTAATGTTTAATGGATTACGCTCAGTCCCACATTCTTGTGCGCTTCCAATTAAAATTAAAAGTCTGTCGCACAACATTAAACCAGTTTCAATTAACTTTTCGTGACCCTTATGGAATGTTTGAAATCTTCCACAAATCAACCCTACATCATAAGGTTTCATAGTTCGAACACCTCAATTTTTTCATGTTCTTTAGTAAAAATACTATTTGTTGTGTATACCTTTTCAATTAATCCGCTTGTAAGTAGTTCGCCTTCAAGGATTGTATTCTCACAATGTGTAACATATAGATAGATTTTATTAGCGCCAAGTTCCTTTAGCTTCTTTGCGCTATGATAGAATGTTCCACCTCTACTGCAGATGTCGTCAACGATTAAAATATCCTTACCAACAATTTTATCTACAGAACCTGTAACATCCAGACCCTCAATTTTGCCTGTCTCCCAGTTGCGCTTTTTAATACCAAACGCATAAGGCTTAGACACTAACCCAGAATAACGTTTCATTGCGCCCTCATCCGGATAGAACATCAAAATATCATCTACGTTGATATTATTTAAAGTCTGTTCAATAAAATCCTTTGGAGACACTACTTCAATGTTATTAATTAATGCTTCACTTACAGAAGAATGGGGATCAATAACATAGATTTTTTGAAAATTCAACGAATTAATAATCTCTGCAAAATATTTTAGAGTGAAAATATCTTCATTCGTTTTTACCCTGTCCTGTCTTGCATTTGGAATATACGGCATATACAAATAACTATTCCGTCCAGGCACAGTACAATTGAGATGTCTCTTTAAACTATAAAGTGCAAACAATTCTGCGTCAGATTCATACTGCCATGTAATTGTGCTTACTGCATATTTGTTAGGATTGCACTTCATTAGTAATGTTCCATCTGGAAAATTATTTTGTTCAATGATTTTACCATTTAGTTTAATCATAATTTATTCTCCAATTACATTAATTTGGCACATTTTCATAGTCTGTAGTGCAGCCTTGTGACTTTCAGGAGTAACACCAGCACAGCAAGATGCGTCTACGGTAATCTTAATTTCAGGGAACCTTGCCTTTAGAATAAGAGCGTTAGAAACCACACAAATGTCAGTACATAGACCAACAATTTCAATTTCATCTTCATCTTCAAATCCAAATGTATTCCAACCAACCCATCCAAAAGTAGGCTTATTAATATATCTACCACAAGGCACCTCTAGACCATCTGCAATCTGCCAGCCATGTGTACCCATAATGCAGTGCTTAACGGGAAGATTCTTTCCCTCGTTTGTTTCAAGATAATTTTCAAAGTGGGTATCTCGTGTAAACACAATCGCATCTTCACGAGCATCATATTCCTCAATCTTCTTCTTTACATTAGTAACAATTTCCTGTGCCTCAGGTGTACCAAGCGCACCATCGATAAAATCATTCTGCATGTCAATTACAATTAGCGTCTTCATTTTTTTCGCGCCTCCATTAATTTTGTTTTGTTGTGTCTGTATTATATCATAAATTTTTAATTTGTCAAGGGGGTTTTAAATAAAAATTAATTTATTTACATAATCCTTATCTTGAGTAAAAATAGGAATCTCGGTATCAATCACCCACTTGTTGCGAGTTGCTTCTTGTTCTGTTCCTTCGTTTATAACGAAAGGCTTCTTAATGCAGCAGCTACCACGCTTTAGATGTGTAGGATAATCATTCCAGTTAATATTCTTCTCAAGCATTAGCATATCCTGGATATTACTGCAATTCTTGCCGTGTAACTGATTATGAGAGAAGTTAGCTTGTCCAACTGACTGGATTGAGTTGCGAGTTGCATCTTGCTGACGCCAAATGATTGTATTGATAACTTCTTCTTTAGGGACAGTAAAGACACGAGAATCAAACATTGCGCCTTTTGATAGACATTTCTCAAGTGTATTTGCATACTTAAATTCTTCATCGGTACAAGTAAAAACACCATTAATACGACGCAAAGTTGCTTCGGAATTTGTTTTAAACGCTTTATTAAATGTTAGTGTTGCCATGCTCGCAGACACACTTACCATCTTCTGAATATTGTTGTCAAACCAAGCAGAAGCCTCTCTGCTCTGATAATCGATTAGTACTAGTGTAATCTCATCCGACTGAGTATATCCTAGTACACAGCCTTGTATGTTCTCACAGAGGTACTTCATAGTGTCTTGCATAGACTTGACGAAGATTTCATCGAAGGGTTTCTTTAAACCTCTTGTGAAACTATGAAAGGCCTTTCCGTCTAAACGCACAATCACCGGAAGCTTTCTAGTTAGATAGTTTCTAGTGACATATTCGTACTGCTTCATACGGTCGCCTAGTGAATCTTTATTATTACTCATATTTATTCTCCTTAATGTGCATTCAAATCTGCTTCGTGAAGCAAATCAATTTGTTTCTTTAAATATGTAGGGAGCTTGTTATAATACTTGCTGTTAAAAAAATGTTCCATGTGTGTGGAAATTAACCAAGCAATAAAAAAGTTATGTTTATCAATTCCGTAATACATATATGCAGAAATACACTGGTGTTGATAATAGTGTGCATGTTCTGACGGATTTCCTTTACTATCAACAAATGCTTTCACATACGACTTGCCAATGTCGTGATATTTTGCTGCCATAAGTAGATAAGACGGAAAATGATTATTAACGGCATAATTGTATGCTTCATTGCAATGTTCTTTAATATTTAGAGTATGATGAGGGTTGTCGTGTGGAATATCAGAAGTATTAATAAGATTGTTTACATATGTCTGTTGATTAAAATCATCTGGTGTGTTCCAAATTATCTTAATCTCGTGAATACCTTCATCATAATAAGGTGCTTGAAATCTCTTTAGCATCCTATCAATAACTTCCTTACCAACAGTGCGCTTTCTTGCGGCATCTCTCTCAATACATGTTTCAATTGGAGCCCATATAATATGACATTCAATCTTAACAAACTTAGGACAAAGTGCAATAATGTAAGATCTATCCTTACGAGTGATATTAGTAGCGTCATACAAGACACTCAGTCCGTTATTTAGTGCTTCAATAGCCCTAGACTGCATCAAAGAGAAAACTTCGTTGTTGTCACCCTGAGTTGCCTCACTTCCCCAAAGCTCTGCACGAATCTTATCTGAAGATAAATGAATTGTATTACTACATACTTCAAGGTATTTTTCTGCATAGGTTGTCTTTCCACTACCAGGAATGCCAACTAATAAAATTAAACTAGGTCTGTATCCGAACATTTAATCACCAATCTCTTTCTGAATAGCAATTTTCATAATGTTGTACTGTACATCGTCCAGTAGAGCATCAACATCTTTATCAACTTCTTTAGAACAAGTTTCCAAATATTCGTTGCACATACTATTAATACGCTCAATAGAATTATTAGCAATAATACGAGCATCGTCTAAATTGTGAAAACCAACCTTTACTCTCTGAAGATATCCTGGCTGTGTAGAAATTAAGCAATCTTCATAAGATTCTCCGTCAATATATCTTTCAATATACTCTCGCACTCGTATCAGATGATGCAGTTGTTTAGGGTCGTAAGAAAACTTTTCAATCCATGCCATTCGTGCGGGGTAATGATGTTCCATTGCATGGTACTTTTCCATAGCAATACCCTTCATAGACTTAATGGCTTGTACAGGAGAGTAATGTGCAATTGCTTCACGAGCTTCCACTAGCCTATCCCATTCAGCTTTATACATAGAATTGATGATTGCATATTTAGTAAAAAGAATTTCCAAGAAATTCAAGTTCTGCTTTCTGAATGTCTGGATATAAAGTCTAATATCCTTAAAATCGATATGTTCCTCATTCTCTCTGATATGAGTTGTGCTTACAGCTTTATGGTTCATTGCAATATCTTTAAATGTAGGTGTAACAATTAGCTTAGTATCTACGTCAGAACCTTCGTAGTCTAGGCCGTAGTTGCCAGACCCCTGGTAAAAAATACCTACAATTCTATCTTCCGGGAAGTGCTCAAGAGCTTCATTATAATGCTCTCTAACACGATCCATAATCCATTCATCTGAATGAAAGTTCATTTATTATCACCAGCCTTAAATTCATTAATTGCTTTAACCCATCTATCTATGTTCCAACTTCTTGCATAGTCCCAAAAAATTCTATCGTCAAAACAATTAAAAAGAAACTCTTTCATATACGTTGGATACTTAGCTATTACATCAGCATATTCTTTACGATTTGCAAATTCATATGATGCCCCAAATAGAATTTTCATTTGTTCAACGGAATTACTAGCAATCTTACGCATAGCACTTTCTATGTCTAGTAATTCATTAGTGTACTCTGAAGCATAGATTAAAAATTCTTTTTTCTCCCCACTAAGTACGATTTGCACAAGTCGTTCTACAGTAATAATATTATTGTTTCTAACATAATGAGCATTTACATAAGCAGGACTTTTAATCTTAACTCGATTAAAATTAGAATCGCATACAACATATCCTTCTTGATCCCACGGGAGTGCGTTTGCTGCTTTTTGTACATCTTCTAGAGTAGATAACGCATAACGCTTAGGGATTTGAAAATATTGAGAAATTTCGTATTCCTCTGGCATGTATTCTACTCCAGTATCAAGATTTCTTACACCTAGAAAATACAACTTTGCTCTCTCATAAGGAATAACCACTCTATTATATGGAGATACAAGTTCAAACATATAAGTACAGTAAGGATTAAGCATATTAAAGAAATCGTGATAATTTGGAAATACTCTGCGGATTGCATCAATTACAAGCTGTCCAAAATTTTGATATTTTACATTATTCAGTTCTGCCTTAAACGCATCAATAGATCCATTGGTAGAAATATGCCAGCCATCATCACACCAAAATTTAATAAGAGATCCATCAACTTTTTGCTGAACAGATGCAGTTTCCCAGTTAATTTCTGGGCAATATGACTCTCCCCAATTGCCGAATTTTCGAAACGGATCACAAACACACTTCCAGTCATGTTCTCTAAAAATAATACCACGTGCCTCACGTACTAGAGGAATGTTAAAATCAGAAAACAACTGGTTATACTTAAACATAATATATCCACGATCACGAGAAATCTTTAGATAATAAGGTTCGGTTGTAAGTAATTCTTCCCAATTATCATGAGATAAAACGAAATCTCTCAATTCAATCTTGTACATTATGAAAACTCCCTCTTGTCAAATTCATAACCATCTTCATCTGCAAAATAATCATTAACATAATAATAATCATATTTATAATCAAAATGACTAATCGGCATGTATTCTGGTAGTCTATGGTCATAAAACTGAGAACTTGTGTCTACTTCAATCTTTTTAAGCGGCTCCACTCCACGAACCCCACCATTAAATTTTAACACTCTTTCTGTGAATTCTTCCCAATTATAAGAATTGCCGTATTCGTCTACGATATCAAATTCACCAGTTTCATATGCAGCCTTGTATTCACGGACGGAATTAATACCGTCTTTATGACCTTGGAAAAGAGGCAACCACCCACAACTGGTTTTTGCAATATGGATTTCATATCCAAAATACGGCTCGTCTGTAAGACTATAAGAATAAGGCGCATATTTTTGTGCCATAGATTTATTTCTAGTCATAAGATAAAAGTTAGTACCCATAATCAATCACCCCAATTAATTTTGTACTGTTAATATATCATATATTTTAAAAAAGTCAATATGGCAAAATGGCCAAGATTTCTCCCGGCCATTTGTACATTTTTACTTATTATTACCAATAATTTCATCGAGTGTTCTTGGTGTGTAATCCATATACGGCATCATAGCGCCAACATTAAACATTTCGCACTGCTTACCATAAAGTTCATTCATTAAATATTTGTTATGCTCCATCATATTATATTCAAATGAAGTATGCACATGACCATACAGATGATACCAACCATAGAAGTGATTCTTAAAGCAAGGAATAGGATAATGACAAAGAACGACGTTACGATCATTATCTTTAATTTCAAGATAATCTACAATTTTGCTGAACTTCTTCACAAATTGACTTTCATTACACCTATCATGATTGCCCTTGATTAAGATCCTTTTACCATGTAGTTTGTCTAAAACAGGCAGCGCATCCTTCCAATTACACCAAAACATATCTCCAAGAATATAAACAGTATCGTCGTCCGAAACAACTTTATTCCATCTTTTAATAAGTTCTTCGTTCATTTCTTGGACATTCTTAAATGGTCTATTGTCGAACACGATACAATTAGCATGGTCATAATGCCAATCTGCAATATAAAATTGTTTACCCATAATCATCCCTCATAAAGCTCAAAAAGTTTCGCCATAGTTAAACCATTAGCACGAGCAAGATCAACTGCTAAAGCACAAACATTTCTCGGCTGAGAAGCACCAAGTTCATCACACATATAGGTGGTCAAATTATCGTATGTATGAGGATTCATGGCCTTTTCATATTCTCTAAAGGAATAATGATATGCAGCCTTTTCGTCATCAGGCTCATCTTCCCATTCGTCCATAAGATCTTGTCTTTTGTACGAATCTTCCCAAGCAATTAATTCCTTGCCATTGACTGTAAAGAAATCAAAAGGTGTGCCCATATTAGAACCCTTGGCATAACGCCACCAGCCCCACTCGTCTTTCCATTCCTCAACGTATTCTAGCTTCTTTAGGTCATCCTTGGATAGTTCCCATATCTGATAATATGGTTTGTCGCTACCCTTATATGTTCTTGTAGCCTCAATGCCAAGTTCTCTAAATGCTTTATATAGTGTTCCACCACCTAGAATTTCTGCCATTATGCATTCTCCCTATTCTTTAAATATTCTTTCATTGCTTTAATCATCTGTAGAAAATCAGAGCGATGAATATTTTCCTCACACCATGCAATATAATCAGGTGTAGCATTATATACATCAATTAGACGTCTACCAGAATGCTTGCCAAATGAAATCTTATACTCTGGATCGAATGTTACAGAAGTAGGTGTTGCAATATAACCCTCAAAATCCATAGTTAAATCTTTTCTAGAAGCAAGATAGTCTGCCAGATGTACGAGTCTTGAATATTTATCGTTAGGCTTAGGCAATTCTAAAGAACTCTTTCTATCGGTATTCCATTGACCCATATGCTTACTAATAGTGTCTGCAATAAGTTCGAGTTCGTCATGATTTAGATATTGTCCATCAAACCTACGAATTACATCTGCCATTAAAACTGGATGATTAAACTTAGTATATTTAGATTTCTCGTAATCTTCTTGCGAGCCAGACTTTCTTGCGTCATGCACTAACCCTGCAAGTCGCATTAAGTCTCGTTCTCTACTTGTAAACTTGGTATTATATTGTTCTAGTGCAAAGAAGAAATTTAGAAATCTTACAACTGCAATTTGATGGCGCATTAGACCACCTTCACCAAGACTATATGCCGGATGATATTTACCAGTAGAACTTGCTCCTACATGCCAAATATAATTTGGAATATCATTTAAAAGTACCGTTGCAAACTCCTTAATATCTAAATTTTCAAATGTATCTAAAATTGGCTGTACTAATTTTAGCTGTTCGTCTGTCATTATTAATCCTCCAAATACTCTACAACATAGTCTGTCTTGTGACAGCAATCACATTCATATTGTTCTTCACTCATAACCATCTTCTTAATTTCTTTCTTCGTGGGTTTGCAATGCTTAATAAAGCACTTACGACACAAGCTCTGTTCAAAATAATCCTGCTGACTCATTGTCATTCTCCTTTAATTTTGTTAAACATATCGTCAATATTATCCATAATAGGATATCTTTTGGTAGCTAAAGAATTCTTACCAAAAGTTCCATCTACCATATCAATATAGAAAGTATAATTACCATCATCACCCATATAGAATTCTTCCCACTGCTCTTCTGGCAGATGCTTCTGCACATGAAGCTGCTTGATTGCAAGATTGTCAAAGCTTACAACCTTAAACCAACCATTGTTAATGATTTCTGGGAACAAAAATGCGTCCAAGTCTTCCTGCAAAGCGGTCACAATCTCATCATTCTGCTCATAGTAACTTTCTCCACGGCGAAGGTTCTTGTAACCAAGAATAAGAACCTTAAGATTGTGACTTGCAAGACGAGCCAAGTCATGTACGGATACAACGCCGTTAATCACATGAATCACTGCATTGGGAAACTGCTTAATCATTTTAATAAACTCATCAGTAGGCTCTTTCAGCGACACACCAAGACCATAAATGTAACCATCCTGCACCAAACTCCTAATATAATCAAAATGCTTTTCAAAATGAATCTGGTTAACAGTCATATTCAAAATGACCCTCTTCTCCTTCATTTTAATCATAAAAGCACCCAAGTCAGGATGAGACAAGTCATTGCCATTAATAGCAAGCTCTGTATAAGGATGCAGAGTGCCTAGGAACTTAGGATTCAAAATATCACCGTGTCTGCCATTGGGAGTACATCCCTCGTAACAGAAAGGACATCCACCATCACACTTGTCGGTAATTTTAACATCACAGTTTTCTGCAAATGTAGGATTAAAGTTGTCAAGATCGTTAAATCTTACTTTTGTGCCATCTTCATAAATACGGACATTATAGTTACCGTTTTTATATTCACCAAGAATATTCATATTAAATCTCCTTTTTAATCAGCCAGACCAATCAACACTCCACAGGTCTTTATTGTATCGAATATGGTTTACTTTGTCATAATATTCTTCTCTATCTCTATCTCCAAAATTAATTGTTCCATAGAGTATAAACTTTTTGAGTATATGTTCGTCCATTAGCTTAGTGCATTCTGCTTTGTCAAAGTAGCTGTCAAAAAAATATTCTCCATCTTCAAAAATATATTGGTGTCCAATCTCTAAACTAAATATTGTATTAGGAAAAATCTTTTTAAGCAGCTTCATAAATTCGTTCTTGCACGAACCTGGTGTATCGTCCCAAGATTGATAGTATAATGTAAGAAAATATCTTAGTTTGTCCTTAACACTATGTAATTCCATAATGTCGTCAACCTCATCAGATTTAAATGGCTTGATAATGTAGGTGTTTTCAAATGCCAGGTCATTCAATTCTGTATCGCTAATATGTTCGTTTGTCATAGAAAGTGAATGAGTACTACTACTATTTGTCTCAAATACATTATTACGAATTTGAATCATATAATCTCCTTAACCATCATAACCATACTCGCCAAAGGCAACAATCGTTTCACCAGAAGGAGTTGTAAACTCTTTATAGAAACATTCAAGGTACTCACTACCCTCGTCATCCCAAGCAATGAAACCCATATCTCTCAGCATTTCATATTCTTTATATTCATCTTCTACATAATCATGCCAATATCTATTATTCTTTGCAAATTTAAGAACTTCTTCCTTTGTATAAAGAGAATTTTTAATAGGCTTACTAAATTCCCAACCATAACCACCTTCATACAGATAAAGCTTTTCATTATGCCATCTCTCATAATCATTCTTCATCATCATTGTAAGAGAATGTGTGCTGCTGCTATTTGTTTCAAAAACTCCACGTCTAATCTGCTTCATAATCTTGCCTCCTTAGTTACCCTTGTCATACCATTCATAATCTGCGTGATTACTCATATAATACGGATTCTTAAACTGAGTACTTGTCTTAGTCCGCCAATCATATTTATCTAAATATTCATGATTTCTTCTGATATAACACCAATCTTCCATATCGGAATTGTCATTGCCGGTAAACACAAGACCACCACTAACAAATCTTACAAGCTTATCTTCATCATTGAAAAGCTCGTCAACAAATTCTTTCAACTCATAACCATGGTCAATATATCCATTATCAAGACAGAAATAATCTGTATTGTCATAATCATCATGCCAAACATGATTTTCAATTCGTCCAAAGCTACAGGAAATACCATGATTATTCAAAATATTTTCCAACTTTTCAATCTTTTCTTTTACTTCGGATTCACTTTCAGAATTTATGCAAATTGCAGTATACAAATAATTCGCAGCATCAACTTCATCCCACTCCCAACCAAACTCACCAATGCTAAAATGCACACTACTAACCGCCTTGCAATTTCTAGGGATTGCAATACTATGCATAGAACTAGAGTTGGTTTCAAATACACTGCTTCTAATTTGAATCATATTATTTCTCCTTTAAATTAAAATTTCTTCATGTGAAAAACCACCAGAATTGGTGTAATAGATGTGTTTGATTCCAAGATCTGAAATTAATTTCATACAACTTGTACACGGACGAGATAATGCTAATTCATTATTTCTATATTCTCTGTAAATATATAATTCTACATTTTTAAAATCAATATCTCTACGTCCAATTAGAGGTTTCAGACAACTGATTTCTGCGTGGCATGTATGAGGTGTTTCCACCGTAAATCTATATTGATTATATTTTTTCTGTAGCGGACTAGTACGCTGAGAATTACATCCGGTGCTAATTACTTTATGCTTATAAACGGCACATGCACCAATTTGCACCCTAGGAAAATCAGAAAGCTTTGACACTTCTTTTGCAATATTAAAGTATGTTTTATCTTTCTTTGTTAATTGCACAATAATTCTCCTTAATCATATAATCTCTTGTCTTTGCGATCCTTTCTACGACTATACTTCTTTTTACTTTCAACCGTTCTAGTCACGGGGCTAAATGGCCATAGGTTTCTTTGCTTTTTAGCTTCTTCCTTTTTCTTATTCTTTTCAGTCATCACACTCAACCTTTTCTAATCTTTTCTCAATACAATCTAAGCACAACTGTTCATTATCATACCAATAAAGTTTTGCCTCGTCATGACATTCGTCGCAATAAAATCTTTTAACAGCCCAATATGGACAAGATGAATATAGGCACGGCAATCCACAATCTACGCACTCATTTTCCACTTTAATCATAATATACACCACCTTTGCAAAAAGGCTAACATAAGATTTCTCCTATATTAGCCTACTTAGTACCGTTTGTGATGATATTATACCACATTAATTTTGTATTGTCAAGACCCTTTCTGAACTAAAACCCAAATTCCACCATTAATTAAAGTTTGCTGAAAACATTCATTATGGGTTGTCATCAGAATATCAATGTGATTGCCATTTACTCCACCACCACGGTCCATAACTTCTCTAAAACCTAAACCCTCAACATAAATAATTGAACCCATAGGAAGAACCGAAGTGTCCGCTGCTACTGTCCAACCAACTTCTGTGGGTTTGCCACTTGCAGTTAAACCAACACCATATCCACAAATATGAGGATATCTCTCATCACAATAATATGTGTATTTAAAATCACCCATATATACAAATTCATATTCTTCGTTCTTTAGATGTCCAATTGTCGTGTTTAAACTTTCAAGTTCTATATTTGTATTTTCAATAAGCTTATTTAGATTAGTAGATATTTTAATTTCTTCTGCCAAACTTTCTTGCGTTGAAATTAATTCTTCTTTTGTAATGGTTAATTCATTTTGTGCTGTTATAAGTTCGTTATTAATTCTATTGTTTTCTGTTGCTAAATATCTTGCACAGGCAATAGTAATAATTAATGCAACGACCACAATAATAAAAATACTGGTCTTATAATTAATCTTCATTACGCATCCTTTCAACTAACTTTGTAATAATATTTGCTGCTTGGTCAATTTCTTCTTCTGTATTTTCATGTCCTATGGTAATACGAATACTACTCAACGCTTCTTCGTCTGTTAGACCAATAGCTTTTAATGCATGACTTGGCTCAGAAACACCCTCATTACATGCTGATCCAGAGGAAATATAAATACCATACAAACTACACAATGTAACTAATCTTGCTCCAGAAACCCCAGAAAATCGAATGTTTATATTACTAGAGACACGGCTTTCTAATGAACCATTAAGGTGCGAACCGGGAATTTGAAGTAGTTTATCTAACATTTTATCTCTTAGATGCTTAATATGGGCGTTGTGCTCTTCCATATGTTCCACGGCATCTTCAAGTGCTGCCGCCATAGAGATAATGCCAAGTACATTTTCTGTGCCGCCACGTATACCTTGTTCTTGTTTGCCGCCATAAATTAAAGGATCAAGGTCTGGATAATCATTTTTTATATAAAGAAACCCAACACCCTTAGGCGCTCCAAATTTATGCCCAGACGCAGAAAGCATATCGCAATTAATATCTTTTACATCAATAGGAATATGGCCTACTGCCTGTACTGCGTCAGTATGAAACCACTTCTTTTTATCGTGAGATATTTCAGCAACGTCTTTAATGGGCTGAATTGTTCCAAGTTCGTTATTGACATACATACAAGATACTGCATCACCTATCCAATATGTCATATTTTTATATGCTTCTACATTTACAATACCGCTTGGATTAACAGGCATATATCGTGCAGCATTAATAGAATGATGTTCAAGTTCTGTGGCAATTGTACCAAATTGATTTAATGCCCAAGTATTAGCTTCAGATCCACCACTAGTAAAATATATTTCATTAGGCTCTGCATTAATACATCTAGCAATTCGCTCTCTTGCATCTTCAATTAACACTCTTGCTTGCCTACCAAGTTCGTGTCCGGAGCTTGGATTTCCAAAATCATCAAGATGTTCTCTTATAACTTCTTTCGCAACTTCACATATTGGAGTTGTAGCCGCATGGTCTAGATAAATCATCAATTATCACCGTCCATGTTGCTTAGTCCACTTTCACATAGCTTCACAATATATTCACACAACTTATCTGGGATACGAGATCTATCCTTTGCCCCCTTAATTCCTTGTGTGCCAGTTCTACTACCACGAGGAGCTTTCTCGTGGCAAGGATCACCATTTTTACAACAAGGAAAATTAGGATTAGGAAGATTCGTCCAGATGTCAGTAGGCTTCATTCGTGTGTCTCCCCATTGGCAATATGTAGTTGTATATCTAGGAAGCTCTCTAACAAAGAACATTTTCCTCATTGCAGAACGAGGATTTTCAATTGTATAGAAAGTGGGTTTTAACTGATTGACAACTAAATCAATGATATACGAATTGGTACTGTCGCAAAATTTAGCATAATTAGAAATAGCTTCAAGCTCACCAGTTTCTTTGTTTTGTTTTCTATGACGAGAAATTGCGGCAACAGAATAAGATGTACAATCTGGGCTCATGTGGACGAAGTCGGGGACTCCGCCACAAAGCTCAATAATCTTATCAACTGTTAGAGTGTTGACATCACAACACAATGTTGGTTCAAATTCTTCACTCCAGTCTACTGTATATGTTTCCCACCCAGCTCTTGCAAAAGCTTTTGCCATAGATTTAGTTCCACAAAATAAATCAAGCATCTTTGGCATAATTACACCTCTGCTTCCACATAATGACCAAACATTGCCAACTTTTCATAATCAATATCTAGTAGATGAAGTTCGTCAATAATATTCTTAGGTGTACATCTAGGATACAGAGATTCATCAGGAACGATGTTACCAATATTACTATCAATATAAATTGCAAGAGGCTCTGCTACACCAATTGCATAAGATAGCTGCACCTCACACCACTTTAAATCGTGCTTCTTTAGATATTCACACGCAATCTTACGTGCCATATGAGAGGCAGAAAAATCAACCTTAGTGGCATCCTTGCCATTCTGACAACCACCACCAACATTGGCGAAAGACTGATAGGCATCAACTACAATCTTTCTGCCAGTTAGACCAGCATCGCCATCAAAGCCACCAATTAGGAACTTGCCAGTAGGGTTGATAAGGAATCTATCAATATCAGTAACACCATTAGAAATACAAATAAATCTTGCAGCGCCCTCTAGGATGGCGTCGGTATAATCTCTATCTTCTTCAGTGTTCTGATAAGAAATTGTGAAATCCTTAATCTTTACAAGCTTAAAACTGTTATCATAAAGACCAGTAATCTGTGCTTTACCATCGGGTAGGAATCTCTTATCCTTATGGCATAGCTTATCATAGAACTTTGCAAACTCCTGTAGAATTACCATTGCTGTAGGTAGCATCTGAGGAGTATCATTACAAGCATAGCCGAACATCATGCCCTGGTCACCGGCACCACCAACATCAACACCAAGAGCAATATCTGCGGACTGCTTGCCAATATTATCAATGACCTCATAGTTGTCACTGTATCCAACATCACGAAGCACTTTCTTTACAATCTCTTCTGTATTAAACTTAGCCTTAGTGGTTACTTCTCCTGTGACAAAGATTTTACCCTTGCCACCAGCTACTTCAATACCTGCTCTAGTGTTTCGATCTTGCTTTACACATTCTGCTAGAATTGCCGCACTAATCTGATCACAAACCTTATCGGGATGTCCTCTAAACACGATTTCATTACTAAAATACTTCATTGTTATTTCTCCTCATTAATTTTGTGTTGTTAAATTTTTAAAAATATGCGCGATTACATCGACACTCCAACCATCACCAAGAACATTTGCCGCCTCATTTCTTGTTAGACATTTTGTATAGCCTTCAGGGACATTTTGACATCTCTCAAGCTCTATCTGATTCATATACCGAATAGAATCGTCGTTACCCTTTTCTTCCCAAATAATGGTTGTAAAGCCAGTATCACGGTATCTGTGCATCATTCTTTTCTTATCTGTCAACGGACGGCTATCACTAACAAGCAACGCTCGCGCCTTTTCTCTGTCTGTATAACCACTAGTAAGAATACTTTGTAGAGTAATTTTCTTATCCTTGGGCTGAGTTACATTAGGAATGTTTGTCCAATACAATCTATCTCTAAGCGCTGGTCCAACAAGCTTACTATTAATACGAATAGGCTCAACACCCATAAGCTTAGAAATAAAATCTTTATCTTCTTGCTTCATGCTTGCCACATTTTCCATTAAGAAATATGTAGGATTGACTTCCTTGAGAATTCTGTAGCACTCTAGGAACAGACCAGACCGCGTTTTATCTTCTAGACCAACTCTCATATGAGTCTTCATAGCCTGTGAGAAGCTCTGACATGGACTTCCGAAAGCGACAAGGTCAATATGACCAACATTATAATTGCCATTCTCTGTGTATAACACACCGTCTCTATAACTAATTTTATTCACATCACCAATATGGATAGTGTCAGGATAATTATCTTTTGTTACTCTAATTCCAATTTCTTTGATTTCTGCTGCATAGTATTCTTTTACAGTAATGCCCGCTCTATCAAGTGCAATATGACAACAAGATATCCCGTCACATAAACTTAAAATTTTCATTAGTCCTCCATTAATTTTGTATTGTTAAGAATTATAATCTACTAGCTTATCACAATAAGAAGTACTGTAATCGTGTAGGAATAGCGCATTAAAAATTGCAATTAGGCAACAAGTACAAATAGAATTACCAGCTTGCTTATATAGAGAAGAGGCACTTACATATTTTGACGCTCTATCGTGGTCTTCATCTGTAAAGCCCATTAAACGCCAACACTCCTTAGGGGTAAGCTTACGAATGCGCCACTTAATATTTTTAGGCTCTTCCTCTACCGTATATAATCCACTATAACCACCAGCTCCACCAACACCTTGTGCAGTTAACGCAGAGGCGATTCCATCAGAGGAATAAACACTGGAGCCTTGAGGGTAGTTACGACTTAACATTTTACCGTCTTTAACCCAATCCTTTTCACCCAATCCACCAACAAACTCTAGTTGAGGCTCAGGCTCAAGAACTCTTTTGTCACCACATGCATCAATAGTTCTTAGTGTGCCAACACAATCGTCCTTAAAGAAACGGATACCCTCATCCCTACGCTCTTCACAAACAATCGGTTCAATAATCTTAACGCCATTTCTTTCAGCAGATGCACCGCAGTTGGTAGTAAGTGTGTTGATAGCATCCTGGTCAGAACTAATACGACTATTATAATCATCGTATATAATAGGATCTTTTGTAACATAACCAACCATAGGTATCTGACCGCCACCCATTCCCATGGCAGCTGTAAGAGATGGACTAATGCTACAATCACCAATATATGAATTTGCTTGCATACTTCCAATAACCATCTGTGGCTCATATGCACAATTGCCATTTAATAATTCTGGCACGATGACCTTAGGAGCATTATTGCTACCAATGCCACAACCCTTAACACCAGTACCCGCATTGATAGTTGGGCTAATACCGTCAATATCATAAATATTACCATTCTGACCATTAGACGGATAAATATTACCTACATTCTTAACTTGAGGCTCATAAACATAGTTGTCCTTTAATAAGGTGGTAATAGTATTACTAACACCATCTGTCCGAGGAGTCAATTCTCTCATATTGCTAATCTTTTCATAGACTTCTCCAGATTCATATTGCTTACGAATGGCCTTACCGTATTCAGTTCTTTCAGCACGAAGCACCTGAGGTTCTGCAACATAATTATCCTTTTGCACGGATGTAAGAGTATTTGTGCAACCACTAAAATTCGGCTCAAGTCTTTGCTCTGTGGGCGCTCCAGTAGTTCTATCAGAAGGATTGTCTGGATTTCTACCACGAGAAGCTACGATGAACGGCTCTACTTTGACTTCGTCAATAACCAACGGCTGTCTATTGCCGCCTTGTGCCGTCTGAAGAGTTGGAGATATGCCATTTTTATCCCATACATTTCCAGCATAACCGGTGCCAAACTTCTCATCATAAATATTACCTAACCTAATAGGACTTGTATCGCCTTCCACCTGTACGCACTTAGGATCTTTCCAGTCTCGTGCAAGAAGTGTATCGCACACATCCTTCATTTGAATACGTTTCTTTTCTTGAATAAATGTTGAGTTTAGAATTTTATCAATACGCTCATCTGGTAAATAATACTTCTCATCAACATTCTTTTCCAGAATATTCTTTAAGCGAATATTAAGAGGAATTTTATTTGGGAACTTAAATTCACCATTATCAATGTCCTTACGAATAGAAAGTGCAAAGATACGCTCACGATTCTGAGGGATACCGTAGTGCTTCGCATTAAGTACTTGATAATATGTATTATAACCAATGCCGTCAAGCCACTTAACCCAAGCATCGAACTGATTAACAAATTTCTTGCCAACAAGATTCTTTACATTCTCAAGAAGAAGATACTTAGGCAATTCGTTATTCTCATAAGCAACAGATAGAAGTCTCTGAACCTGCCCTAGCAAACCAGAACGAGTGCTAGAAGACACATTTTCACCACAATTAGGGCAGACTAGTACCTCTTCGGAACTACTAAAGTCAATAGGCCAAGAATGACCACAAGATTCACACTTGTTCTGCATACCCTCACCCTTGCCAGCCACGGATAAATCAGTACAAGGGAAAGAGTAAGTAACCATATCAGCATAAGGAAGTCTTTCAATCTTTCCGATATCTCCAAGATTTTTGGATAATTTATCCGCAAGATAATATTGCTTCAACTTGTTAACAGATGTACGAGTTGTAATGGTGTGCTTGCCCTTCATAAAGTCATAGCCAACATTTTTACTCTGCAATTCTGAAATCATATCTTCTACGGATGGGAAATTATAAGAGTTAAATTCATTTTCAAAGTCGGTTCTCATTGCAGCATAACTAAGAACCGCATCTTTGTCTAGATCACAAGTATGAGTCACCTCATATGGAATGTTAAGTTGCCGTAGTGCTCTTTCCTGTGCTCCAACACCAGAGAAGAGTTCTATCATTGTAATCTTTTCTGTCATTTAATTATGTCTCCTTTATTTAATATTAATTTTGTACTGTTAATATAACGCATTAATTTAAGTTTGTCAAGGCCTAAATTGTAAAAAAATAGCACCGAGTTTTGCCCGGTGCCTTATAGTGACAGAAGCACGGGATGTGGCATGCTGTCTAGTAGCTATATTTAATTTTCTAGGGCATGAACCTTGCACTTTAGCTTATTTATAATTCTAGTGTTGCCGACAGGATTTGTTTTTAGTATGGAGCCCCAGACAGGAGTTGAACCTGCAACATCTTGATTACAAATCAAGTACTCTGCCAGTTGAGCTACTGGGGCATATATGACCTTAAGGTTGGTCAGCCACACATAACACGATGCCATTTGTTCAGGTGGTGCCGCAGACCGGGGTCGAACCGGTACGAGGGGTTTAGCCTCACGGGATTTTAAGTCCCGGGTGTCTACCTATTCCACCACTGCGGCATGTGGTTGCGTGAGGTTGGATTCGAACCAACGATTTCCAGCTTATGAGGCTGGCGACTTAGACCTCTTGTCTACTCCGCAATATGAGGGGCAGTTTCAGTTCTTGCCCCAGGAACCCAATCAGCCGATTGGAGTATCCTCCGAGGTGGATTTAGCGAATGCAATCATAGGCAAAGTCCTCCTTTGGATTATTTAACACACTTTCGTATGTTATTTGTAATTCATTGAGCCATAGAAATTTCATCTATGGGAACGATGGTTGGATTTGTCTGCGCATGACTCACCAACGGTCTATCTTTAATCATTAATCTCTACCGACCAAGTTCTCATTTGTTACATCGTTTTTTCATATCTCTGTACTTTTAAGAGTTTTCTTTTTGGTCGCCCTCAACTGATTCGAACAGTACCTCGCCGGCCTACCCTTCTGTGTGCTACCCTTACACCATCTTTGGACTAAACTCTGCCACTCTCAATTCAACCTTTGTACAGAAGGTTATCCAGCTCTTCACTGTTTTCTTGAGTTTGTACGTTGTGGCATACTCAATATGGCTTTATACTCACTACTCAACATTTATTATTTTTATCTGGTGCTTGCTACTTTCCAGCCACGAGGCTCACCTTTGGGCCTTGACCACTCACCCAAACCTTTAACCGTGGATTTTGTAAAACTTTGTGGGCTCCGCATAATATTCAATTATTTATAACTTCTTAGCCCTCTTTACTACTTTAATAAACGACCTTTGACCAAAATAAAACTTTGATCCTTGAACCTTAAGTCTTGAATTTTTAACTTTAAGCTTTACAGTTACAATTAATTAATAATTATATGATCATCTTAATTTATCATATCTTTTATTATTTATAACCCTTAGGCAAAGAGTTTTATGTATTTCAAGTACATAAAGTTGTTTAGTAATCATTTTATTTAACTTATTAATATCACTCTAAATGATTAAAAAAGAAGAGATAAGTAGTCGTTTAAGGTTTTCGAAAAGCAGCAAGCAGATTAATTAATACTCGAACTCAATCACAGTTAGTGCGTTGGAAACAGACAGTGCTGCATCAATTTCAGCTTCAAACTCGTTGATTTCAGAATCAAGTTCTTCCATGATCTTAGCTACATTCAGAGGATCAAGCAAATCATAAGTGTTGTTCTCGATGTATGTCTTACGAAGTGCCTTCATTGCTTCGCTATCAACAGACATCTTAGAGTCCTTGGGCTGTGCAGCAATCACTGCGAGAACATACTGCTCTGCCTTCTTTTCAAGTGCCTCATCGTTGTTCTTATTGAACTCGTTCTGAGCAGAACCATATGCAGTATATAGATACTGTAGTAGAGTCTTCTTGAACTCCATACCGTGATTCTTCATCTCAATTGCCTCGGCCACGGTGTATTCGTTATTGCCAACCTTAACCTTAGTGGTTGCATTGGAAAGAACAACTGCTCTCTTCATTGCAACACGACGAGCTATTAGGTCGGTAACCTTCTGATAGCCACTCTTCATATTCTCCTTGCAGGTGTCAACCTTCACACCGTTAATCTTCTCTGCTGAATGCTTAACAGCTAGTACATAGGTGTTACTACGGATGGCCTTGATGATACGGTCATCAATAGTCTTCAGTTCGGAAAGTGCCTTGTGGATAGTGCATGTTTCTTTTGTACTCATAATTTAATTACTCCTTTTTCCAAGTAAAATTTCCAGCATGTTTTCTCTTACCAGAAAGACAAGCATATATATTGTATGTAGCTATTCCAGTTTTTTCGCTTGCCTCTTTTGCAGATATATAAATATTAATTAATTTCTTACCATCATAATCATATTGATATACTTCATCTGGTTTATGATTTTTGGTAGGATCATATTTTCTTAAGCCAATATTGTCACTGTATGACCAAAAATAACCACCGCATGTTTTACTATCATCATTACACGACTTACTTATTCCTTGTTTGCTAAGATTATTTTCTTTTGCAGCATGTGTTACGGACTCATAACGCTTAATAAAATTACCATTTAAGTCGAACTGGTAAACAGGTTTATATCTTTTTAAATTTGCCTTTTCTATGCTTTCTTGTGGAATTTTTTTATTATACCAGTATGCATCTTTTCCACTTTTGCCTTTTATCTCTCCGCCTTCTGATATATTATAAAAATTTCTGCTATCAACGGCATTTAAAAATTTTATTATACTAATTTCTTTATCATTTAGTTCTTCACGAGAATAGCCTATATCAACTATTAATCTAACAAAATTTTTTCTACCATATTTTTTCAGAGCCGTTTTAAATCTCTTTCCACTTCCAAGATATGTTGTCCACCCATCAGAAAACTTTCTTTGTCCAATATATCTTTTACCATTTATCAAATTAGTTGTAATATAAATAAAACCAAATGGATTTTTAATTTCTACATATTCTACCTCATCACATGTATCTTGTCGAATTTGTTCAGATGAGCTTGTATAATATTCCATCAAGCTTCATCACCTCGTTCATTCATCCATTAATTTTGTGTTGTTTTCTTTTAAGTGTCTGGATTATATCATATATTTTGCGATTTGTCAAGAGGTTTGACAAATTATTTTTTGTGGTGGAAGATGTCAGATTCGAACTGCGCTTCAAGACCCCAAGACTCGCGTGCTACCATTACACCACATCCTCCGTTATGGCAGCCCCGACTGGATTCGAACCAGTGAATAAAGGAGTCAAAGTCCTTCGCCTTGCCGCTTGGCCACGGGGCTATATATGGTGTTACTTAATTCACACCAGGATGCTCTCTAAAATAAGAAAAGAACTTATCTTCGTCTTCCTTAGAGCAGAACAATTCTAGTTCTTCCTGACTATCACTTAGTAGTGCGCCAATAGCAACATACTGTGACAGTTTTGACTTTAGATTAAATCTATCACCATACTGAGATTCTAGCCAAACATCACCGTTGCAAGAGTCAACTACTGCTAGAAAATCATTAACTTCATTAATGCTCTTTAGTCTCATTTTATATTTTCCTTTCTTTAAGATAAATAACACCTTTATTCAGTCAACTCATCACAAGATAAGTAGTGTTATGCGAGACTTATACACGATGCAACCCCAGGTATGTACGGGGTATGGCGGAGAGTGAGAGGGTCGAACTCTCGCGGGCTTTTAAACCCCTAGCAGTTTAGCAAACTGCCCCCTTGACCACTTGGGTAACTCTCCATATATGGCGACGGGCTGAGGTGTCGATCCCCATACCATCCCTGGTACCACTTGTTTTCAAGACAAGGTTCGGAGCCGTCCGAATTAACCCGCCATATTAACTCGCCGTTTTTGGTGGGAACGGCGAAACCCGCTACTATGCTGGAGGAGTTTCCTCCTTGCTGGATTTTACGCATTCAATCATAGGCAATATCCTCCGTTTCGTAGACTGATGCTTTTCTTTCGACTTTTGTCTAGCCAACTTGTGGATGGCATCAAACCCTCAATGAACTCCACAAATAACCGAAGTTGGCCCGGACTATTTGTTTCAACGTTGCGTCAGACAATCTTGTTGCTGACCTTTTAAGTAGACTCTCTCTACTGGAGCGGTAGACGAGACTCGAACTCGCAGCAGCCAGATTGGAAATCTGGGGCTCCACCAATTGAACTACTACCGCATATTATTGCTGGCTACTGCACCTTGTACTTCGGCATCTACACCAGTAAACAGAGTCGGTGCAGGCACCGTCTCCTGAAAGGCTAATCCTTTGAGGCAGTATTTAAGTATCACTTACTTGGCGACTCCGATCGGTTTCGAACCGACGACCTCCAGCGTGACAGGCTGGCATTCTAACCATCTGAACTACGGAGCCATATTTGGTGACCCAGGAGGGATTTGAACCCTCGAATTCCAGCGTGAAAGGCTGGTGACTGTATCCAACTTGTCTACTGGGCCATATTGGTCTTCCAGACAGGACTCAAACCTGTGACCTACGGTTTAGCTTACTACTCTATGTTTCCATAGCCATAATTTATATGTTGTAGTCTGGACTATATCATCATCATTTCAGATGGGAAGCGTATAGTCTCTACGGATCCCCATTGTGAGAGGGTTTCCTCGGAATTGTCTTCGTCAATATATTCAATATATTCCGCTAAGAGATTTTCCGATATAGCTTCCTGCAAATCTACGGTTAATCCATGATGTTGTATGCTGCTATATAATTTACCACGACATTCATTAGAACAGCAGTTGCATTGATATTTATTATGCTTATCTAAAAAAGATTGTCTTTTTTCAATTGAAAATACTTTCTGACACCAAGGACATTTTAGCATTACCATTTTATGACCAACTCTAGCACCATGTAGTTTTGCATGTTCTTCGTTAGAAAATACCTCTAAATTTTCAATTCTGTTATCTTTTTTATTGCCGTTTATATGATGCACAACCTCATCATTATTCAAAAGTCTACCAAGGTAATTTTCCATTACGACTCTATGTTCCAAAACATAGTTATTTTTTGTACGATTTGGATGTTCTGGTACAACAGCGTAATTATAATCACCTTTGCTCACAATCTTTTGAATATTCCACATAGAAAGCTCCTTTTACTTCAAAGACCGTTGCTCTATTCAACTGAGCTACTGGAAGATATGTTAGACGGTTGTTTTGCCGCTAGCAAGCATTATCACCGTCTATTGAGTGGCTTTTATTTTTTAAATAAGGTCAGCCGCCATAACCTGGGAGGTGTCATATCTGCGCAGATAACTAACTTAACTGGAACTCCGTATCGGTTATGATCCGATTTCTACATCTTCGGACGATGTTGACTTTTCCGATTAATCGAACGGAGTTGGCGCCTCCTGCAGGTCTCGAACCTGCGACACACGGATTAACAGTCCGTTGCTCTACCAACTGAGCTAAGGAGGCATATCATGGTGACCCGTTTGGGATTTGAACCCAAGACACCCAGATTAAAAGTCTGGTGCTCTACCAACTGAGCTAACGGATCATATTTGGTGGTTCCACTCTGACTCGAACAGAGGACAACCCGGTTATGAGCCGGGGGTTCTAACCAACTGAACTATGGAACCATTTGGTCCACGTACTAGGAGTCGAACCCAGAACCTCGCACTAATCTGGTGCCAAACGGAGCATAAATCCGTCGCTCTACCAATTGAGCTATACGTGGAAATTATTTGTCAACACAGAACCTCACTTGCCGACTTCAGCAACCCTCAAACAATGTTGCTTTCCATTAATTTTGAACTGTTAGGATTATATCACAAAACTTTTGATTTGTCAAGTACCTTATTCAACAATTTCAGGTGTCTCAAAAACCTTGCCATTCATCACCAAAACAGAAGCTCTAAACTCATCTACACGCTTATCAAGCGCTGCATAATAATGCTCCAGTACACGTTCTCTTGCATATCTCTTGCCGACCTCTTCATTGAACTCATCTCTCTCATCACATGTAACTACGGCTCGATATGCATTGTGCATCATGTACTTGTCCTTAGGTACAACACAGAAGTCAGTGTCTCTGGTCATCTTACAGATCTTATTAAAAGCATCCCATCTGGTGTTTTCTAGTACAGCAACGACCTTCCGCTCATCCTTATTCACGAAATACTTAATCATCTTTTTTGTTCCTTTCATTAATTTTGTATCGTTTATTATGTGCATATTATATCATACTTTTTTCAATTTGTCAAGCCCCTCAAGATTCATATCGATAATTCTTGCCATCTTTTTTCCAATCTACAAGTACATATCTAACGCTATCTTCTTCTCCGGGGCCAATGATGATTCCCCAAATAAAAACACCATCTTCGCCAACAAGGGTAATAATAGCATTGTTGTTTTCATCGCCATTTGCAGCATTCATAATAGCAACTACAAACTCTTCAAGATCCTCACTGGACTTCATTTCATTATAAGTCTTATTCAGATAATCCTCGAACTTAACGTTGCCATCTTTGTCCTTGAGTACTACATGTTCCCAATACTGCTGATTACACTCGATTGCGAAATAGTTCCTACTCATAATTAACTCCTTAATTAATTTTGTTGTGTTCTTTTTGAACTGTGGGTATTATAGCATATTATTTCTATTTTGTCAAGGGGTATTTTCAAGAAAATCGTCTTCTAAAACAAGAACATTGACCCTTCCAGTATAAGCAGTGCATCTGTCAATAGCAATCACGCCATCGGCATAATATGGCTCCCAAATAGCAGTTTCTCCAAACTCCTCAATCCAATTATCTGTCTTAATAGAATCCAGCATATGTCCATAGCTACAATGCCAGTGCCCACACACAATAGTCTTCCCGGGCTCTACAAAGCCTTTTCTAGCCATATCCATGCCATTTAACCATCTAGCCTGATCCCACTCACCAGCATGAGCATAACGCCAACTAGGATAGAACTCAAACTTTCTGTTATTCCTATAATACATAGGTAGCCCGTCCTTACTTACCACCGGAATCCAACCATGTACAAAGATATAATTCTTGGTTTCAAAATAATTTACCATACCATCGATAAAATTCTTGGTTCTTTGATATGCAATTAGACAACACTCGTCAAAGCTATTGCCCTCTGCTGCATTACCAAACTCACATACTGTATCAAAAGTGCCGTTAGAATAGTCATGAGAGCCTGGATATCCTCTATCACACAAATCTTGCAACAAACTTTCGTGATTACCCTTTACAAGTACCTTTCTAGGCAAACTCTGTAAATATCTCATAATTTCTACTGGCTGACTACCACGATCCCATACATCACCACACACAATAAGCCAATGATCTTCATTATTTGGGTCAAATCCGGCATTATCAAGTGCCGTTTTCGTTTCGTCATAAAATCCGTGTATATCAGATACACAAAATAACTTAGGCATACCTACACCTCCTTATCCCCAAAACTTTCTAGTAAACTTTACAGGCTCGCCAATATAATTAGCTTCTCGTTCCCAATCTAAATGGCAGCTATTACAATGATATAGGGTACATAAAGTAAGTTTATCATCGATGATACAATTAGAAGTATCCATAACTTCCAATGTATCGCCACACTTAGGACATACTACTCCACGATTAAAGCATATAGGACATGTTTCCATTCCTTTTGGAATAATGTCTCCACAATATACACAAGTGTTAATCATAGTTATTTCCTCTCATATTTCTTAGTTCTCTCAACGGCTTCTGCAATTCTATCAGAACTTGCTTTATGTTCTTTCAGAGTATCTAAATCTTTTACAAAATAAACATTGCCGTTAATATTATTTGCCATACAAGAATCTCCGTTGCTATACATAGTAGGGTTCTGCATATACGGCAATGTGCAATTACAAATTCCAGAACCACCGTTCTTAGGGTTGTTTGAACATTCATCACAACAATCTGGGTAATTAATTTCCAGAGGTTCTAGTCCAACCCATTTACCCAAAGATTTTTTTAACCATTCATCTTGATACTCTTCAAAAGTATTATAAATCTGTGGCTCCATACACTCGCCAATTAGTTTATCTACTTTCAACTTAGACCACATATCGGAATCATTTAAATATCCACGGATCTTATTTAAAGCATCTTTTTCACTTATGTGCTGTTTACTCACTTCTACACAAGTTTCACTAATACGAAACAATGCACTAGCAACCTTATAAAGCTTCTCCTTTAACATTTCTACGTTAACATCAGCCACTATTTTCACCTCTAAAACTAAACTTTTAATGTAAAATCAGGGCATAAAGTATGAATATATTTATTACAATATCCTACTTTACCACCAATTTTCTTTGGAATCGGTACTCCATAATATGCGTCTTCTAAGGTATATTCATTAATAATGCTACTTGTAATTACAGATTCATCTTCAACCCAATGACCACAATTTTTACACCATGGACCAACCTTACAACTCTTATCTCTTGTGTTTAACATATATTCTAATCTTTTGATTTCTTCTTCTAGCTTTGTATTAATTTCTTTACAATCAAGAAGATCATAATATTCATCTTTGCTAATAAACATATTTACCTCTTAAAACTTCACTTATCTAACACATCTGCAACAATTTCATCATAAATACCAATTTGCTGCTGAAAAATATCCAATCCCTCTTCATTTAACAAAACACTAACCGTTGGCAAGAACGCTCCCTTTTCGTGACCTTCTCCCCAGTCCTTTACAAGCTTTCTACGCCATAAAGCAGAGGCCAACCACATAAGATGTCCATATCCAATTTGATCTCCGAGACGTTGAACTGCATTAACCTCAAAAATGTGCCGATTCATATAATCACCTCACCAAGAATCGTAAAAATAGCACTTTACATTAGGATTTGATTCCATATGTATTTTTAGCCACATTAAGTTAATAATACTCTGCTGAATATTATCATATGCTTCATTATATTCCCAAATAGAATCTGCATTATATTCGTAATATTCCTTATCTAGATATTTCATAAGGATTTTTACAATAGGAATAATATCTTCGGCATCAATAGGCGTACGACTATCATTATTATCTGCACAATGCAACTTTGCTAAGATTTCGCCACGAATACCCCAATGTTTACGAAAGTATATTAATTTAAAATTATTAAAATTTTCATTCCAATCCAACGGTAGTTTTACCCAAAATGGGATATCTTCTCTTTTAATGTTATAACATACTAAGCCATTGTCAAGTCCCATTAGTCATACTCCTTTAATTCATTTAGCATTTTATAAATCATATTGGCATGTTCTTGTTTGATTCCATGATCAACATCAACAATAAACTCAATAATTTCAATTAATTTATTAATCTTACCATCCATGTTCTTTGCCCTCATAACAACAATTTAATAACCTATATATCAATAACTTTCTTTGCTTAAAAGAAATATAGCCATTTTGTTTATACTTCTTGACAATGTTTTTTGAAGCATCATCATCTGAAAATTTATCTACAATGTCAATTAGGTGTTGAATATCTTTCTTTCTATAATCATAATATATGGACAAATATTCAAGTGGATGAAGAAGTAAACCGTAATGTAAAGGATGGCGAGAAGTTAATATGGATTCATCGTACTTTCTACAAACCACATTACACCAATTATGTTTACAATTTTGATAGCACCGTGCCATATATATCACCCATCTATCATATTTCCGATAATTTCATAAACTCTATTAAGCTCATTTACAAGCTCTCTGTTTCTATCTTGCAAGTCTGCAATCATTTCATCTTTAGTTCGTACTGTACGATCAGCCTTAAATACCGCAAACATAGTATCATCTGGGAGTTCGTTGGTATATACACATTTTAGACCACATACCATAGGAATATCACCACAATCACTGGACAACTTAGTATAATACAACCTATCATTAATGGCTACTGTATTGACCTCGATGCCAAGGCGTATAGCCTCTCTATATGCCTCGTAGATATGTTCTATAATTGAATTAATCATTATTTTCATCCTTTACTGTTTCATATATTAGTTTTGCGACTTTACTGGTAATATCATCACCGTCAAAATCGAACTGAGACCAATCAAAATCTTCCTCAAACATTTCAACCAATTCGTTTACACGGCAATCAAACGTATCACACCATTCTAAAGAACGATCAGTTAAAACATAACGATCATATGCACTATATTCTGCTTTAAGGCGAGGTTCTAGTTCTCTTTCAATACGAGATTCAGCAAAGGCTCTTCTTTCTTGTTCTTTTCGTAAATCTTCTTTATACTTTGACAGCGTGCACGAAAAGCACCATTCAGTCTTACATTCATCACACGGAGAATAATAATATCTTCCATCAATACGAACACTCATAAGTTACCTCTTAAAAATCTTCTTTTATATGCTTATTCGCCATAATAAATTTGTAATGTTCCATCTGTATTATAGAGTGGACTAATACCAAATTTATATCCACTACTAATTGTTATATACTTTACTTTTGTATCATTTGCATACACAATTCTATATGTCCCAGCATCATCATCCCACTTAGTAATAACTGTGAAGTATCCATTACAAAAATCTTCTTCATCATTTTTACCAGTTGCTTCTTGATATGTTGTTGCACATCCAACCAATGAAAATATCAAAATAAATATTGTTAATAATACAATTAATTTATTCTTCATATCATACAACCCCTTAAAACTCTGCTTTTATGTGTTATTCTTAGAAAGATATTCTCCTAAATCCAGTAGAATATCCCATGTATTTCTATAATATCCATACATATCCGTTTTAATTTTTACACCCAAACCTTCCAAATATCCCTCTGCAATCGCAACTTTTCTTTTTTCTTCTAGTTCTTCTTCAAAAGTTTTGTTGTAAGATATAGAAGTGTCTAGAAACTGCATATTATTTCTATTGATTTTTGTACAAGCTGTTACATTGCAATGCCCGTATACATTTGCAAACTCGCAAGCTTTCATTTCTTTTGTACAATAATAGCTCATATAATCACCACTTAAAACTTTACTTTTAATCGTTACTTTACGAACCACTAATTGTGTCTAACACTTCTTTAAGTGCAAAGTAATCTGGGTTAAGTAACTGCTGGATTCCAAATTTAACATTGCTTACAACGCAAATAATAATAACAAAAATAACCACAAAACCAACAATTGGAACTACAAACTTCATAGAATTACAAAAATCTTCTCTCATACTAGACACACTATAACTCCCATGCCATCCAGTTCCATTTTTTCTTCTGTCTTCTGCCAACTCTTTATGTTGATTGATGAAGAACTTTGTAGCTCTAGGAACGCAAATCAACAGTGCAATTGTTGCAATAATTCCAATAGCAGCCATTGTAAGATTTGTTACACCTTCTACATACTGTTGCTTTACCAATGTTGTCCACAAATATTCGACCGCTACGCCTAAACTGTTCGCCAACTGCTCTAGCAATTCCATTACTTTATCCATTTTTAAATCCTCCGTTTAAAATTTTACTTTACCCAATTGCAAAATTCACAAAATGTTTTACACATTCCGGTTCTTCGATCTCAAAATATCCACGCTTCTCTTTATCCCATTTGAACCATTGTCTTTCTCCTGCATAAGCACAAATGCCGGGTCCAATGTTTTCAATTACGGCATACTCATAGCAACCTTCGTGCATATCTGTCCGATTTTCGTGAAGAGCGTTCATTGCCATTTCATACTCTGGATAATATCCCCAAGTTCTACGATCGCCAAATTCGGCGTAAAATACATCACTTGGTTCAACTTTGTCAAAAACAGTAATAAAATACATAACCATCACCTCTGAAAATTTTATTTTTATTCGCCATATTTACTGATTATAATATTCACAACATCATCTGGACAAACAGTATCGGTTCCAAGACTTTGGATTTCATCTGGATGTACAAACTTATCTGGCGGAGATAGTCTATTAATATTAACTTTGGTATCAGTAAAACCAGTAATATGTCCAATAAATTTACACTTTCTAATGGTGCTGCTACCAGTTCTTTCATTCTTTAGATAAACCACAACGTCATCAATATGCAACGGTTCTTTTGTAAAACTATTCATAATACAGTTTCAACCTCCTACAATTTATTACACGTCGTCACCGATATACCAAGCTGCAACATCCCACGCAACATAATCAATCCATTCACTTACAAGCTTGCCAATCGGAAGATGTTTATTGTCTTCTGCAAAAGATACCAATGCTTCATAACTATTCTGATCTATACCAGATACATCAATAATAAGTTGTCCTTTATTAAGTTTCATAATTTATGTACCTTTCTTATATTTATATTCCGTTACTTTTCCTTTTCAACAATCTCATAAATTAATCCATCCTGGTCAAGAATTTCATATCGCTCATTAAATTCTACCATTGAAACTGATTCATCAATAATGACCTTATATGTTGTTTCCGATGGAGTAAAAGCAACATTGAAACCAACAATTGAAACAATAAATGCTATAACAGTAAAAAAGATTCCGAAAACGCCATTAACACTGTCATAACATTGAAACACTTTAACTGTACCAACAAACATAATAACGCCTAATATAAATAGTATTGCACACATAACACATAGTACTACTGTAAAAAATATACTATCATTTTTTGTAGTACTAGTACTCAACAAAGTCAAACCTTCCATTAGTTCCATATAAATAACCCCTTTGTTATTAATTTTGTACTGTCATTATAACAAATATTTTCCAAATGTCAATTAGGCAGAATGACCAAATATCACTCTGCCTAACTAGTTATTTTTTACAAGTCTGTCTGTTTAATAATAAAGTTAGAAATCCATTTCTCTGTTTCAGAAGTCTTTACCCACTCACCATCAACTAACTTTGACTTAGGCTTATCCTGCGAATAGAATTTAATAATTTGTCCTTTATCAAAAGGATTTTTCTGATATGCAACTTTACTTAGTTTGTACGTCGTAGTAACACCAGTGTCCAAATGATATACAGTAATCTTTGGGCTGTATTTTGTATCTACTCCAAGTACAAATCCAGTATTTTCAAACTTAGGATTTGTATATGAAATATATCCAAGATATTCAGCCTCTGATTCCAATCTAGTACGAAGAGGAATTTCACCGTCTGGTATCATTTTTGCGAATTCACGAAGAAGATTATCCATACTTTCTTTATCAAACTTAAATTGCTTTGCAGTTTCAGAAACAGCATACTTTTGAACTAAATCCAGTGGTAAGCCAATCTTGTCCTTTTTAAGCAACTTTTTTCCATGGTAAAGATCATATAGGTCGCAAAGCTTAAGTAGCTTTAGAGTGCCGCCAAACTCCTCAAAATAGCCTAGTTTAATTAGGATTTCACGTTGTCGAGAGTTTCCTGGAAACATTTCTAACAATTCTAAGAATGAATCGAATTTACAATCTTTAAGATCATAAAGACTATTTCCAACTTCTTCATTGCAATATTTTACTGCTCCTACGCCTTTATAAATACTGTTAGTTTCCTTTTCAATATTATAATTAGCGTTTGAATGTCGGAATTTAATTGGTTTTAATTCAATTCCAAGTTGACTCATTTCTGAAATAAGATTTGAAGTTCTATTCATATCACCACTATATAAAGATAATGCAACAGTAAAATATTCCAAAGGATAATGAGCCTTTAAATATGCTCCATAAAGACTATCAATTGCAACAGATAGGCTGTGTGATGCATTGAATGAATAATGTGCGGCATCTTCAACAACCTGCCAAGTTTCATTAAATCCATCTTCCTTACCAACATTCTTGACCCAACCATCCAGAAGCTGTGTCTTTAGTGTTTTAAGTTCTTCTTCCTTGAATTTCTTTTTTGCAATCTTCTTAATAATATCATAAGTTCCCTTTTCCTCAATACCTAACCAAACAAGATACTTCATGATGGATTCCTGATAAATTAGATAATGGAAAGAATCTTCTAGTATATCATCAAGATCCTTAACTCCTGTTGTATAAGGCTGTCTTTCAACAAAATTATTAAGCAACGATGCAAAACCGGGACGAATTGCAGCCACATATGCGGAAAGTTCTGCTAAGTTTCTTGGTTTATATCTCTTTAGAATTTGCTTATCAAAGTCAGAATCCGCCTGATTGATAGTAGTTGTAAGACCATTTGCATATAAATCCCATACTTTATCATCACAATTTTTAATAAGTGTTGGAATATCATCAATAGGTCTGCCAATTAACTTATATACTTCATCAATAATTCTATAAACTGTAACAGTTAGATAGTCATTCTTTAGATATTTATATACATCGCAATTGTAACCATCAAGACAGCAGCAAATTTCATCGCCAACTTTAACCAATCCGACAATCTCTGAAATCTTATCATTTGAAAGCAAGAAAGAACAAGGAGACGGTGCAACACTTTCTACTACACCACGGAAAACTTTACTATCTTCAATTAGCTGTTTCCAATCTGGATGATTCTCATATTCTTCTAAATTTTTTGCAATTTCATCATATTCAGAAATATGCATATCGTTAGCCTTACACCAAAGTCTGAATGCAGAAGATTCTTGAAGAGGTTTATATGCAATCATATAATAAATACCGTCTTCACCAAGAATATCTTTACTTGCTTGAATAACAGGTGTAACATCAGCCCAGTTAAGGTCAATATCCGGTAGTGATCTAGACGAAAGAATACGTTCTGCAGACATAAATCTAGTGGGATATAGTGTGATAGGTGCACTAATTCTATCTACTTCTGTTAAACCTAGAAGCTTATTGACATAGAATGAAACTGCACTACCTCTTCCGCTTCTAGTCAGAATTGCATCATATTCATTAACTGCTTTCTTTACGATATAATGGTCCAAAATAAAATAGTCAGCCATTCCGCAATCTTCTATGATTTTATATTCATATTTAATCTGCTGAATATATTCTTTCCATCTTTCCTTTGGGACATTATTTCTTTCTTTTGCCCATGCTTCATTGATTAAATTTCTAAGAACTTTATTACTATCACCATCTGTGATTTTAGGAATTTTAAATTCTTTATCAATATGAATGCCCTCTGAATTATCAAAAATCAAAGTATTATTTAATGCTTCTGTTACTTCTTCCTTAGTTAGAATTCCTTGCTCTTCATATCTTCTAAAAATTTCATCGGAATCAGGGTAATCTAGCAAAAAACCACCCTCTTCCTCATATACAATCCCTTTTGCTTTTAGAAACAGATCTCTATTTTTAGAATCATTAGGATAAATATAATGTGAGTCATTTGCATGAATTATTGCAACTCCATACTTTCTATGAGCGTCAATAATTTTTCTATTATGTTCTTTCTGTTTATTATCTACATGTGCTTGTACTTCTAAGAAAAAGTTGTCCTTAAAATGATTCTTAACAGGCTTCAAAAAACTTTCTTCCCATCCGTCCTTAAACATTCTGCCTGCTACACAAGCAGTAGTAACAACAGTATCTGTCGGAGTTAATGATAAAAGCATATTTAAATCAATTCTAGGCTTATAATAATATCCATCGGTATTTGCCGTTGACATTATTTTATTAATTTCTTTTCTTGCATTTTCAGTCATAGCAATAAGTATAATATGATACATTGCTCTAGAAGTTTTATCATTAATATCATCAACATAATATGCTTCTACACCATAAATACACTTAATACCATGTTCATTACATAAAGTATGTGCTTCAAAAATATTACTTTGGTATCCATGCTCGGTTGTAAAATATGTAGTATGTCCAAGTTCCTTTGCACGATTGATATAGTCAATCGGCTTTGAAATACAATCTAGTGTACGTAAATTTGAATACATTGTATGCTTATGATAATTATTATATCTCATCATCAACTCTCCAATCATTCATAATTAACTGTCTATAATAAGTTCTTCCAAAACATCCACTATCTAAACTTCCAATAGCACTAATTGAACCATTAAACTGATCCCAATTTCCGTTGAAATTCCATTTAATAAATAATGTCTTACCACCATCGGCAATAAGCTTCAAGTGTTTACCACCACTCATAGCTCCAATTTCATAATCTTCAATGCCACTTACCATAACAGAAATCTGAGGCCAACCTTGTCCAGAGATTCTATTTAACATTTTTATTTGTTTAATTAAATCGTCTGTAATTTGCTCTTGATTAATCTGAATATCAATAATAGTTTCTTGTACAAACTCAACACCCTTAAGTGCTTCTTCAAGTGCATTTTGAAAGTTTTCCAAGACCTCGGCATCAAACCACAAACCAAATGCATTCTCGTGACCACCGCTAGACACAAGTCCGGTATCGTCAACATATTTCTTAAAATCCTTAACACCAACAGCACGCGCGCTGCCAAAGAATTCATGCTTTCCAACCTCGCCGGTCTCTTCATCAATTTCCATTCTGTTTCCTAATATAATAACTGGTCTTTGGTACTTTTCAAGAAGCTTATTACCAATTAAACCTTTCACTTCTGCATTGGTTTCTACAAAGAAAAACATTACCTTTTTATCCATTTGTGACTCTGCTTGTTCTTCTAGAATTGGCATAACATCTGCGATTTCTATATTCTGATATTCCTTACAAGATTTTAGGTCGTTAACAAGCCTAGTGATTTCCTTGGAGTCTTCAGATAGGAACAGTTCTACCGCTTTTTCATTTTCATTCATACGGTTGCTTGCATTAACCAACGGTGCTATACCAAATGAAACGGCTTGGCTATTAAACTCATAAGAGCCATTAATTTTCTTAAGTGCTGGATTGACTTGATTATTAAATCCCTTATAACAAATATATCTGTTTTCTAGTGATTCGGCACTAATATCAACCATATCTGCAATTAGACCCGTACTAGCAAGGTCAACTAAGTCATCGCTAAAATCATCTAGCTCTATCCAATCCATATACGCACACAGTTTCCATGTTGTTGCACTACCACTCAGAGCAGGATTTGGATAGTCTACGGCTGAACTTACAAGAGTAATTGCACCAGTTCTCTCCATTTGCTTTTGCATAGACTTAGAAACTAGGTGATGATCCGTGATAATAATATGTTTTACCCCTACTTCCAACACTTTTTCATATGGAAACATTTTTGTTTCAATAGAATCTACAATCCATAAAACATCTATGCCATCCAATATGGATAAATCCAACTTTGCAATACCATGTTCTTTGCCCTGGTTAATTCCATAATAAACTCTATCTGTATGATTCTTTAACCATCTAACCGCAATCGATCCTGCTGATACTCCATCTGTATCAGTATCAAAATGCACAAAAAAACTACCATTATTTTCTATATTTTTGGTAATAATTTGTGCTGCTCTATCTATATTCTTCATTTTTTCAAATGGAATAAGATAATCTTCATTTGGATATAGTAGAGAATGTATATTTTCTATTCCTCTATCCTCTAAAATTGTATTTATAATTTCATTTGTTGTCATACCACGACAATCGCTTTTAACTACCCATTTCTTCTGCATATATTACCTCATTCATTTTGTGTTGTTAATATATTCTTACTAACTGTTCTTTCATAATTTCTTCAAACTTTTCTTTTCCCATATCTGTTGGTGATGATTTTGGTAGCACATCTAAATCTTGATCTGAATCCCAATACCACACCTCTGGCATAAACATTGTTCCAAAACTTTTAATTATATCAGCATTTCTTTTTGTTTTATCAAATTCCAATCCCTCATCCATTGCTATAATGATACGTTTAGGTTGTAGCTGTAATAAAAGTTTTGTTTGTTTTTCTGACAGACTATTCGATCCTAGTGCAACTATATTTCTAACACCAAAATCCCATGCTTGCATAACAGATTTTTCAGATTCCACAACAATAATGTCGTTTCCATATAAATATTGATAATTTTCTGAATAACCATATAACACCTGAGACATAGCTACAGGAATTGTATACATATACTTCGGTTCTTCATCAATAGGATCTCCATTTAATCTACCCTTTGCACCGACCAATTCAGAATATTCGTTTCGAATAGGTATAATAATTCTATTATCCATAACCGAAAATCTTATATCCCAAAACTTTTGAGCTTTTAAACTTATTCCGTCATGTAAAAATTTTAAATTTGTATGTTTTGCGTATTGATTTAATACATTATCATCATATATCTTTAACTTAATTTCATTACTTTTACATGAAAGATTATCATATATCCCACCAAATAAAGCTTTCTTTTGCTGTGGTCTCCAATCATTATTAAGTCCCAAAATTTTCTTCGTTGTCTGTAAAACATCACGAAAATCCACCGATTTTTCCTGTATAATATAACTAATAATATCAGTACTTATGCCACGAGACCAGTCTGAAACCACACAATATTGGTTGTTTTTTAATTTAATAGAGATGTTCGCACCACCAGAATCTGATCGTGCGAATCTTATTTCTGTATTGCGGTGATTAATGTGCTCAAATCCGAATGTTTCTAGTAATTCAATTAGTTTATCTGGATTTTCTACAAGCCTTTCTTTAATTTCATTGAGCACATTTTTCACCTCCTACATTAATTTTGTGTTGTTAACTATATCATAAAAAAATAAATTTGTCAAGACAGGTTATCTACCCTCTGTATTAATAAGCTTATGTGTAGGTCTCGCTTTGGCGCTTTCGTAAAAACAACAGAAATCACCATCATATCTTACTAGATATGCAATACCAGTATCATTACTGTCCGCTCCTCTTCTACACTTATCTATAAAGAACAAACGCCACACTTTGCTTCTGTCTGGTAAAAACTCTTCTTCATACCAACTTCCATCTTCCTTTTGTTTGTGTCTAAATGGATGAATAAAATATGGACTACTTGGATCTAATTCCGCATCAGTTACCTTTCTAAACATAATTAAGTTGGATAGTGTTTCTTTAATTCCACGTGAATTAGATAGGCAGCTTGCATCAATCCAACATCTATTTAAAGAATTAAGGGCCAACTGAACAGTCATAAGACCAATTACATTATATCTCATTGCGATTTCCGTTAATGCTCTAGTGTCCTTAATAAGACTCATCCAAAAAGCTTCATTATTGCCACCATCCATAGATAGCTTAAATGTATCAACCAAGAAACAAGAATAACCACCACGGGTAATATCCTTTTTAATAATTTGACAAGTCAATCTTGCATCCGCATCACTTAGGCTAGTAATTTTAATTGCCTTTGCATAATGTTCTTTCCAATACTGTCTTGCTTCCTTAATTTTCTGCCTATCTTGATCTGTTAAGTTGCCGGACGCCAACTTCTTTTTTGTTACTTCCCAATAATTTAGGCAACGAGTTAGTACCCATACAAGGAATTGTATTTTTACATCGGATACAGAACTCTCATTTGTTATCATAGTCACAGTTTCACCTTGAGAGATAAGGCTCATAAGCGTTGTGATCATATATGTTGATTTTCCAGCACCGGAATGTGCTGCCCAACAATTTAAAGTGCCGTGCTTTACTCCGAGTATGTTCGAGGACATGAATGGGAATGTTTTAATCACATTTCCATTAACATCTAAACCAGCCTCACCAAAACTGACGCCGACCTCTTCTTTATTTTCCAATCTTTCAAGAAACGCATCATCGAAGTCAATAAATCCCTGTTCAATAATCTTTGAACTATTGATTTTTGTGTCAAGTGTTGCCAAGGTTCCCTCATAGAAATCAATAACTTCTGACGCCGTAAACTTCTTAAACAGTTGATAAGGGATAACTTTCTTTCCATTATCTAATGTCATTTCATTTAAAAGGTTAAAGTTTTTTCTATATAAAGATAGAATAATATTACTCTTATTTAAATCATCTAAAAATGAATCATAATTCTTAACCGAAACCGCATCCATGACATTCTGAATCTGTTTAAAACCACCAAACTCATTGTTGATTTTATCTCTTAGGTCTTCGTTTGCATTAGAAATGAATGTAATTTCATCAAATGTGTGATATTTTTTATCTCTAATTTGCTTTCCAATTGTAAATAGCATACGACCAGACTTAGTTATGAAATCCTTATGAGATAATCCACAATCATCATATAAAGTTATATCGTTCAAAAGGCAACCACAAATATTTCCCTCTTCTGTAAGTCTCGTTTCTAATAGTCTTTCATCATAAACATCAAATGCTCCACTAATAAATTGACTTTTATCCATTAAAATTCATCCTCCAAATCTGCCAAGGATCTACGTCTGTTGCGAGTAGCTGTAGCAACCTCATAGAAAGTTTCATCAACCTTTACCTTTGGTTTTTCTACTTCGCTTACAACTACACTTTGCTTATAATCACCTAGCTTATTCTTCAAAATTGCACTTAGGTATCTAATCCGATTGAATTCTTTGTCTTCAAGTCTTGCAATAGTATTATATAAAAATTCCTTATTTTCATATAAATATTGTCCAATTTTATCATTATCAGCAACCTTGTTCCAAATCTTCCACTCTGCAAATAGAGCCGTGTTAGTGATCTCTTTCCGTGCTATAATATCACAGACTAATCTATATACTTTATCCTTATCTTCTGCCACCTTTTTCTTTTTGCTCTGGTCTGCATCATATTCTTCCTGGCTACAGTAATAAGCTTTCTTTCCATTAGTAATTACCATATATGCTATCTTAGTATCTAATGGTTCACCACATATACGACATTTCGCTCTCATATTATACCTCCTAACGTAAATAAATATTTACAAAATAACATCTTTTGTACATATTTACGTACATTATGAAAAAATTTGGTGAGGTGGTTTCCCACCCCACCATAAGTGTTTTTATTCAAATACCTCTAACATCTTAGTTAACACTTCAACATCTTCTAGTTCGTCTAGCTTCTTGCCAGTAGAATTTAGAAGTGCCTTAACTGTCTTCTTCTGTTCAGGGGTGCCAGCTTTATTCTTGTTTCTGATTTCTGTTCTTACGGCATCAAAATCGAAATCTACATCAAGAGTATCATCTAAATCCTCATCAACATCGAAGGGTGGTTCATCTTCATCTAAATCGTCCTCTACAACCACAGGAGTAGGTGTTGGCTTAGTTGCCTTAGTAGGCTTCTTAGGTACATTTCCATTAAAGGCTTCTAGCTTAAGAGCAATCGCCTCTTCAACCGCCCTCACAAAGCCCTCGGCACTAAAATCAATCTGGTGGGTAATGTACTCAAAGTGGCTCTTACAGTCAATTGCATTATCATCGTCTGCAAATACCATAATTCTCTTACGGTCAACTAGCTCACCAACCTTATCCATCTTCTTAGTGAATGCATTCTTCTTCTCTTCAACATTCTCAATAATATGCTGGAAGTAACACATTGCAACTAGGTTTACCTTATCCTTTAGTGCATTATAATACTTATTGTCTAGATTACAAGTTAACTGCTCAAACTGTACTTGAGTAATTACATCAGTCTTAGACTTTGTCTTAGTATGGCCAATTTCCAATAGGCTATATCCAGCTTCCTGTAGCTTCATAACCTGCTGAATCATTAGATCACAAGCTCTAGATTCACCCTTCTGGAATCCCTTATATGCCTGTGAAATACTCTTTGCTCTTTCGTTAATATCACAAGTTGCGTTCCATTCAGCAATTACATAAGCCTCTGCAATTCTTGCAAACTCATCTAGGGAGTCAATTGCAACGAACTTTGTATCGGGGTATGCTTCCTTGTTTGTACAAAGTTCCTTTACGATAGCAACAAAAGTCTTGAAGTCGGGTGCTACATCACCGAACGCATCAGGAATGTGCTTGGGCTTATTTTCACCACCACAAGTGATGATAAAAGTACCTTCGTTGCTGCCTGTAACTAACTTACCAATTTCATATACTAAGGTTGTCTTACCAATACCACCAACACCGTTAATGATATATGAATAATCTTCAAACTTTTCGCTCATTTTATAGGTTCTTCCAAATTTTCTCTCTGCCATCTGTTATACCCCTTTTCTCTTATAAATCATCATCATCAAAAATATCTATAACTGTACCATCTTCTACAGTGTCGATATCTTCATCTTCATTCTCTTCAATTACATCTTCTCTTGCAGGATGCATATCTTCTATACTATATACGGTATCCTGAGCAACATTCTTCTTAGGAGTTAGCTCTGTAAATCTCAATTCGCTTACTCTGTCGCCAATTGCTCTACCACCTAGTTCTCTCTTAACATCCTCAAAATCTAGTAGACCGCACTCGATATCTTCTCTAGTTTCGTCATCAAGCATATCCATTGTCAGCTCAATAACCTCAGCGCCCTCAATAACACTTAGGGTTAGACCAATCTGCTTAATTCCGTCATCACAAGAGAATTTTCTCTTTAGAGCATTTCTCTTCTTTTCATTCTCTTCTCTGATAACAACTACAGCATCCTTAAAACCAGTCTTCTTTAGATTATTGTCATAATATGCAAACCAACCATTAACAAAACACTTTCCAGTTTCATCATAAGTGCTGTCATCCCAAGCCTCTTCACCAAAATAGAAATCTGTTTTCATTTCCGTCTTAGATTCTGCATCTTCTGCTGCAAGAGTAACTCTATTTACATGATAGTTCGTATAGAACTTATCCTTGTCTGCATTATAAGACACTTCATAACTACCGGAAATATTGAATAGCTTATTCTTTAGCTTATCAGACTGAGCAACCTTTACCATATATTCTGCAAAGTCCCACTCTGAAACAAATTCCTTTCTCTTTGCCTGAGACTTTTCTAGTGCAACCTTAGCATCGTCTAGATTGTCGAAACCTACTTCTTCCATCATTTCATCAGTAACAGTTCCGTTTTCAAATGCCTTAACAAGATCCTGTAACTTGTATCTCATCTTATAGTCACCAGTATCGACTACAAACTTTCTAAAACCTGCAACCTTTGCAATTTGATCTTCGTCAAATCTCTTTACCCAAGGAATTTCAATTACAGTTCCCTTAGTTACCTTTCCATTTTCGTCAGTGGTTGACTTACCAAAAGTCTTAACAGTATTCTTCTTATCGTCCTTCCACTTACCACCTTGAGTCATACATAGAACTCTATTAGTACCACTAATACAATTAAACTTTACGCTTGTACTAACCCATCCACTTTGAAATTCCTTTCTCTCAATTGGATGAAACTTTTCACTATCTTTACCTAGAGCAATTTTGCCCGTGAAGTTAAACAAATCTGCCATTCTTCATTTTCCTTTCATTCATTTTGTATTGTTGTTAATAAAAATATCTCTCGTCTAAATAAGGGTCTTTCAATTCCATTAAATCCATTTCACTATACCCACAATTAAGTGCATGATTATGTTCACACTTTGGACACCACGATTTCACTATAGAAATGGCAATTGGAATTTTTCGTTCTATTATATATATATGTCCACAATTAAGACATTGGACCCATGTTTTTTCTTCTTTTGTACTCACTCATAAATTCGCTCCTTTCCCACCAGCTTCCAACACATTCATTTTGTATTGTTTTCTTGATGGCTGTATTATATCATATTTCTCTTCATTTGTCAAGCCCCTGACTTGTATAGTATCCCTTGCTAATTTAGCACCCCGTTTCCCGTAGCTGATCACTACCATTAAGTTGTTTGTATTTCCACCATCATCAATTTATCGGCCCAAAAATACATACCCTTTATCATACCATAGTCTATGATGTCCCTTTTATTCAAATAAATTTCCTGTTCATTAATAGTGAAGCCAAGACGGCCTTCATCTTCAAGAATACAAAGGCCATATTCAATTTTTTGACTTCCATATAATTTATGTGCAATATCTATTTTTACTTGCTTACCATTTATTTTTTTTAACTCTTCTATAAAATTTTCAATACCAGAAATTATCATTTGTTACCCTCCGAAATGCCAATATGTCTCATAATTAATTAGAAAACTACAACTTCCAATTCTATACATAATCTTTATATTTGTGTACTACATTATCTACGGCGAATTGAGATGTATATCCATAACGGATCATTAACTCTTTGCCTTCCTTTGTCTTAAGGAAATCCTTTATCCCTAATCCTGTTTTATCCATACCAATTTTTAAATAGTGCGTAAATCCACTATTTTGAATTATTTTCATTGTTAACCACGGCATTCCGACATGATCTCTAAATATTTGGATTTTTCTATATATCCATCTAAATCTTCTATCTTCTGAATCAAGCTCACCAAGCGCATTGTCTCTTTCTTTATATAGGCGACCATACCCAAGTAATGTTTTTTCCCTTAGAGTCTCTCCATAACAAATATATTTAGTTTGTTTAAATGCACCCAACAAGTCTTCATATAACTCATCCGTTAAGTTTAGCACACGACCATCTTCAAAATGTAATTGTTTTCTCGTTTTGTCTAGCTGCCCCTCTTGAAGCCCAGTAATATCTCTCATTGATGTTCCTGAAATCCCTTCCCATAGAGACTCGACAATACATCTATCTACTACATTTAGCAGTTGTGCTTTAATATCATCTAAATCCTCTCTTGTGATTAACTTGTTTTTACTTTCTGCTATACATGGTTTTAAATCGGAGATCGTAAAACTTTCATATACTTTTTTCACTTTAATTCCATGATAGTATTCTGCAAAAGCACTATACGCTTTCATAATTGTATTATTATTTAAAAGTGTATAGATGCTCTTACATTTAAATCCGTAAAACATTTCCATAGCTTCTTCTTTGTTAAACTGACAACAATCTTTTTTAAACTTTTCTTCAAATGGTTCTGTCTTTTTGAATATAGCATATAGTGTAGTTTTTTGGATTACACGACTTCTCATTATGTCTTTTATAAATTCCTCTTTTCTTTCTTTTTGATACATAATATCCACTCCTTGTGGGGTTAATTTTATTTTATTATGACAAACATGTGTTTGTCAATGTGCAAATTTTGACAATCAAATTAAATTATCAAGAACATTAGTTGCCTTTTCTGCCTCTTCGTCAAGCACTTCAACATATCTTCTTGTTGTTTGGATGTTTTCATGCCCCAACACTTTTGCGATCGCCTGTATACTCACACCAGACGCAGCCAAATTAGTTGCAGCAGACGCACGAAGCTTATGTGGGGTAATATGTTTGCCATGGATATTCTTTGTGTACTTAGCTACTAAGTCTCTAACGGCCTGTGTAGTCATACGTCTTTTCCATTGTGATAAGAATAAGGCATTACTTTCGGCATTAGGGAAATACGTTTCACGATCCTCAATGCATTGTTTGATTAGTTCTGCCAAATTATCACCAAAACTAATCGCTCTAACCTTATTTCCTTTTTCTACAACACTAATAGTATGATTTACGAAATCAATATCGTCAATATTAATTTGAGTTATCGCACTCACACGCAATCCAGTTGATAAAGCTAAAGAAACCAAGCATAAATCTCTACTTCTTTTAGATTCTGTAGAATTTGTTTTAATTTCATTGATAACCATATTAATTTCTTCTCTTTTTAAATATGTTACCTTATGCTCCGTATTAATCTTAGGTCTATTAGTTTTTTCCATTGGATTTTCTTCAACATAATCGAACTCTTTTAAGAACTGGAAAAACGCCCTTAAAGATGTCCATCTGGCAGCACAGATATCATCACCAATTCTTACTGTTGTTCCGTTTATATTTTTACGACGAATAGATCTCATATACTCATTTATTTTTGCTGCTTTTACATTTTTATAAAACTTATTATTCGGCTTATTGTTTGTCACATAGTTCATAAAATCTATATTATGATTAATGTAATTATTTAATGTGGTATATGTTTTATTTATGGCTAGTGTATTATAGAATTCTGTAAAAATTGATGGCAGACTGTTTAATTTAGCCATCATTTTTTCTTCTGCTCTTAGTTCTCTTTCAAGTCTTCCGTTCATAATATTGCCTCCTTATTTATTCTTAAATGTAGAGAAATACCAAATAACTGTCGCAAGAATCCAAATTCCAATTCTAGCGTGAAAAACCGTTGCCACCAACATGATTATTACATACCAAATTGTTTTAGCTACCATACTGTCCGTCCAATAAAACTCTTCTTTTGCTTTTACCGGAGGCGCTTTATTTTCTTCTGTAACAATTTGTACAATATTATTTTCGAAATCTTGCCATATACATACATAAACATTATTATCGTCCTTAAAATATTGATATTGACCACAATGATACATATAAGTAACAACTGCATTCGACAAATATATTTCTTTTTTATCTAAAATACATTTCCCATTATATATAAAGTTTGTACCAGATTGATAAACCTTTTTATTATATACAAAACTCTTTAGCTTAGTATTTTGACTCATGTACATATTATACATAACGACACCTCACTTCTTTGTCCAATAATTACCAACAACTCCATCAAGTGAATACCATGTATCCCATACTTTTCCGTGACTAACCATCACCATATGATGCGTACCAACATGTGCTATTGCCTTACCCTTAAACGATGGTGCCCATTCATAAGCCTTGTATTTTGTTCCATCTGGCTTTTTAGGTTGCTTGTGCTTTACCCAGCCATTTTCTTTCAAATATTTTGTATATAAATCAGGATCGTCAATCATACGCTTATGCTTAATTCCAAACATTGTTAAATCTAGTACAACATCATCCCACTCTCTACCAGTAACACCACAAATAGATCGAATCACACAATCGTTAGTATTTTTTCCCTCAGGGTTTGCATTAAAATACTGAAATACACCAGGATTTTTATGAATGTTCTTTAAAATTTCTTGCATAATGCATTCCTCCTTAATATTAATATTGTGCTTTGATATTGTTTACATAATTTTCGAGATCCATTTTCTTTTTCTTTTTCTTCTGTTTTAAAACCTCTCTTTGATGCCAATATTGATGTGCCTCATTTTTCTGCAAATGCAAACATTGTTTTCCAAGACAATTTTTTGTTTTCATTTGCTTTACTGTCAAATAACACTTGTGATATCTACAATATCCAACTACATTATCTGAATAAGTGTTATATAAACACAACTTCATATTGCATTACTCCTTTTCATGATGAATTATATCATATTAATTTTGTGTTGTCAACCATGTTTTACACAGCAATTCCTTTGCGTTTTTCGAGCGCATGCTTATAAGGAATCCACTCTTTCTTTTCATCGTATTGTACCCATCTTAATACCTCCTGTCTTTCTTCTTCACTAATTACTCTTCTAATTTTAATTTTATCGGTAATGATCCAGGTTGCCTTTCCGAACTCTTTAAAGAAATACCAGCCGTTTTCTGGAACCCTGTCTGTAAAACACTTTTTGGGCAACTTAGATACCTCTTCATTATAATCAACGGTATAATTGTATTCTACTTCAGCCCAAACACGACGCCATCCTTTTCGTCTACCTTTATAATATCCATTTCCGTCTTCTCCATAAGACATGAGCCATGGAGCTGCCGGAATTACTCCAATATGAAGACCTGGACGTGGTGCAAACTTATTAGAATAATGAATTTCTGCCTTAATCCATTCTCCAATAGGATAAATCGTATTATTATCCAAGAACAGGGGATAAAGATTCCCCTGTGTGTCTTGTTCAAAAAGTTTATAACCAATTTTTGTTTTCATAATTATTAACTCCTTTCAAAACTCTTCCCAAATACGCTTAGTTTCTATTTCATACTCATTGACCACAACTTGTTGTTCACACTCACAGAAATTATACATACAATAACCATCATCCGCACATCCAATTTTACAATTATCATCATTTAAACAACGAATAAGTTTATGAACCTTATATCCATTAGGAATATAACCGATATAAGAATAGTAACATTCATCATAAGCCTTATACCATCTGGAACTTCCACCGTCATTTTCGTAAAATTTATTATGTTCCTTGTCGAAATAATGGACCGCTAATGTCATTGTGCTTGTGTAGTGTTTACATAAAAGCATAGGACAATTAATTTCTGGATGTGTGCTAGGATCGTCTCTTTTAAATACTTTCCAATTCATCTTAATTCTCCTTTGCCCACTTTTTAGCGTCCCTCAGCTTATCAAAACTTGCTACGATATCTCCATCACCTTGTTCCAAACAAACATCATACATAACTGTGCTACCAAACACTTTTCCGTTATCCCAAACTGTTTGTTCTTTAACTCGCACAATACCATATTCTCCGATTATTTCTTTTAATTCTGAATTAACAACTTTTCTTTCCATATTACCACTCCTCCACATCCCATTTAATCCACAGGTCGTATTCTTCACTAAAGCACTTCAACATGTATTCTTCCAAGCACATTTCTTCTGCTGCTTCCGTTTCAAAACAAACCCACTCGTTATAATATCTGTCCAAATCTTCCATGATTTCTGATTCTAAATGTATATATTTTGTGGGGACAGTAATCACCAAAGTTCTTTCATAACATTCACAGTCAAATCTAATTTCCATATTATTTACCTCCTTAAATTAATTTTGTATTGTTAATGTTGATTAAACACAACGGCCTTAAGCTTCTTAGACCAACACACACTACATGCTGAGCAAGTACTTTCTCTTCCAGGACATCTAAATGCATTTTTAGGAAAATCAGGATTTAATCTCTTATCATCGAAGTCTATATATGCAACACCTAACCCATGAGGATTAGGAACTTCCCAAAGTCTATCCCATGCAGAGAACAATACATTAAGATTATCTGGCAAATCTCCATTTTTGTCAATGTATTCGTTTACAATATCATATTTTTTAGTGAATGCCATATGCTTTACATTTGGAGTTTTATTACACAAATCAATCATTCTATCAAAAAACTCTGCATCGGCTATATCACCACTATCAAACCATCTTACCTTAGGAAGCCCAGAGAACTTTATCTTGCAATAGATCTGTTCAAAGAAATTATCTGGGTCTTCATAATACAGTCTTAAATTTCTGTAATATGCTCCTTGCACCCTTGCCATTTGCTGACATCCCTTTCCGGCATAGCAATCTTTTTTACAAGGTGCATCTGCTCTACATGTACATAGAGGAAATGCAAGATTCAAACACGCTTTTCCTGTTTTACTATTATTGTTTGACATACTAATTTCGTTTGTCTTATTAGCTAAGAAGTCAATATACTCTTGACGATCCATTTTAAACTCTTTGTTGTTCTTTTTTGACATATAAATCACTTTCCTTTCATTAATTTTGTGTTGTTGTACTGCACTCTACCTACAGAAAGCTCCTCAATAAGCTTGAGTGCATTTTTTAGAATTTCTATATCGTCTTTATAAAATTCGTCCAACTCATCTCCCTCTAATAAATCTTCCTTTTCTGCGATTAAATCCTTAAGTTGTTTAACAACTTCTTTTTCGTTCATACTTACACCTCCTCAATATCTTCTACATAACTATCAATTAAATCTCCATCTTGACCATCGAATAGATTATTCAGATATTCCCAAATGTTTTCTTCCAAATCCTCTTTAGATTTTGCCTCGATCTCAAACTCGTATTTTACGATTTCCTTATAAGTTACTTTAAATTTCTTCATACTCGTCTTCCTCCTCGTCATATTCACCAATAAATTCAACTCTGATAGAAACAATCTTTCCATCTTCGTTCTTTGTAGTCCAACAATAATATCCACCATCTCCGTATCCAGAAGAGGATACAAAGCCAAGGTTATCAATTGTATTACCATCAAGTTTATACAAATACTTCTCAGACTTGATGCTTTGTCTATATTCTTCAAATGCTTTAAATCTTGCTAACAGATTTTCTACGGTGTCAGATGCATTCTCCCAATAAAATTCTTCATAGTCTGGATTTTTTACATGTGTATGTGTTAAATCACACACCATATCATACCAATCATCATTTACATGAGGTCTTTCCGTTGCATCCATATGATACTTAGCATAATACTCATAGTCAAAAATACCAGCCTGTCCACTATCAACACCGACTTCAAAATCTTCCATCTGTAATAACAGGGAGCCTGTCTTATAATTTACATGGGTTACTTCGATTGCAGATACTCTTGTTCCCCAAGTTCCCTCATCGCTGTACTCGACATTACAATCATATTGCCCAGGCAATACATTTTCCAAAACTCCCTGACACCAAGTCCCCAATCCATAACACGGATCAGACACCATAACCTTTGCACCTAAAGTAATAACTCCCTTGTTTTCAACTGTACCTTTCATAATTTATACCTCCTTATAAAATGTTTCGTCTTCTTCATCCCAGTAATAATGTCCAGGCTCACAATTAACAAATGCAGGATAATAGTTTTCCTTTGCCCATTCAGATAGCTGCTCTGCCGTTTCTGCGTCTGGGATATACACCCAAATGGCATCATCAATATTATCTGTGAATTTTCTTCCATATGTTTTGCTTGCGTATGTCTCCATTACAATCTTTTTGAAAAACTCGTTCATCTTATTCCACCTCACATTCATAAAAGTTCTCATTACACTCTACACAAACATAATCATATTCAGGTAAATCACTACAGTATAATGTTTTTCCACATCTAGGACATTTCTTTTCTGTTGTAATTGACTTTATAATTGAGTGAATGCTAGGATTTAAACCTTGAACCACTTTGTCAAACCAAACCAATTCGTTTACAGACATCTTTTTGAAGATTTCTTGTGAAAACTTAATATAGTTTTCTGTTTCTTTCACATCGGCTAGATAGCCAACTTTCTTACAACAAGGGCACATCTCTTCATGGTCCTTTTCTATAATGTAGTCTTCATTAAATATACTTTCACACCAATTACATTTAACCTTCATGTTATTCATCCTCCCTTAATTCACATATCTTTCAAGCATATACCAAAGCTGATCTTCATCATTTAAGTTAATATCTTCGTAATTGATATCATACATAATGTCTTCTATCAATTCTTTATCTGCAATCACCTCTTCCTTTGTGGTTTCAAAAGGCCAATCTTCCTCATCGATGTGTTCGATAAAGTAAATTACAGACTCTTTAATGTTTTGTAAAAACATCTCATGATAGATTTCATATGCTTCATCAAGGGTGAGGCTGATTACCTCACCGTTGGCTCTGATTAGGTCAATTCCGTTTGTTTTGTGTTTAATGCTCATTGTGTATACCTCCTTAAATAAAATCCCATATATTCATTCCGGGTGCATCCCACGGATTGCTTGGACTGTAATCTCCATTTTCTGCAGATGGAATATACTCTTCGTCTTTATCATTTACTACTTCATCCCAAATCCAGCACCAAGCACCAATAGGATACAAATGCATTGGACCATCTTCTGTTTCTACATCGGCACCATCGAATACATCTGGCTCGTCATAGCACTCTACTTCGATGATATAAGAATCTGTTTCTGAATCATATTTAGCTTCAACTCCTTCCTTGTTTAAATCTCGCATCATTTCATCTGCAACTTCCTTTGTGAACCAAGGGCATTCCCATCCGTTCCAACGCCTTCCGTCTGTGTATCCTTCATAGGTTTGTTCATTTGTGTCTATGACAAATCTTGTTTTTCTCATTTTCGTTTCCTCCTTATATTACATATATTTTTCTAACAGATATGTGATTTCTTCTTCTAAATCACCATAGGTGCATCCGTAAAGACATGCTTCACCTTCATCACCCATACGGTCATCATCTGGAATCATAATTCCCTTTTCATCTAGCATATCCTCAAAGATGTCGAGAATCATAATGGCAAGTCCACGAGGCTTACCCATATCTTCAAAGAGTTGTTCTGCCAAAGTTTTCATTTACATTACCTCCACATATACAATGTATTGATCTCCGTTATATTCAAACTCCCATTCACCCAAGTATTCTTCACAAACCTCTGTACAACACACCTCACTTCCATTTTTAAACATTACGGCTTCTGTCCATGGATAACCATCATCTACACCGCACAACTTAACATCAACCTCAATACCGTTGTCAAACTTCGCTGTGTGAGAAATAGTATCATCTTCACCCATCTCGTTTGCCATATTAAACAACCAGTTAATATGGTCTGCTTCTTTTTGAGAGATTAAAATTTTCTTTTCGTACTTCATTTACATTACCTCCGTTTAAGAATGTGTTGCATTAAAATTTTCAATTGCCCATCTGTTGCCGGTTGCATATACAGCGTTTCTACAACGCTCATAAGGTGTAAGAGGTCTTGTATGGCCTTGTTTAACTTCGACCTTCTGTTCTTCTTCATCTCCTTTAATGCTTTCAATTTGTCTAATAATTTCATCTGCATTATTAAATTCATAAGTAATACTGCTTTCATTATCATATACTGTTAATTTGTATTTCATTGTAATCCTCCTTTATGTGTTTAATACTTCATAGATATTTCAATTGCATCTACCGTATCTGTGATATCCTCACCACAAATAACATTACCCTTTTCTTTATATAAGATTCCACCATTAACACTAAATGCCATTCCGTTATCCAAATAGAAAAGTCCAAAACAGTCTACTTTCGGTTCGACTGTAACTTTATTTCCGTCTTTGAATGTAATTGTAACAGTTCTTTTCATCTATAAAACCTCCGTTAAAATCACTCTTTTATGTGGTTACTCACACATCTTTTCCAACACCATTTCTACAAACTCTAAATCTTCTTCGTCCATACACAACCCAAGATAATATGCTTTCATAATATCATTACAAAAATCATATACTTCGTGTGCTTCAAGTTCAAAATTGTTTTTAAATCTGTATTTATCTTGAATTTGCTCAATTCTTTCCATACCAACACTATTTAATCTAATCATATATATTTCCCCATTAAAATCGTCATTTTATTCTTCCAAAATGCCACCCTTTTGCTTGTATATCCACTTTGCCTTATCAAAATTGCAAGTAGTATCAGCCATAAGGTACATCTGTTCTCTTTCGCACCAACCAACAACCTTCTCTACGGTTAGGATATTGTACATTCCAAAATCTTCAACAAGGCTTACAGATTTATGGATATAACAATCGTTTCCATAATCACTCAAATCAGTAGTAGAAATAACTCTCATATAAAACCCCCCACTTATTCACCAAGAATATTTACCTTCGCATTGTCAATAGCCATTTCCATTGCAATCCAATTTTCGTCATAGCCAAACTTTCTTCTGTTCCGCTCATAAAGAACACCTTCCTTAAAAGCCTTCTCTACAATCATATCAAGATATGTTTTAAATTCTTCTATAGACATAATCACACCTCACAAAATTATCTTTTTAATCTTCCCAATCGTCATGCTCTCCGTCATAATCAACTGCACCACATTGTCTACCCTCTGTGATTACAACGGCTTTGTAATCTTCTCCATAGAAAGCCATTACATTGTATTCTTCAACATCTCTGATACTCATTGCAAAATCAGTACCATAAGTCTGTTGCATACCAATTCTAACTTCCATATCATCATCAAAGTTTTCCAACATATCAATCAGTTCTCTAACTGTCATAATCAAATCCTCCATAATAAAATTATCCTTTTAATGCACCTTTACTACTTTTACTTCGTCTTCTCTAACCAACACCTCAGCACCATGTTCAGTTCTATGCACAAGATAAGGCTCATGCACATATCTTCTTGCAAACGGATATACACCATACATACCATCTCCGTTCATCTTTACCATAACGAGAAGATTTTTATCGCCGTTCTTTTCGACTTCTCTCTTGTACTCTTCATAAAGTTCAATATCTTCCCATTTTCTTCTTGATGGGGTATACGGAATTCCCCACCTTTCACAATCTTCTTCGTATTTTGACTCTGCATTCACCCAATACTTTAAATGTTCAAGTTGTTTTCTTACTTGTTCGTGCATCATATATACCCCTCCATTTAACGAGAATCAAACATCCTTATATATGTTTCCATAGCATTTGCCAAATTCTTGTAGTCACTTGCCTTAGGCAGCACATGTGTATATGTTTGAGAGAAATACCATTTACCATGATCAATGTGCTGATACCACATAGGAGCGCCGGAGCTACATTGTGTAGGTTGGAAATAATTCCTAAACGGCAACCACACACCGTCTACCTTACCCTCCTTTCTGTTAATAACTTCCATTCTCACACCCTGCTCCTCACAGTATGCTTTAACTCTGTTTCCATTACCTAGTACATAGTAAACACAGTCACCAAGTATAACCTTTTCTCTGTTGATTTCGTCTGTAATTCTGTTGATGAATTTAATGTTTTGAATCATAAATCTTCCTCCCTTACTTTTCTGTTACAAGTGTAAGACAAATTTCCTTGCAACCATAATCTTCTTCGTCACATTCTACCTTTTTCACATGCTTCATAAGAAGCCTCACAGGAATAAAACATTCCTTTACAGATACAATACTAGAAACAAAACCTCTGTCAATTACATTGATGTTGTAGTCGTTTTCCTTGTCCATACGAAGCACATAGAAAAGTTCGTTTACGGTTTTCTTTTCACTTTTTGCAATCATCGGATGTTTATCGTACAGAGCCTGGAGTTTGGTTTGGAATTCTTTGTTGGTCATAATGTTTTCCTTTCTCCCCGTATAGCCGATAGGTCAGCTTAATTTTATATTATTTAATATCCGTAATGTAATACGGCAAGTTCACCCCATTGGTTCTTTTTACGCTCGAATTCTTTCAACATAGAAAGTATGGGATAGATTCTTCTATAATCACTTCCGTTATAAAGATTTTCTTCGAGAATATCAATCACATCCTCGATAGGAATTTCCTTCAACGGTTCGCCATATTTGTCTTCTAAAACCTTTGTATTTCCATCATCAGCATAGAAGTAGCATTCTGTTTTGGGGTAATGGCTGATATTGCAAGATAACGGATAGAATTTGCAAAGATCAAACATCGCAATCACTTGGCAATATCTCATATCCTCATTCATATATCTATTTGCCTTTTCTACTACATACAACTTGCTTTCGTAACCCATATTATTTATCCTCCATTACATCTTCAAGTTTAATTTGTGTGCCGATGTTAAAATCATCAAGACTACGATAGACTTTAATTTCATGCTTGGTAAAGTCGCTTTCCTTGTAGAACCCATATTTCTTTTTGCCGTCTTCAATCAGCTTGGAAAGCTTCATGCAAACAACTTCATTAGGCAATCCAACGATTTCTCTATTTAAGTACAGACCAAATGCATGATATCCATCGGTTACAAGAAGTAATCCAGCGTATCCGTTTTTGATGGCACTCTTAAACATTTTTTCGTCTGTGTACATCACCATCAGCTCTCCAAACATAATATCTAGAGAATAGTCGATGGTATATTTGCTACCGTCACCTCTAGAATATGTTTTTTCTTTATCTCGGTTGAGCATTTTTACTTTTTCTTCGAGCTTTCTGACTCTATACGGCTTGTCAAGGCAGATGTTATCGCAACCACCGTGAGAATCCTGTGACCACCATCCAATTTTCTTGTTGCCAAGATACACATTTCCTTGGTATAGGGGTTCACCCTCGTGACCCCTAAACTGCTTGATTGCCTTTACTGTAATTCCGTTAATACTTGCCATAATATTTACCTCCTTGTATTACAGTCTGAAACTGTTGATGATTTGTTCTTTTTCTCTTTGCTGTTCGAGTTTCTTTTGGTTTGCCTTGTTGCACTCATCGATTGCATAAGGAATCATTCTGTGCATAGAATCCTTTAACTTTTGCCAATCTTGAACAAGATAAGGAGTAACTCCGGTAACCACATTATCAATCAAATACCTATCGGTAATATGGAAATAAACACGCAAATTTCCATTTCGTCCGAATAATTGTGCTTGATGTTCCTTGTTGTTTGGAATATATCTACCAAAACTAAGCTCAAAATTGCTAGTGTAAATTCTAGCACAATCTATAAATTTCGGTTCTTTATACATTCCAGAATCTAAGATAGGCTGAATAGTTTCACTGATATATTCAAGAACCTGCCCAAGAATATCTTTGCTCTTGATTTCAACCTGCCTTTCATTTTCTTTAATTGCCTTGTCTGTGATTGCTTTGATTTCCATAGACGCCTTGGCAAGATCAGTATAGTCTACAATCCCCTCCATTCTAGCCTGTTCTTCCGTTGCTGCCTCATATTCGTGGAAATAATCTCCACAATCACCACAGTAGAAAGTGTAATTTGCATCTTCGGAGAAATTTAATGCTCTACCACAATTAGGACATACATAAATTTTCTTTTTCATAATGCTTACCTCCTTATTACACTTCAAAATTTGCTATGTTTTCATAACTTGCCTTGAAATTTGCAAGCTCTTCTTGTGCCTTTGTCATGCGTTCAAGCATAGCTTTTTCAGCAGCTTCCTCAATATACGGCTTGATTTCTTTCCATTTGTCGATGAGTTCAACCATGCCATCTTCCCAGCGGAAAGTGCTGTCTTGATATACTCTTCCAAACTCCGTTAAATTTGTGAAGTTTGTAATTCTCAAACTAGATGCTGCTGCTGGCTGTTCAATATTTACAGTTCCATCTGAACGGAATCTAAAACATACACCTGTTTTATGATATCTAGTTCCAATTTCATATTGCTTGACCAACCAATAGATTGTGATAGGAGTTTCTGCTGTCCAACAACACCCCTCAGTTGCCTTGCTAAGTTCTTTAAGATATGCTTGGATTTTCTTTAACGCCTGGATTCTTAACTCTTTTCCATCAGTAACTTCTCTGATTGCTTTAGATTTCATCTCCTCCATTTGTGTTGCGATTTTGTTTAACTCTCTGATTTTTTCGATTGACATAACACATACCTCCAATTATTAATTTTGTATTGTTTAACCAATTCTTACAAGTCCGCCAAATCTCGGCTGAACTCTTACAAGACCAATTTCAGAAAACTCAGGACAGTCATAGTTGTATACATATGCGTATACATATCCATCTTTCAGATATTCCATGTCTTCCTTCCATTCATCCTCGTAGTCGGACACATATAAGAACGCATCCAATCTACCAAACTCCGTATAAGAAGTAGCTGCGAAGTATACAAGTGCGTTATGTTCTTCTTCAAACTTCTTCACGATCTCTCTTCGCTCTTCTGTCAGCCAGTAGTTTGTACCAAGCGGTGGCTCACTATAACTTATAAGACCCTCATACTCGAATTGCCTTATAGTTTCTGAATAGATGTCTAACACCTCCATTCTTTTTATGGCTTCTTTCTTTTTGTCGACTCTTGATACGCTCATATTTATTCCTCCTTAATAATTATTCACAATAATCGTGTACTAATCTGCCTCTGTTATAACCGTCAGAGATATATTCTCCACACTTGGGGCAAACTCTCTGACTGCCAATGTTTACAACATGGCTACCAGCAAGAGGCATTTCTCTAGGATAAGACACATTACATCCAGAATAATGGAAGTAGTCTTCGTAATGCACACCACAAGTTAGTGCATTGTCATGACAACCACAGGTTCTCTTAATCCAAGAGTTGTTCTGCAAATTCAGCAATTTAGAGAACTCTTCCTGTACAACCTCTCTAAAGGTTTGATACAAATCCGTTGCGCCATCATTTCCCTGAGGATAGATTCTGCCCTGAATTAAAGTTCCCTCGTTATAGTGGAACATATTTCTGTAAATCTTACCAACCTCAACATCTGTTGTTGCATTGTTGTGCACATATGTGATGATAGAGGTGCTATCCAACATATAGGACATGGTGCCACCGCAGTACATGCCCTCATAATCATTAGGCATACGCCGCTCGTTTCTCTTATCGATTGTATGACAGCTCGCCCAAGAGTTACCGAAACTCATTGTCAGATAATCCAAGGGATTTAGGCTGATATAAAACTTCATTTTCCGTTTCAGACCAGACACCATGTCTGCATACTGGGCAAATAGCTTATTATAGTTCGGCAGTTTATCTACACCATATGCGGCACAGAAACGATTAAACGCACGACTTGTTTTCATTCCCCGTACAAATGTAGCATTAATTTTGGCTTGTGTCAAACAATTAGCAAGTTCGTCGTTCAGTGTAGACGCGGGGTTATATCCGAAAGAACAAATCATATCACCGAAGTCTATAAATTTACCATAGGATTCTTTTGTACATCCGTCTGCATGAAACTTCCCTTGATTTTCCGCACACGCTTTGAGTTTTGTAACAAGATCGATATTTCTGAGATCTTTTGCTTTAAATCCTCCAACTCCCACTTTCAAATAGTCTTGAAGTGTCTTTCCGTTTTCGTCAGTAAACTTTAAAAATACATGTTCAGCGTTTACATCTGCGGGAAAATTATTACAGAAATTTCTTAACTCGCGCCCATCAATCGTTCTTTCAAGCTCTACATCTATGACAATTCTCATATCGCCAATATATGTTTTAGATTTCTCGAACATATCAATGAGGGGTTGCTTGTGCTCAAAATACTCATTTAGCATTACACAAACTCCGTGTTCTGTGTTTGTATGATGATATCTAGACAACAATGCCATAACATCGTCCACCAGTTTATCGGTGTCACAATAACAACCCCATTTTTCCCTTAAATCTGTCTTCTGCATATTTGTTTACCTCCGTTTAGTTATACAGTTTGGAAATTTGCTCTTTGATTTCGACATACGCAATTGCACCGGCGTTACGACCATTGAATACTACATATTTGCCTTCATCGTTTGCCCAATACAGCTTGTCGTATTTTTTAGAATAAAACACCCTATACTTTTTACCACATACCCTTACAATAAAGTGGTCAACAATGTTAATGCCGTTAACTATTGCCTCAATGTCGTTCTGACCATTTAGCCTGTATCCATAACACGAGGCACTAAACTTCGATTTTGTAGTATATCCAGCGTCAATAACCTTATCGACAGTAATAATGTCGTCGAACACACCTGGCTGATCCGTAAAGATGTCGTGAATATCCTGTAATTCTGTGGTTGCACAGTTGCAATATTTACATTTGCCTTCTGCATCTTCTGTACCAATATTGGCATAACTCCAATAGGAGTTAGATGTACATTGAGGTACAACCTTGTGAATTTCTTTGTGTGTATACGAGCCATCTTTATTCATTACGGTTTTCCGAGAAATTGTTTCCACACAATTGGGGTAAAAGTATTCACATGTAAGACACTTCTTCCAATTGTTGTGTCCCTTTTTATGTTGAGCAATCTTTTTCGGATCTCTCTTAACAACCTCAAAGCAACTCGGACACAAAAGATAATTTTTTCTATTATCGTTTTGCACAGAAACAATCCGCTCATATGGTACTGGATTATTTTCCACAACAAATCTAAGTCCGTTGAATTTTGCCTGCTTCCAAACATAACATTCACCGTTATACGCTCTCAATAAAACTTGCATTTTTAATCCTCCGTATTATTAGTGTTAAGTTCTCCCTTGAGATATAGTTCTTGCTTATAGTGACGATGCTCTCTCATTGTGGCTGCCCACTCTTCTTTTGACGGCTTATAATCCCTCCAATGCTCTTTCATTCTTTTCTTATGCCTTTCGGCTATACTTGGGTTGACAATTACTTGAATAGTTGAACGACTCACACCAAACTGCTTTGCTAACGGTCTTGTGCCACATACACCCGTTTTGTAAATCCTACGGATTTCTTTTTTCTGTTCTTCCGTCAGCTTTCTACGACGATCTTGGCTTGGGTCAAGCTTTATCTTTTCGCTTTTATAAGGCATTTGTTTTTCACCTCACTTAATTCGTTTTAGGGGCATAAACGCCCCTTATATCTTTTCCTTACAAATGTCAAGGATTTTACAGTAAGGCACATTCGGATATCTCATAAGGCAACGACCGATTGCTTCGGCTTCAGAAGAGGCATATGTGTCAAACCAGTCGACTTTGCCTGCATTCTCAAACTCGATTACGAAATAAAAGTAATCGTCATAATCTTCTTCATATCCATTCCAATACCCATATCCGTTATAACCGTAGCCACCATAGGAGTTAAAGCCGCTGTAATAACCGTTGTTGTACCATCTTGTATATTTGGCTTCAATGTATTCAAACTTATCCTTTTCGGTTGTACGCTCAAGGATTTTACAAGCTGCCTCAATGCTTGCGTTCATTTCCTTTAAAACGACATATTCTCCCTTTGTGTGTGCGTTGTAGTACCCACAAGAAAGATTTACGGCTGCACACTTCAGAAACGGTGCAAGGGTAGAAATGTCGGAGAAACTACCAAATGCTGTGTCGTAGAACTCCTTTGTGATAAACTCCTCAAATTCTTCGTTGTCGCAGTCGTAGAATACGGCGTCTTTATTTCCCTTACGATCAAACTCAATGGCATAGTTAAACTCTAATTCCTTTGCCAAATCTGTTTTGATGAACTTTTTCGCACCAATTCCACCTGTTTCCTCATCTTCACAGAATAGCACAGAGCAGTTGAACTTTTTGATGACCTCGAAGATCATATATACACCACAACGGTCATCACCACCAATTCCGTTAGGGCTTGAATATCTGTCCTTGTGTGCATCGTATAGGATTACAGACGGAAGTTTATCATGTACTGTGTCCAAGTGGGCAACCAAAAGCACAGGGAAACTGCCTTGTGCATACACATATCCATCACCCACATATACCTTTTCGTGAGTCTTAACCAACTCCTTTGCCACATGGCTCTTAAGTTGCTTTTGGGACATTTTGCAAATGGATTCAAATGTTTTGTTCATAATCATTTCTCCTTTCTGTTTTAGAAAACTTATTCTTCGTCCTCGTTATGGTCTTCTTTGTCTTGCTCGATTCTTTCATCGTAACAATCGTTGCAAAGCATTAAGTAACCATCATATTCGCTTACGCTTTCTTTTGGGAAATACTCACCACAGTCGTCACAACATACATAGTATTGATCGGCACAATCTTCACACACATATCTGTCTTCGCACTCAATCCATACCATATTGTTTTCGTGTTCATATTCACCACAACTATCACAGTATGAATACCACATTCTTAAACAGTCTTCACATACATATCTGTCTTCGCTTTCGATATATGTGCTTTCTCCACGGTGATATTCGTGGCAACGGTCACAGTATTCTACACAATTTCTACAGTAGCAATCATCACCAACCCAAATCTCGTCTTCTCCGTTAACCCACTCACCACATGCTGCACATCTATGACCAGTTCTGCAACAGTTGATGTTTTCGCTTTCGCTATGTCTGTCGCCACACTCGATGCAAATCGGATCGGCACCAACATACATATAATTTGTGTTTTCACTTCCCTTGATGTAGGATACATTACAGTTTCTGTAGCACTCGTAGTCACGGTAGTGAGTTCCACGAGAGTATACACACTTAGTTGCAGGATAGTTCTCTTTCTTAAGCACCCATAAGTTAGGGAACTCAAAGATTATAGACATGATTTGTTGCACGATGTTTCTGTAAGGAAGATATGCCTTATCATCACGGTCGTTATCTTGAGGATATAATCTCGCTTGTACAAGTTTATCCTCGCCATAGTGGAACATTTGACGGTTAATTTTCGGTTGAGTCCAATACTCGTTTCCGTCATAGGAAGCATCTACTGTGTAAAGCACCATAGAAGTTCCGTCAAGCATATAGCTGATAGTTCCAGAGCTATAGCAACCGCTGTAGTTGTTAGGCATACGACGCTTATTTTCCTTGTCAATAGTGTGGCAAGATGCCCAAGAGTTACCAAAGGACATAGTTAAGTAGTCAAGAGGGTTGATGCTCAGAATTGTATGCCTCTTGATGACCATAGGGCTAAGAGAGTCTGCATACTTTGCAAATTCTCTGTTGTAATCATCTGCCTTGTCATAGCCAAGATATTGGCAAAGTTTGTTTACAACACGACTTGTCTTTTGACCTACATGGACATGAAGACTAGGCACACAGTGATTTAAGTATTCGGCTGTGCCATCAGAAACAGTTCTTTCGGCATAGTTTTCAAGGTAGTAGAAGAAGTTGTAGATGCCCATAGGCAACACATCCCAATCACAAAGACCCTCAGAGATTTCCCTTGGTAAACTTTCTCTCATTTTGCCCATGACATTATATCTAAGCCATTGGCTGAACGCTACAGATGCAGTTCTGTCGATAGTTCTTTCATAGTCCGCATCAAAGGCAATCATAAATTTGCCTTCAAGGTAGTTGGGGTGTTTCTTAAAGGCTTGGATAAGACTTGCCTTTTCACAAGCCCACTCGTTAATGATATCCTCAAGGGCACTTACAGAGTATTCATAATCATACTCTACAAGTAGCTCTTGCATGGAGTTTAGTAAATAGTTCCTTTCGCTTGTTGTTAGCATAATAAATCATCTTCCTTTCGCTTATTAATTTTGTACTGTTGATTTGCCTTGTGTATGATACATTGGTCACACCTCCTTAATAACAACTTTGAACACTATTAACATACTCATACACAGTTCTTGTAGGCTGTGTTTTGCCGTGGTATATTGCAACTCCATCACGAATGTTATACCATCCATTCAGCACCTCACCGTCTGGATAAATAACTTTCCGTTCTGTTTGCTTACGAGTAGGGTCGTTGGGTTTTTCTTTGAGTGCATTAACAAATCCACAGGTCATTTTTACAGTTGCCTTGAAGCCATCTTCTTCATAAACAACCTTTTCACATCCGTCAACATATGGGTTCTCGGGAAGATCCTTAAAGAGATTGGAAGAGTCAACCCATAACTCCTCACAATTTTGCAACTCTGCAAATCGGATGGAGTTTGCACCCATAAATTGTGCAAAATAAATCATTCGCTTAACTGCTTTCTTGGTGTCTAAAATTCCCTTGACCAAGTTTGCATTTATACGAACTGGAATATTATGTTGATTGAAAACCCTTATTGCAGACATAATATTCTGGAATGTATACTTGTCATTCTTATACACTTGTCGGTTCGCTTCTTCGGTGAAATGGTGCATTGAGATATTGATTGCCGTTAGGTGCTTGGAAAGCATTTCTGCCATCTCGTCTGTCAGCATAGTTCCGTTTGTGGTGAGATAAATTTTCTTATTTGTGATACCACTTAGGTACTCTTCGAGATGCTCATACATCAACGGCTCACCACCAAGGATAAGAACATTGTCATAATCGAGCATATTTGTTGCTGCAATTAGAGTTTCAACGGATTTCTCTTCCGTTACCAAGCCTCCCTTTTCGACACAAAAATCACAGTTGCAATTGCACTTGTTTGTGATCTTGATGTTTACACCGTTGTTTTTACAGTCAACACACGAGTTATTTGGATTGCATTTTACAGTTGCCATTTGTACTACCTCCGTTAATTTTGTGCTGTTAAGAGTTCAAACTCTTTCAGCAATTTTCCTATGGCTTGCTTGTGTTCTTCCATTTCCCTTTTAATCTCCTCCTTTCTTGCATCGTCATCGTAGACTTTGCAATCCAAATCATACACAGAGTCTTTGCTTACAGTAAATGCACTTGAAAAAACATCTGCAAAACACTCATCAGAGCAATATACACCATCGTAATCTTTCGTAAGCGCAACATCTCCGAATTTTATTTTTTTACCACAGTTGTCACATTTGATATATCTTGCCATTTGCCTTATACCTCCTCTAAAGTTCCGTTGTTGATAGTCAGACAGTTGTTGATATACTGTCCAAGGGTGATATCTCCGTATGTGTCAGGATCACACTCCTTAAGTTCTTCGAGTGTATCACTCAGCACATCCTCGGTGATGATTTCCCTTATTTCGATGTCGAAGAACTTTCGTGTTTTTGTTTCCACCATGCCATGTACGAATTTGCATAGCTTACTAAAGTCATCTCCGCTTAACCTTAACCAAACTTCTCTTGCAGGTGTTTCGTCAAATGCGAGTGGAGAAATAATGTTTTTTGCAACATATGTGAGAATTTTTTCGGCTTCATTTTTTGTCATTTGCCTTGCCACCTTTCGTAAGTAATGCTTACGCATCCGGTTTCTTTGAGTTGCTCAACCATTTCCTTTGTGACCTTGATTGAGCATATACAGTTGTGGATATCGTTTCTGTATGGACAAGGGTAGTTTTGATGTTTGCCTTCGGTGCAGATAAAGTCGTTGACTAGATGGAGGCAACTTCCCTCTTTCAGTAGTGCCATTTCCATTACTCCTTTCTAGGTAATGGATGTATTAAGCTTCCACAACCTTGACAGTAAATAGGTTTCAGTTGACGGTTGTGAAGAATCACCAAGGTATCGTTATAATCTACCTTGTGACAAGACAATCTTCGGTTGCATACAGGACAGTAGTATAGTGTTTGCCTTGGTCCATTGTAGTCATCTGGTAGTTTGTAACCACACATTGTTTTTGCTTCCTTAACGATGGGGTACAACTTACTCATTTGCCTTATCTCCTTTCCACCTCAACAATGATGTCATATACACGGTTGGACTGCATCATGTCAACATCGTGGATAATTTCCGTTATGAGGTACAGTTCTCCGTTCATACGGATTAGTTCACCAATTCTCGGTGTGTGACGCCAAGAGGTTGTGAGAAGTGTTTTGCCTTGACACACAATCTTAAGTCTAATCATTTACCTTGCTCCTTTCATAGCTGCAAGTATCTTTTCTCTTGCCATTTCAAGTTCGCTTATGGCACGAGCATATTGTTCAAGTCTGCACTCAGTATGTTGTCTTTCCATTTCGTCCTTTTCGTGATGCCAAGCCATACTACAAGCTGAGTACAGTTGCACGATTTCCATTAGGTCAAGTTCAACCTCACAGTTGTTATGCATACCTGCAAGGATCTTTTCCCTTACATTTCTGAGTGCCTCAATTCCCTTGACATTCCACTCATAGATTTGGAGAAAGTGGTCATGTTCCTTACCAAGTGCATACTTGACAGCACATACAAGTTGCACCATTTCCATTAGCTCGAATCGTACTTTGTAAAGCATATTCGTTCATCTCCCTTCGTATAGATATGCTTCAACCTCCCTTACGGCTTCGCTCCAAGTGTCACCAGAGCATATGAAGTTTCCGTTGACATATGCCTCATAATGACCACGGACATTGACTATTTTGTAATCCATTCAATCGCTCCTTTCTTCCAAAGTTTCCATTCCCATTCGAGATCCCATATGCCTTGCCGTAAACGACGCTTTGCCTTTTTGATGTCGGCACAAATCTCTTGCCAAAGGTAAATTGCTCCACAGATGAGGACATACAGGACGAATAGGATAATTTGCACGGCAATTATTAAGACGACAGTTTGCATTTCCCTTACCCCCATCTTCTATCGATGATGCTGAGGATTGCATTATCGATTTGCGTTTGTGTTTTAAGAGTTTTCAGATGCTCCATTTCCGTTCTGGTTGGAGTAATATCGAAACCTCGCTTGTCTGTAAGGATTCTCAATTTCGCTTCGAGGTACTTCTTTGCATTTCCGTTCCACCTGGGGTTATAGCTAGGTTCTTCAAACATTTCATTTCCCTCCTTTCGCTTAGAAATCAGCCAAGTTTCTTACGATGGCATCCATATCTGCCTTACGAAGTGTAAAGGCATCAAACTTACCATCGAGTGCCAGCTGTGCCACATAGGAAATCTTGTTTTCCGTTTCACGATCCACATAACTGTGAATGGTGTAGATGGTTTCATTACTCATGCAACGCTCCACATCACACAGTAGCTGAAATGCTCCACCGAAAATGGTGTCTTGTGTCATACCTGCCTTGATGATATAGCCTACCAAAGCTCTCTGTGCAGGTGTATTTGCCTTACGGTATAAGGTACGAATGTCATAGACGGTGTCATACAGTTTTACGATTTTCATAGTTTGTGTTTCCTTTCTGTTACAGTTCGTCAGTTAAATCGGTTAGCTTACCACAGTTGGTGCAGATGTACGCTATGGGGTTTCCTTGGTTGTCTGTAAGGAGTGTGTGCATCTCCTCAAAGCAAGTGGAACAACACATCGTGCCTTCATGTCTGAACATTGGTATCACCTCCTCTCATGGTGCTAATTTACAACTACAAGGAACAATGGTGAATATTCCTGCACTTGTAGTGTATTTGCCATTAGCAAGCCTCGTCACAAAGCGATAATACTTGTTGATGTAGGATGCGGCATCATCGAATGAGTAGAACTTGGTGTCGATGTAGTACGGATCACCACCATCACGAGGAATGAGGTGGAGTTTCACAGGCTCAAGGGTTTCAAACCAAGTGATAAGGCTGTCGATGTCATCACTAGGACAATCGAGTACATGCTTGTAGTACACCTCATCGTCCACATCACATTGTTCATTGAGGTGTCCACAAAGGTAGATGTAGTAGATGAACTTCTGGAGTTCGTCCTTGGGCATGATCTTGATACGGTCAAATACTGTCATTGTTGTTACCTCCTACTCTTCGTAAAGACTTTTGACGCTCCACTCTCAGCCATAGTGATCTTGTAAACGCATCGAGTATTGGTGAGTTTACTGTCACAAGCATGGTTGATAGCATCTTGGATATTATTGAAGCCACGACCCCTCGTGACTTCGTCAAAGACCTCACAAAATGGTCTTTTCACATATAGGATAGCTGTCATTGTTGTTGCCTCCTCGTGTTGACGACATATTTGATAAAGTGCCATATAGACACACGGTAAGAGTTGTGGTGAATATGGTGCATCATACTGTATCACCTCCTATCAATGTCTACGGACACATTCGCCATCAACAAAGTGATAGTCACAAGCATAAGCACAACCATCACAGTCGTTTGTGATGTCACCGCCAAGGGGACAATCACATTGTGCATCGTTGCTAACTGGCATCTCAGCACAATAGTCCTCATCGGTCATAAGGCGATAAATCTCAAAGTTGCCATCAGACAACTCACGCATTTCAAGGGACATCTTGTAGGCTTTGTCCCAACATTCGGAAAGACTGTCGGCTTTGATGTGCTGAAAGAAAGGCTCAGCCATCACCAAGCAATCGAAAACAACGAGATAAGTGTACATAGTTACTCCTCCTAACAGACATAAAAATAGCCACTACCCGTGGTAGATAGTGGCTTATTGTGGTCAGAACATTCTGATTCGTGCAATCAACTCAAGGGCTTTGATGCGCTTAGGGCTGCTGCTGTGGTGCATAGCAATCTCACGCTCAAGAGAACCCCAGAAGTTATCACGGAACATATTCATGAACTTGTTGTCCTTGAATACTCTACGGTCACAAAGGACTGTGTGTAGTTCGTCAAGGAGTGCTTCCTTGGCTAAGTAGTGGTTGGCATCAGACATACGGTTCAGATTGCTGATGTACATGGCTGCTGCTGCTGAGCCAGTACCTCTAGCCTTGCGTCTTGCTCTTGATTTTGCTCTTGATTGTTTACTCATGGTTAATTCCTCCTTGTTCGTGTGCGAGTATAGTTTTTGTTAAGCACACAGTGACGGACACCACCGAAGTGATGTCCGCTGGCTCTATGCTTAGCAACCGTAAAGGGTAAGTTTTGCTTGTCCTCTCATCACCTCTTTGCTATAACGAACCAAAGCCTCATCGAGTGTGATGTCTACGGATTTTGTATAGTACAGATAGTTGTTGGTGGTGTGCCTACCCTCTACAAAACAGAAGTCTATCACCTTGTCCTTGCCGTCGGGGACGATGATGTGATGGGTTGTAAAGTATTCGTCATAGTGCAGTTTCTCACTCAAGAACTCTACTGTGATGATGGGATTTTGCATATCCCACATCATAGCGAGCATGGTCTTGAAGTTGGTGTTTTCGTTCATTGGATCCCTCCTACGTTTAAGGCTCGTCAGCCGTAAGATATGTGTGTAAGCACACAGTAAAACCCTCGAACCGTGGTGGCTCAAGGGCTTGGTCTGTATGCTCACCAAATAACCTTGGTGGCTTTCAGGTAGATGTAAGTACCGAGAGTTATGAGTGTGCAGGTTATGATGATTACGGTGTCTAGCATTGTGGTTACTCCTTTCGTGGATCCTATAGGTGACGGTCTATGTGTGTATGTGTGTGGGTGAGTGTGGTTTGTGGGGATTACCCGTTCGCAAAAAAAATACCCCCCACCCACGAGGGGTGAGGGGTATAGGTGGTTAGGTGTTACTTAGCGTACACGTTGTGCTTGATTTTCAGAGCCTTGAACTCGTCCTTAGTGCCGATAAAGCCGTAGGCTTTAGCCTCTTTGCGAGTCATGATCGGGTTCGCCTTAAGGGCTGCAATCAGCTCCTTGCTAGGCTTGAAAGCCTTGTGCTTAGCCTCCCATTCAGCCTTGACTTCGTCAAGAGTCTTGCCGTTGCTACGGTTGCGTGCAGCTTCCCACACGGCTGCTTGCTTAGGGCTGACCATCTTGACTTCGCCGTTCTTCTTGCGGAACTCTACGAGTTCCGGTGCAGCCTTGCCAGTCGGCTTCTTGCCCTTGCCGTTGCCGAAGGCAACAGCCTCGTCCAATGCGGCTTTGTGTGCCTCTGCGAAAGTAGCTCCCATAGCCATCAGTTCCTTGATGCGTGCGTCCATAGTGTTAGTTTTCATACGATTACCTCCATATGCTCGTGTGTGTACACGGCGTGATATTTATTCACCAAAGACCTTTTTGCCTTTGGTGTGATTTGACAATAACAAAAAAATCCTCAAAGTCAACACCAAATTTCTAAAAACTTTTGAAAATACATATTTTGCAAAGTTTTGATTTGATCCCAATATTTTGTGCCATGGGGGTACTTAAAACCACAATATCTTGTGTTTTTCGTGAATTTCCCCACATGTGGTATATTTCCACACTGACTGCAAAAACAAAGTTTCACCCAAAACACCGGCACTTCCCCACAATTAAAACATAAATAAAAATCCAACTAAATACCCATCAAAACCACCACCAAATCCCCAAACTCCCCAATTTCCAAACAATACCTTAATAAAACAACCTATCTTCATAAAACTCCAAAACCATCGGTTAATTCCAAACAATACCTTATTAAAATATAAAGCCCTAAAAATCCATATAAAAACCCTCCAAAAACCGTAAACATTTACAATCAAACCATAAAACCACCAACAATTGCCTACCAAACCAATAGGCAAATCTAATATCATCCTATTAACCTACTAGGTTAGTAGGTAAATAAACCCATCCTAAATAACCAAACCATAAAACCCAAAAGCAAACCCTTATTAAATGTACCGCCCAGGGGGTGCTTTCAACCAAAAAAAGTCAAAAGTGACACAATAAATCACCCCTCTTGACAAATCTAAAAAAATGTAGTATAATCCAAGCGACACAAAATTAATGAAAGGAGGATTCAAATGCCCCAGGTTTTCCATGACAAAGAAGATAAACCAAAAAGCTTTATGGTATACCCAAGCAATCTATTCTCGGCTATAAATAATCAATTAGGCGGTAACGAGGCAAAAGTCCTCCTAACTCTACTAGGTTGTAAAGGCGATGGGTCATTCTCCCCAAGTACAGCGTATATGCAAAAAATGACCGGGATATCCCAGCCAAATAATTATTATAAAGTGCGCAAGCAACTAGAGGACAAGGGTTATATCCAGCTAGACGAAAAAGGCAACATCTATGTTGATGTCCAAAAGATATTGTCCAAAGATGCGAAGCAAGACAAAGACCCAAGTAGCGAAGCAAGCGATCCGTAGGCGAAGCCTAATCCCCCGTTGCGAGCTTTTAGCGAGCCTTATATATATTTATATTTTAATTTATATATTATTATATATTATGTAGTATCATTTTTATACTATTTTTAGTATCATTTTTATACTACCCCTAGTATCATTTTTATACTAGTATAAACTTAATACCACCCTCTTGACAAATTGTGGATTTTATGATATAATTCCAACGGTACAAAATTAATACAAAGGAGCAACAAAAATATGACGTACGGAAGACAAGATGTAAGAATCCATACCAAGCTTACAGACGAGACAACAATCGCACAGATGGCAAATCCAATCTGTGACTTTGCTGATGAGCATGGTGTTTATTTTAATTTAGGATATGCCGCAGATGGTAGCCTAATGGCAACTTATCAGACTGAAGGTAGAACATCTGCATATTGTAAGGGTATGATGGCCGAGATGAAGCAGATGCTTAAGGACATCTTCAATTGCAAGATTGAAGTAACATTTAGTGCATATTAATGAGGGGAATAAGATATGAAGAAATCTAATAGCAGAGCAAGTGGCGGCATGGGCATACTTGGCGTACTACAAATTATCTTTATAGTGCTGAAGCTGCTCAACCTAATTGCCTGGTCTTGGTGGGTAGTACTAATCCCTCTGTGGATTAACATTGCACTAATCTTGATTGCAATTGTATATTTGCTTATTTGTTACTGGCGTGAAAGCCGTTAACAATACAAAATGAATTGTATTAAAACGACGAGGAGTTTATAATATGGGATGGACAATTATAATGCACGAGCTTGATGGTAATCTTAAATATACCGTTCCTTTTAGGTGTAACCAAGTAGTTTATTATGCACATAAAAAGAAGTGGTGGAAAAAGAACTCAAAGTGGGTTGTTACCGTGTGTGTCGTGACTGGTATATGGGTAACTGGTGTTTATGGCGTTACCTTAGATAACGGTGAGCAAATTCCATTTTGTGATTTTGATCAGCTGTTCACAGATAAGGAAGAGGCAATTGAGTTTTGTATTAAGCAGAACGCTCATACTAAAGTAAAGGTTTATGGGGGTTAATTATGGAGCGAATTAGTAGATCTAAGGCAATCCGTCTAAAGTGCATCGACTGTTGTGGCGGTAATATGGCTGAGGTGCGTAGATGCCCCGCAGAAAATTGTCCTCTGTGGCGATATCGTATGGGCAAGGAAGAAAACGACGAATTGAAGCCTGTTAGAAAAAATAGTGAGAATATGGACGATTTTGAGGACGAAGATTTGGAATGATAACTTATATACCCTACTCTATTAAAATTTAAATTACTATTGATTTTTAGGGTATTTTTAGACGAGACAAGAAAGGATAATGTTGAATGAGCAAGTGTGAAAAGAAATACAACGAAACTATGATTATTCGCTACGGCAAACTAATTTATGCAGTTTCAATTAAAGATAAGGTAAACAATAAAGGTAGCTCTAATAGGGGTACTTATATCTATATGGATAATGGCAAGGTTGCATTTGCTAACGACTATATGGAGCGCTATGAATTTGACTTCAATAATGAGAACCATCAGATTGCAAAAGAGATTTTTATTACCGAGCTACAGACTGACATCAAGCGCCGGATTCTAGAACTTAAGCAGCTACAGAGTGTTTTTTCTGAGCTGAATCTGAGTGAATGCTTTGGTTCCGTGTTAGAGGATAATACCAGGTTACTCCTTGAAGTTAAGGAAGAAGTCGCTAAGGTTTCTAATACTATTTCTGATACGGTTGAAGATGTTATTAGAGATACTGTAAGACCTATTGCACTAAAGAAGAAAGAGCCTATTGAGGTAGAAGAATGACAGACATAAATGACGCAATTAATCATTTTAAATATGGAATTACACATGATATTTTTAGTGAGCCAGTAACGAGCTATGCGAAGATGGCAGTTGAGGCATTGGAAAAGCATGGTAATTGCAAGCACGAATTAGAAGAGTTATATTATGACAACGGAATTTCGCATAATTCTAATGCTTGGGGAAGTCGCAAATACGGAGAATCAATAAAAGACAAAACATTTTATTATTGTACGAAGTGCGGTCAAGTATTTGTTAAAGATAAGTACTAATAAAAAACATATTTTAAGAGGTAAGGAGAATTAATTATGTATTATGAAATGATTGATGCAATTAAGCAATTCACATCTGGTCACACAGTAGAGGACACCGTTATGACTCTTTGCAACATTATGCTTGACCTAGTTGAAATGACAGATGAAGAGTTTGCAGATGAAATTGTGTCCGTAGTTATGGCTAATGAACGTTTTGATTTGGATTGAGAGGACAGAATATGGCAAGATTTAAGATTATATTTGGAGGGTTTGCCTATGTTGATGCAGACGACGAGGAAGAGGCGCGTGAAAAGTTTGACGATGAAGACTATGCTTTCTGTGAGTATGGAATTGAAACTGTAGAAGAAGTGGATGACTTTGTAGTTGAGTGGTGAGTGAAGATGACAAATGGAATTAGATTTATTGACGCCAATAAAGCAAATATACAAGACATAGAATGTGGATTTGGTTGCTCGACAGACTTATGGTGTGTGGAAGAATGGTTTAACTCTCTTCCCACCGTGGATGCCGTGGAAGTGGTACACGCACATTGGGAAGATGGATGTGCGGTAGATCCCAAAACTGGAAGAATTATTTACAAGAGCATTGATTGTTCTCATTGTGAGGAAGTGTTCAAGATCGAATCTCATGACCGGGAATACTGGAAAGCACGATTCAAGGTGTGTCCGTTCTGTGGTGCAAAGATGGATGGTGAAATTTAATATAATGACTACTTGTAAAGATTGTTTACATTATGAAGTATGTGTGATTATTGAAAACAGTGTATCCGGTGACGAAGATTATTTGAATGAGTTTGGTTGCGAAGATTTTAAAGACCGCACAAAATGGGCTGAGATAAATCATAGCTCATGGAAGTTTAATAAAGACGGTAGCGGCACTTGCCAGCATTGCCATCGCACAACTAGAAATGTATGGGACTATGATAGCTGGATGAGATACTGTCCTGATTGTGGGTCTAGAATGGATGGTGATATAAATGAATAAAAATACTATTTGGGCTTGCGCCATTTACAATATGATTAGCGTTGTTTGTTTTACACTCCTAGCTATGGGATTTAATAGATGGTGGATTGCGCTATTTTCAATTTTATTTTTGAGTTTTCCTAAAACTGTTAGACAACATTATAGAAAGTGTGACGGCTGCGGAAAGCATAGTCCGCATGCAGATAGTCACAACGAGGCGCTTGACAAGGCTAAGGCTGCAGGCTGGGTTCACCATGTAGATGGTGATAAGGACTACTGTCCTGAGTGTAAGGATAAATTTTAAGAGGTGTAAATATGAGCATTAAAAGAGAATATGAAGTTAAAACACATACTGTCACAGAAAGAGTTTGTGTAAAAGAAACGCTGCATTGTGATGTTTGCGACGGCATAATTGAAAATAATGGATACTGGGAGCTTACTACAGGACATCATGACTGGGGCAACGACAGTTGTGAAAGCATTGAGCACTTTGATATATGTTCTAAGGCTTGTTTGAGAAAAAAGTTTGATGAATATGTAAAAGAAAGCGGAGACAGCGATTATAATACAATGTATTTTGAAGCAGAAAAAACATATTAAGAGGTAGTTATATGAATACAAAAATTTATAGCGTCTTCCCTGCCTGTGGCAAGACATATTTATATGAAAATCAAGAAAAGTATGGCTTAAAGATTCTTGACTCCGATAGTAGTCAATTTAGTTGGGTACTTACTAACATAGATGAAAATGGGGATGTGTTTAGAGGATTTCGTAGAGTTCGCAACCCAGACTTCCCAGATAACTATATTAAACATATTAAAGAAAACATTGGTAAGTATGATTGTATCTTTGTAAGTAGCCACGCATCTGTTAGAGAGGCGCTTGATAAGGAAGGTATTGATTTTACAATTGTATATCCTATGTCTAGTTGTAAGGCCGAATGGGTTGGTCGTTGCTTCATCAGAGACAAGCGTGGCGAAAGTGGTTGTGGTCCAGATGCTATGTATAATAATTGGGATCAGTGGATTGGTGAATGTTTTGAAACCGGCATCAGCCACAAGGAAATTGCACTTGGCCCAACTGAATATTTGAGCGAGTATTTTGAGAGGTGGTAATATAATGTTTGAAGTTAATAGTATTGTTATCAACGTAGATGCTGCCAGAAAGTATCTACAAGAGCATGAAAGAAAACTAGAAAAAATGAGACGCAAATATATTAAGCAACTATGTAAAGACATAAAGCGAGAAGCTAAGCGTGGCAGCAAGGTTATTTATACAAAGACACTACGAGAAAGCTTCATGACATATGAGTATATGATGGAGTTAAAAGAATATTTCGAGAAGCAAGGATTTACAGTAAAAGAGGAAGGTAATAATCATGGTGCCTTAACATCTTGGTTGGAAATTAGATGGGGAAATTAATATGAGAGGTATTATATATGAGTAATAAACTTACACAAATGGCGCTAGAGGCTCTTTCCATTGAAGCAGACTTGCCGTTTAGATTTAACTATAAAGAAAATCCAAGACAAACAATAAATGACTTTGATATGTATACTTTTGAACAAGTTTGGGGAAGCACTGCTTTGGGATTTGGAGGCATAGGCGGTCAAGCAATGACAACTGCAAGAACCTATGTCTTTATTCCGATTGATGGCAGCAAAAAGTGCTTCGTATATTTTGCTGGTAGATTTGCTTATTCTGTAGACTATAGTGATAAGTTTATGGAAGATGTTTCAAAGGGTAACATGGCATCTGTTGCAAGGTCTGGAAAGTACACATAAAAACAAACTTTTAAGAGGTGGTTTTATGGGATATGGTTTTATCGGCAAGCATAGAAAGACAGACGAAGAAAGTATTTTCTATGAAGAATGTATGTATGCATACCAACCCGTATTCAGACGGTGTTTCGGGAAAGAAATAACCGAATTTAGTGGTAGAGTAACAAAGAAAAAGATTGAAGAGTTTAAAACTGGTTTGGATAAATTCAAGATAGACGAAAGTAACAATAGAGATTATAGGCAATGTGTAGGTTATCTTTCAAATATTGCATATGATAAATTGTGCGATAGATTATCTGAATTATTAGAACTAATGGAGAACAAGCAAGTTGGTTATTTAATTATTTGTTAGAGGTAGTTATGGAGAAGAAGATTGGTTATTGTCCCATGTGTGGCAAAGAGATGTTTATTACAACTAAGGCTTCAATGATTCATTGTCCAAATTGTAATCATCATATCAGTTTGCGTTCTTGGGTTTTGCCTTGTAAATGTGGTGCATTGCCTCAAATTTATCAAGAAGGTATTGCAAAGAAGAATGTAGAAACTAAAGAGATGTTTTTTGTGGAAACATTTGAGTATTCTGTAGAATGTGAAGAGTGCGGTGAATCCGTATATACAAGAGAGCTTGATGATGCCGTATATGTGTGGAATGAAAAGATGTCTGAATAGTAAAACAAACTTTTAAGAGGTGAGAATATATGATTAAAGTTACTTGTGATATGTGTAAAAAGCCTATTGATTTTAATGTTGACGGAGTGAATGTTAATTTTAATCATTATGGTGTTGTTAACTTCAAGAAGTATTATGATGACGAAAAGCAACTTTGTGTTGCCTGTGCTACAAGAGTTAGCAAGTGGATTGACGAGCAGTGTAAACTAAATGTTGATGAAATAACTGCTGCCGCTAATTGCGAATAAAAATAAAATTTTAAGAGGTAACAATATGAAGATGTTTAGTGATTGCAGTGGTGAATGTTGTGTTTGTGCGTGTGGTGATTTTTGTCTTGCTGGTCACGGTGATGATGATTATTCTTTGGCATCTAAAGAACGAATTATTGCACGATTAGATAAAGGAGAATATCCCTCATACACAGATTATATGATTAACACATTAAAAGTTGTGTATGGATACGAATATAATAAGCAATAAAAATAGAGTTTTAAGAGGTAAGTATGAAATACAGAGTATTTGATAAGACAACTAAACAGGATATTACAGACCAATATTATTGGGTTATAACTCCTAATGGCGAACTCAACTATTTGGTATATGGCGACCTTATTGGCTACCCCAATGCTATGTATATTACTGCCGAAGGGATAGACGAATTAAATAAAAGTCTAAAAGCAGTAAACGCAGTAAAACCTCGTTGCCGCAAATGTGTTTATGAGATGAGATGCACAAAAGATACAGTAGCGAAGAAAGTTGGTTTACAATTATTATTTGTTTTATATTGATTATTGCGATTGTTATTGGTGTTAATGCTTGCTCTGCTCCTACTTGGAATGACGGCATTTGCCAAAATTGTGAAGTAAGATATGAACTCAGAGGAGTGTCAAGGGGCATGAAATATTATGCTTGTCCTGAATGTGGACAAGAAGTTAGTAGATATTGAGGTGTAAGTTATGGTTAAACTACATTGTGATAGATGTGAACAAGAAATTAAAGAAAAATATTATACGATTAACTTTTATTCATATGATACAGAACCAAAATGTGATTTGACATGTGATTATGCATCTGCATCCTGCTATTCTTCTTACACCAGAGATAGTGCTTTACAGGTTTTGAACTCACAAAAGATTTATTGTGAGAAGTGTAAGAGTGAGATTGAAAAATTTATTGGCTGAGGTGTCTATGAAAAAGTTTAATAGATTTGGATATGTATATAGTCTAATCCGTAAACGCCATCCTAGATGGTCACACGGTCAGCTTAAATATTGTACAGTATATGCGTTAAGGAAGTGATATAAGATGAACGAAAAACGTAAGCCTTTTGAAACCGAAGTACCAAAGCATAAAAAGAAAAGTAATAAGAAGGGCCAACCTCGTGCAGATCATAAACATGAATATAAAACGGTGCTTCTTTTGAACGAATATGCAAGCCGTTATTTTCCAGATAAAACAACTATGTATGAGTTGCCAAAAAAGGTTTGTACAATTTGTGGAAGAATTGGCGATACAGATTCGAGCATGTATGACCTTGTTGAAGTAGAAAATCCGCTACCATATAAGATTTATGAGAAGGTTATTAGAGATAAGGACTCTCTTGAGAAGTGGTACGTTGATGGATACTTTGGTAAGTTTGCTAAGAAGATGGAGGAAGTATGATGGGAACGACATTAAAATTACTTCCGGTATGTGAATGCGGCTATGTGTTTAGAGATTTAGAGCTTAATCATACCGAGACTTTATGTGGTTGGGAATATTTAGTGCCGTTCACTCCTAGTTTGTGTCCAAACTGTAATAGGCTTATTGAGTCTCTTACGGCTGATATGCATGTTTTAAAGAATCTTGGTATTGAAAAGCACAATGAAGCTTTGGAGGTATAACAATGATACTGAAAAAAGAAAATGGTGATACTTGGATCGAAGGTGATGACTCGCATGAGTTTATAGTACCACACGGACACCGTTTAAATTTAAATATTCTTGATGATTGGTCCAGAATGTCACAAGGGGAAATACAAGAAATTATAGATAAGGTTATAGAAATTGGAACACATAATATACTACCAACATTGGAGGTGTGCAATGAAGATTCTTAAGCATGGTAATATGAAACCAAGAAAATTTACATGTTTAAATTGTGGATGTGAATTTGTTGCTGACACCACTGAATATAATATGACAACAGCTCAAGGTATTGTATTGTGGTATAGAACTGAATGCCCTGAATGCTGCAACTGGACAGAAAAAAGTGAACCATGGGAGGAAAAAGATGATTGATCTTGACATCTATCGTCCAAACCAAGTTGTAGAGGAATTTTTGCAATCACTCAAAGTAAAACTTAACAAGGACTACCCAACTACAAAGGTTTATATATCTACGGCAAGCCCGTATAATAATTGGTTGCAAAAACTATATACTTTTTATAACAATACAGAATTAATGGAGGTACAAAATGAAAGTAAGTGATATTAAGCTATATGAGATTATTGATAAGTTAGAAGAGTTTAATCCTGTTAAGGTAACTTTTAATAACCGTGTAATTTATAACGATTATGATAGTACGACTGAGGTTGCCAAGGGAATTTATGGAGAATTATATCCAATGTCTATGGTTGCGCCAGACAGAATTAGTGACTTTAAGGACTCTATTGTAAAATCTATTGAAATTGATATTGTAGATTTTCATCATAGTGTTATTAAGATTAAGGGGTAATTTAAATGAGCATTAGTAAGAATTATTATGTTATTGCAGGTTATGACCTGAGCAATTTAAAGACAGACAAGTTTGAAGAATGGCGTTGGACAGATGATGGTGAGAAGTGGTTGTGTTATCAGGTTAAGGGACGTATTCAGTTGTTCGACGATCCTATGTGTGGAGACTATCTATATCTAGGCTTTATCCTGGCGGCAGGTGATGAGTTTGATTTTAGAACAACAAAATTTGATATTACCGATGTAAATAATGTGTTTGGTGATGTGTCTGCTATGCTATGTTACCTACAGGATATCGGCGTTGTTAGCAAGGATCCTAAGCACATTCCTGAATATAAGATGATTGCATTTGTTGAATATACTTGAGGTGTATTATGACAGTAAAAGAACTTAAAGAAAAACTAAATCAGTTTGACGATAATTGCATTGTCGTTGTTCCAAAGATCGACTGGGACAAGTATGGTTTGTTGGATTATGAGGTTGCTATTAATGTTGCAATCGGTGTAAATGAGTTTGACAATGTTGTATTTATCGATGGTTCTATGGAGGACGAAGATGATTGAAAATAGCAAGGAAGTAAATATGCGCTGTGACTGCTGTGCAGAAATGGCTACGTTTATAAGACATGATTGGAAACATAACGACACTGATTATGAGCTTACTATCGAAGATGCTTATTGTGGTGGCGACTATATGGGTATCAAGGGTAGATTTAAAAGAGCCTGGAGAGCATTTTGGGCTAAGCCTGTTTACTATTCTGGTGTTTACTGTCAGGATGGCAAACGTATGAGAAAGTTTTTAGAAGATTGTTTGAGTCTTATGAGTGAGGATGGTGAGTGATATGGATTCTATTAATTGTGCATATCATCCAGTAGAAGAACTTAACGCAAGAAAATGTCCACATTGTGGTGATAGTTATTATTATGAAAAGTACACTACTACTACATGTTTATATTGTCCTCCTATTTATAAGGACGGTGTAAATATTAATCCAGACCATAATACTACAACAACTCATTGTTATTGTTTAAATTGTGGTAGAGAATTTTCATATAAGGAGTGATATTATGAGTGGTTATTATACTAGAGTAAATCCATATATTGATGATGATGGAATTTATGTCCCTGTTAAGGAATATATTCCTAAGGGTAGCCCGGAGCTATATAATTGCATTATAACAAAAGAAATGTTTATTGAAGCATATAATAAGTGGATTAAGGATGTAGAAAAAGATGATTGATAAGAGTAAGGAATTTAATCCGTGTCCTATATGTGGTGGTGTTCCAACAATGAGAGAATGTCGTTTCGCACGAGATGGTGAATATGTGGAAATTCAGTGCATGAAATGCGGACTGACATTAAAGTATGATGCAGATGTTGTATATCCATTACATGGTTCAAGTATTACTTTTTCACCGAATATAACATGGAGTTATGCAAGTAATGATTATAAAACTGTTGCAGAAGCGTGGAATGCAGGTGTAAGGCTATGATTCCAATTGAAATTCGTAGAGACGGCGAAGTAATTTGTATATGTGCAGACGAGTCCTGTCTCTACCCTTCTGAGATTATGAAGGATATGAAGACAAATGGTTATAAATTTTATCAAGACGGTAAGATTTATAAACCAGAAAAGAAGAAACAAGAAGAATAAATAATAAAAGGCGGTGATGTTTGTTGGCGAAGCAAAAGAAATTACAACAATATGTATTTAAGATTAACTCTACTCTATTGCGTAAAAATAATTGGGATTTAACTTTGCCGCTAAACAGAGCTAGAAATACAACTGGGCTTGTCGTTGCCCTAGCGGATTCTCAGATCCTATCTTGGATTAATGAGCTAAACGGAACTGAAGACTATGATATTCAGGCAAAAGAAATTAAGCGTCAGATTAAAGAGATTAAAAATCAGCCGGTGAGTCGTAGTAATAAAACTAAAATCTCAAATTTGTACAAACAGTTATATAGACTACAGTTTAAAGAGGATTATCTATGTGTCATAATGGATAAGAAGTCTGATTATGACCGTGCGAATCAAGGATTCTATGTAAATGGAATTAGGTATTTAAGATTATTATGTACAACTGGCGGCGTTAAGACATCTACTGTTGTGTATGTTAGTGAGAGATTGCATCCTGAATTAAAGAAGCGTATTGAGAATGGTAAAAATAACGAGGTTAAGTTAGTGCCTGCGAAGCTAGGTGCATATGAGGCGCTGGCCGCAAGTGGTTCACTTGAGGTTAGTTGGCCGAAGGATAAATATGCACCAATTCCTGGTGGCGTTATAGTTATTAGAGACGCCTTTACAGAATTTAGTGCTGATTTAATTAATATTGATGATAGTGATAGAACTAAAGAGCCAATTGTTCAGTTTGCAGAAAATCAATTAGTTAAAAATAATTGTTCTGATGGTTGTTCTATGATGTTACCGTCTTTATCCAGAAGATGGAATGGTGAGCTCAATGATGACTATGAGCATACAATGAGCGGTTGTAATCTTCGTTGTGCATGGACTAAAGGTATGACATTTACTTTTGACTACATAAAGTTTGCAGAAGAAGTTGTTGGTGCTTCCGATGATTGCCCTGAAAAGTATTTAATTACTGATATTTGGGGACAACAGAGAGATATTAGAGATTCCGAACTAATTATTACTGAGAGCCAGTTGAAACTTTGGGCTTGTTATGATTCATGGGAAGATTATTATAATAAGTGTCTAGAAAATAAGTATACAATTAGAGTTGCTAAGACCGCACCGCATGAAGTTGATACCGTAAGACAGTTAAATTACCAGTTTATACAGTCTTTAAACTTGTCTGACGAAGATATTCAGGAGCTTATCTCTCCTACTGTGAATGAAATTAAGGATACTATTGGCTTAGATCCTAGAAAAAGTATTGTGTATTTATGTGGTAAGAACTTAAAAGCAGAGAATATTCAGTATGTGGATGCTGCTGCAAGAGCGCTTATGGCTAATTCAGAGACTATAAATGACCCATATATTCGCAATAGAATTAAGAAAATGATTAACAAACGTATTAGAGAGGCCAAGATTGGTGTGCTTGATGTAAGTGGTAACTTCCAAATTATTTCTGGAGACATATATGCTCTATGTGAGAGTATGTTTGGTTTAGAGGTGCATGGATTACTAAAAGCTGGCGAAATTTACAGTAAATACTGGAAAGATTGTGGTGTGAAGCGTGTAATGTGTGCTAGAGCACCAATGTCTAACGAACATTCGTTGGTTTCTCAGGATATCTGCTATGATGATAAAGCAGAATACTGGTTTAAATATATGGATACAGTGGCTGTTGTGAATGCTTGGGATACAATGCCAATGGCTCTTAATGGTTTTGATTTTGACGGAGATCTACTCTTCACTACTGACAACGCTCCACTACTTAAGAACCAGAAGAATTTGCCTGCACTAAACTGCATTCAGTACAATGCTTCGAGGAAAGTGGTTACTGAGGCAGATGTAATTAAAGCAAATAAGAATGGATTTGGTAGTAAGATTGGTAGTATAACTAACAGAATCACAGCAATCACTTCTTTAATGTCAAATTATGAGCCAGGAAGTCGTGAATATGAGATTTTAAGATATAGAACTCAGTGCGGGCAAGCTCTTCAACAGGAAGAAATCGATTGAATTACAGTCGCTTTGCATGGTGACATGCATCGAATAATGTGGTGAACCTATAAATATAGGGTGTTAACTCGACGTAAAGTAGCATTAGGAAATGAGTGTTAACGAGTTAGCTAACTGGGAAAAACTAAGTGTGTGTTAACAATACAAAATTAATTAAGAAAGGAGGAGTAATATGGTTAAACGTGAAGATAATATTTATTCTAGAATCGGTATTTATGGTATTAGAAATTTAGTTAATGGTAAAATTTATGTTGGTAAAACTGGAATGAATTTTGGAGATAGATGGGATTCGCATCGTTCTTTATTAAACAATGGTAAACACGATAATCCGCATTTACAAAGTGCATGGGATAAATATAAACAAGAAAATTTCGAGTTTATAGTTATTGAAGATTGCAGCGTTGGTGAATTAAGTGATCGAGAAAAATATTATATTAAATTATATAAAGATATGGGACTTGCTTATAATATTCACGACGGCGGAGATGAAGGATATAACCTTGGAAAACATTTATCCGATGAGACAAAAAGAAAAATAGGTGAGAAAAATAGAATTAACGGCATAGGAAGAAAAGCATCAGATGAGACAAGAGCAAAGATGTCCGAAACTCATACTGGAATGAAGTATGCACCAATGAGTGAAGATGGTCGTAAAAACATACAACAGGCTCAACAAAAATATTATGAGAAGAATCCTAAGAAGCTTTGTGTAGATGATGTTGTAGAAATTAGAAAATTACATAGAGATGGTTTCAACTATTCTGAAATTTCAAGAAAATATAACGTTACTCCTCAATGCATTAATGATATTTGCAATTATAAAAGATGGAAACAAGTTCCATAAAATAAACACACATATGTTAATCCAGTGCGAAGCTTGCGTAAGCAAGAACGTCAAACGACTATTCCGTAAGGAAGTACATTTGAGGTGAAACTCCTCATTTGGAAGTGCCACACAACTCGTTATGAGTTGAAGATATAGTCTACTCCCCTACTAAAATATCGGGAAACCGAGGGTATAAAGGAAAGCTAAGGGAATTTTACCCAACCCGATGCCTAAAAGTTGGTATATTTTTAAAGAAAATATAGTAAGAAATGACGATTCTGCTGAAATTATAGAACAAAAAACACTAAATCAACAGCTATGTGCATTCAAAAAACCATACTTTTTTGGCTATAACTACACCACTTTAAAGCAAGAATACGATGCATTTGTTCGTGATACAGATGATCATATTCAAAGTATAACTGGTAAAAATATACGAGATTTACTTAAAAATGATGGTAATTTGCCAGAAAATGAGCAAAAAATCTTGGATTTTTATAAAAAACGCCTACCTCTTGATGTCTCACCCTCTACTATGAATCGTATTTGTTGGGCCGTTGAAGATGTATTCGACGGTGTTGACATGTTTGAAAATGTTAATTTCGACTATGAAATTTATAAAAGTTGTCTTGAGTATGCACAAGAGGATTATGAGCTTATAAAGCTTAAGTGTGAAGCGTATAGACAGAAGAAACGTGAGATTAACAAGAAAAAATTCGTAGAGCATGAAGATGAAGAAGAGAGCGCTGCTGATCAGATTGTTAAACTTAATGCAGAGTTAGAGGAAACTTGTTTCTCAATTTGTCAAAATAAATATATTTTATGTGAAATGCTGCTTGATATTTGTTATAAAGATGGTATCGATGTTAGTATTGTATGGAACTTATGTGGAGATGTGATTGTGGAAAAACTTATTGCAAAGTCTGGTTGTTATACTTATCCCGAACAAGATGTAAATGGAGAATTTAGTTACGGCGGGTTTAAATTTACTATGAAAAGTGTTAGAGCTGGAGGTGAAATGAATGATTAATTTTAAATTTGATGACAGAAAAGATATTGAAGAAAAGATTCAGAGCGGATATGTTAACCAAAATAATCCAGAAGAGACAATTAGAGATTTGGCAAGATATAACCACCATATACTTGGTATGAAAAAAGAAGACAATTATGATGCAATTTTGACTTATATGACTAATAATTGTGCTGATTTCTATGAAGAAAAGTATTTTAAAATCATTTATAGAAACATCTCTAGTGCAAAAAAGTATAAATTTAGAAGTGTATCACCTGTAAAAATCACTCGGACTGAAATTGATAAAATAGTTGGATTGAATGATATTAGGAAAGAAAAAATTGCATTTGTTCTTCTGGCAGTTGCAAAATACTATAATAATGTGTCTTCTGATAATAATAATAGAATGTATATTTCTATGAGTGATCTCTTTAAACTGTCTAGGGTTGCAATACCGTGTAAAGAAAGAGCTAGTTATTTGCACTTTGCATATCAGGAAGGACTACTTGTTGAGCATATGCTTGTTGGAACCAATCTAAAGGTAGTAGGATTCGTAGATGATAATAGTGAGGCTGTTCTAGAACTTGGTGAAGATGATTATAAAGAACTGGCATATGCATATCTAAACTATAAGAACGGTGGATATAAACGCTGTAGAGGTTGCGGAAGGTTGTTTAAGATTACTAAAAAGTCTTCAATGAAATTATATTGTAAGGAATGCAGTCAGAAAGAAGAAACAAGTGAATTCAAGGTTATTCAATGTGTTGATTGCGGTGAAGATGTTGTTGTTGGTATGCTAAATACAAAAACTTGCAGATGCGAAGAGTGTCAAATACAACATAGAAAGTCTTATATGAAAGATTTGATGAGGGAAAAACGAGCAAATATTTAGTTTTGTTAGCACAGCCTTAAAAAGTTACAATACAAAATTAATGCGAAAACGCTTAGAGCCGCAACGACTTTTTGGATTTGTAAAATTTGACATTGAATTTTCATATAATGATAGAGACTAAAGGATAGTGCTTTTGCACTGTCCTTTTTCTTATTTATTAAATAAAACTTATATAAATACCCATGAAAGTGAGGAACAAAAAATATGAATGTTGATATGAATAAAATGTTGTTGGCTATTCCAGAACCAATTGAAAATTTACAGTTACCTAATCCAGACTTGCTAACATATTACAAAGACGAGCAAGATAGAGTTTTGTGGATTGAGGGCGAGATTGGTGATGGATTGTTTGAGTTATCTAAGATGATTCTTCGTTACAATATGGAAGATAGAAATATTCCAGTTGATGAACGTAAACCAATTAAGATTTTTATTAACTCTCCTGGTGGAGATTTAGATTCTACATTAGCTTTCATTGGCTTAATGAATATTAGTAAGACACCTATTTGGACTATTGATGCTTGTTGGGCCTACTCTGCTGCCGGATTAATTCTAATGGCAGGACATAAAAGATATGCACTGCCTAATACCGAGTGTCTAATTCACTCTGGATCAGGTCAGCTTGGTGGTTCTTTTGAGCAAACTACTGAACAAATGAAGAATTATAAGTATCTTGTTGATAAGATGAGAGACTTTATTTTAAATAAAACTAAGATTGACCAGAAACTCTTTAAAAAGATGTCAACGAAAGATTGGTATATCTATACTGAAGAAATGTTAAGTTTAGGTATTGTTGATGAAATTGTTGATGATTTAGATATTTTATTTTAAAGGGGAAATTTAAATGGCATCTAAGAAGACACAGAGAGTGTATGATAACGGAGAAGCGCCGAAGACAATTGATAATCGTCCTTTTTATAAATTAAATTTAGATGACGATCAAAAGAAGTTTGTTAATGCCGTGCTAAATCCAGATAATACTATTATTTTTGTGAATGCAAAAGCAGGTACCGGAAAAACAACGTTAGCAATGGGTGCTGCAAATCTTCTTTATTTACATAATCAATATGACGGAATTGTATATATATGTTCTGCATATGGAGAGAAAACTCAGGGATATTTGCCTGGTTCAATTACGGAAAAAAGTGAAGTTTATTTTGAGCCAGCATATCAGGCTATGATTGAATGTGACATGAACACCAATAGTTGTATTAACTCAGATTCAATGGTTAATCAAAAATACGGAGAAGCGTATGTGACTCTTTTAACACATACTTTTCTTCGTGGAACTAATTTAAAGAAAAAGGTTATTATATTAGATGAATGTCAAAATTATACTGTTTCAGATTTAAAGAAAACACTTACACGTTGTTCTGATGATTGTAAAATTATTTGTATAGGACATGATTTACAGTGTGATTTAGAAGACAAAACGTCTAGTGGATTTAAAAAATATATTGAGCATTTTAGAGGACATGAACATTGTGAGGTTTGCGAATTGACAGTTAATCATCGTGGATGGGTTAGCCAGTTTGCAGATGAGCTTGTTGAATAAAATTGCAAAACGGGAGGTGCAAAATAGTGAAAAGAATTATGAAAAAACCTGAGCTTGTAGATGAGCTTGCTGAAAGAACAGGTTTCTTTAAGAAAAATATGCGTGAGGTTGTTGATGCTCTTGCTAATATTATAGAAGAACATTTTAATACAGCAGAGTTTGATGCAGATAGTGAATTACACTTGGCACCCGGTGTTGTGCTTTGTGGAAAGAGAAAACCGAAAGGAGAATCTATTGATCCTAGAGATAGGTCAACAATCGTTACTCCTGAAAAGGTAATTCCTTATGCAGTTTTTAAGCAGTCTATAAGACAGAAGTTATATAAGAAAAGTAATTATTATAAAAGAAAAGCAAGAAAGGATAAATAATATGGAACAAATACTACAGAGATTACCAAATGAAAATGAGTCACAGTATATTTGGCGTGTGGGTCAGGCAAAAGACTCTGGTTTAATTGATAGCACATGGGAAGAACTTACACCAACACTTAATACACAGTGCGGTATTAGTGAAGAAGATTTTCGTGGTTCTAGTGCTTGGAGAAAACGTTATAGAGTTATGCAACAGGCATGGGATGATGTATTTAGTCAGGAAAAGTTTACTGACGAACATGCCGCAACAATTAAAGAACAGACAGACGAGCTTTACAAGGCTAAGAGACAACTGTTTGATCAGAGGCGTGAATATAATAAAATTCTTGTTAGTGATGCAAGAGCGGACCATTTAACAGAAAGACTAATTGAAGCTGCTAATTTAGTCCCTCTTCAGGATTATTCTAATATGTTTACATTTAAGGACGCCGCAACTGACGAGGAAGCTGTGTTATGTCTAAGCGACTGGCATTACGGACAAGTTACTAATAATATTTGGAACTCATATAATACACAAATTTGTAAAGAAAGAGTCACAAATCTTTTTGATAAAGTTGCAAATGCTTTACAAGAACACGAGATTAAAACCTTACATATTGTATTATTAGGTGACTTTGTTAATGGAGCTATACATACTGGATCTAGAGTTGCCGCAGAAGAAAATACTTGCGATCAATTAATGCATGTGTCTGAAATTCTTGCTAATTTTATTAATGCATTATCCATATATGCTGATTACGTTAATGTGTATTCCACATATGGTAATCATGCAAGAACAATCCAACATAAGGATGATAGCATTCACGCTGATAATATGGAGCGTGTAATACCTTGGTGGTTAAAGCAAAGATTATCAAAGAATAATAAGGTAAATATTATTGATAGTGAATTCTATGAATTTATTTATTTTAATGTTTGTGGTTATAACATAGTTTGCACTCATGGAGACTTAGATAAGTTTAGAGATATTGGTGTTACAATTAATAGCTTATTCTCTAAGAAGTATGGAAAGACAATTGACTATACATTCTCTGGAGACAAGCATCATTTAGAAGCGTTTGAACAGTTTGGCATTGAATCCGCACTAGTAGGTTCATTATGTGGAACTGATGAATATGCAAATAACAAGAGATTATATTCTAACCCAATGCAAACATTATGTATTTTTGCTCCAGAAGATGGTAAGTTATGTACTTATAATATTAAACTTTAATCTCTTATATGAGAGAAACAAGTTTACAATACAAAATTAATTTATAAAATACTAAAACCGAAAGGACAAATGAATTATGGAAAATATGAAAAAGGAAGCAAAGTTAATTTTTAATATGGGTGTTGGTCGTGCGCTACTAAAGGCTGGATGTCAGGTTATTGATGTAAAGCCAGATAGAGCCAATGCCGATAAGACAGTTCTGGTTTTTAAGAACGATGAACTATTCCAAAAAGAACTAGCTCGCATTAACAAGGAAATTGCAGAAACTAAGTCTGCAGAAGAAGTTCAGTAATGGACTTCTTTTTATTTAAAACATAAGGAAGGAGGTAGAGTAAATGGCAAGAAGTGCAGGAAAGAAAACTACTTCCACAAAAAAGACTACAGTTGAGCAAAAATATTTATGCCACCATTGTTTAAAAGAAAAGAAAAGGTCAGATTTTTATGTATCTACAGACCCTAGAGTTATGACTGGAGTTACATCTATATGTAAAGATTGTGTAAAAAGGATAGCACTTGGCTGGGATGATAACAGACAAGAATTTTTAGGTTGCACAAAGAAAACTGTTATGAGCGCATTGGAATATATTGATCGTCCCTTTTTAGAAAATTTATGGAACACAAGTTATAATTCATGGGCTGCAAATAATGACGCACGCAAACAGACTATTTGGGATTCATATATTACAAATGTAAGTATGAAACAATATAATGGTAAAAGATGGCGTGATGGTGATATTTTTCAAACATATATTGAAGATGCTAAGCAAGTAGTGGCGCTTGAAAATGGTAATAAAGATGATGCGCAAACATTATTAATGAGCCAAGAGGTTAATAGTGAGTTTGAAAAGAATAGAAGTAGCGTTCTTAGACTACTTGGATATGATCCTTTTGAGTGTGAAAAACTAGAAGATCAACCACTACTCTACTCTCAGTTAATTGGATATCTTGATTCTGGTGGAGATGGAAATGAGGATATGATGCGTACCTCTTCTGCTATTACTATCGTGCGTGGGTTTTTACAACAGGCCAAGCTTGATGATAAATTGGCGAAAGTTATGGCAAATACAAGTGCTAATCCATCGGAAATGAAAACGCTGCTTGATGCCAAAAAGAGTTTAAATACAACAATTACTGATCTAGCGGAACAATCTTGTTTAAGTTTAAAGCATAATAGAAACGCTAGTAAGGGTGAAAATACTTGGACTGGTAAAATTAAAAAACTTAAAGATATGGACTTAAGAGACGCCGAGGTTAATGGCTTTGACATAGGCACATGCCGTGGTATGCAGCAAGCTCTTGAAATTAGTGATATTTCTATTATGAAGGCCTTGGCACTAGATGAGTCTGAGTGGTCTGAAGTTGTTGCAGATCAGAGAAAGCTTTTAGTTGATACACAAAGAGAAAGAGATGTTTATAAAGAAATCAATAGAATTCTTCTAAGAGAAAATCTTGATTTAAGAGATACATTAGAAGAGAATAATTTGTTAAACAAGGATAGTTTGAAAAATTTAAAAGACTTATTCTCACCGTTTGGAGAAACCGCATCTCAGGATAACGAGGAGAGTGACGAAGATGAGTAATTTTAAGTTTAAGATAATTGATAATATTGAAGACGAAGATTTGATGTCTATCTTTAATGATGATTCAGTTGTATATGTAAAACCTACAGTTTATGCAATGTCTGATAGAAAATTAGAATCTTTAGTACATATTGCAAAGATTCAAAAGTATTATCAATGTAATCCTGTTAGGTTTATTGAAGATTTTTTTAATATTACATTATTGGATGCACAAGCGTATATTGTTCAAAGAACTTGGAATTGTCCAAACGTTCTTGTTTTGGCATCTCGTGCATTTGGTAAGTCCACTGTTATTGACTTAATTTTAATGGCTAAAGATATGTTGTTTTGTAATGTGTGGACATATATCGCTAGTGGTTCTGGTTCACAGGCAGAACAAACATTTATGACATTGGAACGTTTAGCAAATGATGGAATTGATGAAATGAGAAACTCTACTGGTTATATTTTTAAAAACGAGGTAGAGATTAATAACGCTGCTGGTGATGGATTTAGTCATGGTAGCAACGGTTTTAAATATAGTCTATACAACGGATCTTTCACTCAAACACTAAACTCAAATATAGACAAGAAGCGTGGTATGCGTGGTAGTGTTGTGTTTGACGAATGTGGCTTCTTATCAGAAGAAATGCTTGAAGTTTATGGTGCATTTGCTGCCGTCAACAAAGGATTCGTTTCTGGTAAAGACCGTAATGGTAAGATGATCGATACGGTTAGACTTAGAACTTTTGCAACAAATATTCCAAACCAAAAATTTTATATCAGTTCTGCATCTAGCACCGATACTAAATACTATAGGTTATATAGAGAATTTGCAAAACGTCAGTTGATGGGTGATAGAGACTATTGTGTTGTCCAGGTTAGCTGTGATGTGGTTTTAAGACCAACCATCCGTGGCGAGGTTGTTAACGCACTTTTGAAAAAGAGTGATATTGAAACTGCTGTAAGAACAAATCCTGAAAAGGCACGTAGAGAATATTATTGTGAATTTACTTCTGATGCCGGTATGAACGCCATTATTAGACGCGGTGTTATCGCTAGAAATAGCGAAACTCGTGCGCCATTACTCTATAATGATACTGGTAAAAAGAAGTTTATTATTGCATATGACCCTGCTAGAAGTAGAGATAACTCTGTTATTTTAGTTATGGAAATTTATCAAACAGATGACGGACAATATAAAGGTCGTATTGTCAACTGTGTAAACTTACTTGATGTTGGTAAGAAAATTAAGAGCCCTATGAGAACACCGGATCAGATTGAGTATTTAAAACAATTAATATTAGATTATAATGGTGATGCACCAGATTATGAAAATATTGAATGTGTTTTAATTGATGCTGGTTCAGGTGGTGGTGGTGTTAACATTGCTGACTTCTTAATGGAAGATTGGATTGACAAAAAGGGTAAAATGCACCGTGGGCTTATTGATAAGGAGTATAGCGAGGAGTATGCGGGACGCTATCCTAACGCAATTAATAAATTAAAACTAGTATCGCCTACTCAATATAAATCAATCATATATGAAGCATTAATTGAAATGCTAGATATAGACGCTATTAGTTTTACTACAGATTATGATAATAAAGGTTATTTAACAGTATTTGAAGCTGATGAAAAGAAATTAGAAAAAGAGAAAAAGCGTATTAACGAAGAATTAAAAACACGAGGTTTTGATGGCGAGGAATTAGCAAAAAAACTTGAAGAAGAACTTGCTCAGACTTCTTGTGTCAAAACTAAAGTTGTTAAATTGGATCCATTTCAAGAAATTGCGTTGGCTAATATCGATGCAATGAAAGAGGAAATGGTGAATATGGTGCGTAAGAAAAGAGATTCTGGTAAAGACTCTTTTGAACTTACACCAGAGAAGGCTAATAAGTTACACGATGACCGTTCGTATACAATGGCATTATGTGCGTGGTGGTTATCTGAGAAACGTCTTGAAAATGTACGTGCTCGTAAGAAGCCAAATGCCGTAGATTTGATAAATATGCTCCCTGTTAATAGGGGCAAGCCACTTAATAAACTATTTGGATAAGAAAGGCGGTGAGTTTTGTGGCAGAAAAACAATTAACTGAAAAGGAAAAAATAGAGTTTTTACGTAGAGATGAACGTAATAAAGCCGCATATGCCGCCGTCAAAGATGCACTGGCATTAATTGACTTAACTCAAAATAGAAGTATTACATATACTACTTATTCAAGAGAAAGCCTACGTTCATATTTAAAAAATCCAGCGTCAGAGAGCAACCAAAAGAATTTGAGAAAATTAAGTAATTATTTATATACTGTTTCTCATGTGTATAGAAGATTAATTAATTTTAAAGCATATCAAATACAATTAAAATCTTGGACGGTTTATCCTGATGTCCCACTAACAGAGGAGCCAGATGTAGAAAGTATTTTAAAAAATTATGATACTGTTACAAAATATATTCGTAATATGGATATGAAGAGCCAGATTTTAAAATGTATGTTGCAAGCATGGAAAAATGATGTTGTATATGGTTTTTGTTATGGTGATCCCGAGAATGATGGAGAATTTTTCATTCATCTCTTAGATCCAGATTATTGTAAAATTTCTAGTCAGCAATATTATAGAGGTGTTCTAAATTTTGCATTTGACCTTAGTTATTTTGATTCTGGTACGAATGCTTACTATTTGGATATTTATGATCCTATTTTTAAGAAATTATATAATAAATATAAAAGTGATAATTCACAACGATGGGCTGAGCTTCCTATTGAAAACACAGTTTGTTTTAAGATAAACATAGATATGCTTGACTATCCAATTCCTCCATTAAGCGGATTATTTGACAGCATAATTAGTCTTTCTGATTTACAGGCTGTACAAGATTTAAAGGATGAACTTGAAGCGTATAAATTAATTTATGCAAAAATTGATACTATTTCTGGTACAAAAGATGTTGATGATTTTGAGATTGATTTAGAGCTTGCGAATAAGTTCTTTCAAAAACTACAATCTGCAATGCCAGAGAATGTCGCCATCGCTATGTCGCCGATGAAATTGGAGGCAATTGATTTTAATAGTAATAATGCTAATGATGTTAATATTATTTCTGAAGCATATGAGAATATTATTAATGCCAATGGTGGTATTGTATTAAATCAGAATAAGATTACTAATAGTGCAAGTTTTAAATTAGCGTTGCAGTTTGATTCAATGGACGCTATGGCTCCAATTGAACAAATTAATGCTTGGGTTAACTTATGGATTTTAAATCATCTTGGAGAAACCGGCATGGTTGTTGAATATAGCGATGTTTCTCCATATTTTGTAGATGATAGAATTGATAAGTTGCTTAAAGTTGCACAATATGGCGTTCCTGTTAAGCTTGAGTTGGCATCGTTATTAAATGCGAACCCAACAAAAGAGCGTGGCATGTCCTTTATGGAAGATGTTCTTGGAATGGGAACAACATCATGGGTTAAACCACTTGTATCAAGTAATGTTCAGAGCGGAGGTCTATCTGAAAACGGAGACGGATCTGATGGAAGAACGGAAATTGATAATCCAGAAGATTTGACTGACGAAGGACAGGCAACAAGAGACAAGAAGTAAGGAGGCAGAAAAATGAACGATAAAAAGTTTGTCGTCACAAAAGACGAGGCTACTGCCAATAAAATGATTGCACATCAATTTAAATTGGTTTCTACAATAGCTGGGGTTTACACTTTTGTAAATGATAAACCTGAGAAATTTATGTTTGATGTGTTTGATGTGAAGAAATTACACTTCACAGATAAGTTATGCTTGTAACTCCAATATTGGGGTTGCATATATAAAATTTGTAAGAAAGGAGGAGGTAACATGCCAAGAACTTTTTATACAATTGATGATCTTGCAACTTTTTGTAAGCAGAATAATTTTGCACACTTTAGTTCACAAGAGCACGACGGAAAGCCACTAATTGTGCAATCCGTTGAAACTTTTGAAGTGTCTGATAATAGTAAGGATGGATTAATGCCAGTTAGTCTAAAATCTTGCCATATTGGAGTGAATAGAAATCAGTCTTGTATTTCTGAAGATGTGATGAATAAAAATATGGCTTCTTTTAAAGGTAGACCTATTCTTGCCAATATTATTAAGACGGATACTGGCGAATATGAATTCCATAGTCATGATATTGAGTTTAATGATGATGGAGAGGTTGAGTATTTAGAACATCCAGTTGGTGTTATTAGTCAACTAGAAGAGCCGTATTTAGAATATGATGAAGAAGAAGACAAAACATACTTATATGTTAATGGTCATATTTTTACTGAATATTCTAGGGCTGCGGAAATTTTAGAGAGACGTAGAACTTGTAAGTGTTCTGTTGAAATTGCAGTTAATGAAATGTCATGGAATTGCGAAGAAGATTATTTGTCTATTGATTCTTTCACATTTATGGGTGTAACCATTCTAGGATATGAACAAGATGGTGTTACAGAAATTCAGGAAGGCATGAAAGGTAGCAAGATTACTATTGATAGTTTTAGCTCAAATAATAGTATGTTGGGTATGAATTATCAAGAAAAAATGATTGAAGTTTTAGATAAGTTAAATACTACTTTATCTAATTTCAATAAAAATTCTGAGAAAGGAGGAGAGGAAGAGATGGTTGATGTTGAAGACGTCGTCGTCGAGGAGGAGCTTAATGATCCTGAAACTGTTGTTGTAGAAGAACAGGCTGAAGGTGAGGAAGTTGTCGTTAACGAAGAAATCGTTTCTGAGGAAACTTCTTTCGAAGATGGTGATGAAGTTGTTGTTGAAACTGAAGAGGAAGTTGTTGTCGAAGAAGAAGTAGAAGTTGAAGAGCAGGAAGAGGTTATTGAAGACGAGAAGTTTGAGATTAAGTTTGAACTTAGTCATGATGACATCAGAATGGCGCTATACCAGCTACTAAATGCATATTCTGAAGACGGATATAGTTATGCATGGATTATTGAAGTTTATGATAACAAGTTTATTTATGAAGACTGGACCGACGAGGGTTACAAGTTCTTTAGACAAACTTATTCTAAGGACGGCGATAATGTTGCGTTTGATGGTGAACGTGTTGAAGTATTCAATGAATGGCTATCTAAGGCAGAGAGAGATGCCCTTGACGAATTAAAGTCTAATTATGCAGAGCTAAAGGCATTTAAGGAAAATTACGATGCTGCTACTATCAAGGCAGAAAAGGATGCTATTTTTGAGAGCGCAGACTATGATGAAATCAGAGACTCTGATGACTTTAAAACTCTAATGTCTGAGATGGATAATTATTCTGTTGATGAATTAAAGACAAAGGTTGACCTTCTATATGCCGCTTCCATGAAAAAGAAGTTTGCTATTGAATCAAATAAGCCTGAAAAGAGAAAGTCTGTTGGTTTCAATTATCAAGCTAAACCTAATAAAAAGAAGCAAGCCTACGCTGGTTTGTTTAACAAAGATTAATCTTTAACAGTACAAAACGAATGTTGTTCTAATACTTAAGCAATCAATTGCGGTTGTTTTTGTTATATTAAAAATATTTATTTTATGAAAGGATGAATTGAATTATGGCACAAGATTGGATTAATGCTGATCACATTATTTGTGAGTCTACTAATATTCTATCTACCAACTTTGGCGGCGGTCACATCTACTCTATCGCTATCGCTGAGGATATGGATAACGGCTTACTAGTTGCTAGAGCTGAATATGCTAACGAGGAATACGAAGATGAGGTTTGGAATGCTAAGGCTTATGCTGCTGGCGATGAAGCTCTACTACTACTAAATCCTCCTCTACTACCTATGACCGAACTAAGAGGTTATGCTACTGAAGACAGATTCTATAACGCCGCTGGCGATAGAGTTCGTGCTTACACTCTAAGAGTCGGTGATCGTATCACTCTATCTGAGAATGCTTTTGATGCTGCTCCCGCTGTTAAGCAGTATGTTACCTATGATGCTGCAGCTAAGAAGTATGTTGTTGGTGACGCAAAGACCGAGGGTCAGTTCTGCGCACAGGTTCTAACTAAGATCCCCAGAACTAACCAGATGATGTACAAAATCCAGGTTGTAAGTCTATAAGTTTAGGAAAGGAGGAAAACAACTATGGCTAAATTAAATCTAATGAACTTTGACGCAAGAGTGCGTGAAGTATTTGAAAATGATAGCGATAAGCTATTTGCATTTAATAAGTTAATGCTAGATACATATAATGGTACTCTAGAGGCTGACATCACCATTAAGGAAGCTAACGAGCAGATTCGCTCTATGTTCTATAAGGTTATTGGTGTTGGCGAGAGTGCTACTAAGGCAGACATTCGTAAGGCTATTAAGAGAAATCAGCAAGTTCTATTTGACCTAATCGAAGAAGTTGTTCCCAACCTACTACAGACTGGTTGGCAGGATAACCCCTTCTTCAATGAGTTTGTTGAAACTAGAAATCTAGACATTGGCGATCAGGCTATGTTCTATACTGATGATGAGACTCTACTAACCGTTTCTAAGGTTTCTGGTAACCACTGGGATCTAGACCGTCAGAGACTAGGCAAGGGCAGCTCCTTCACCGTTGCTACCTCTTGGTATGGTATTGCTGTTTACAGCGAGTACGAGAGACTACTAACTGGTGCTGAAGACTTCTCTACCTTCGTCAACAAGCTATTTGAAGCCGTTGACCGTTATGTTAATGAGTCCATTTATCAGGCTATGCTATCCGCAGCTGAGCAGCTACCTGGCGGTGCTACTGGCGCAGGTCAGTGGGTTAAGACTGGCGAGCTAAACGAAACCACTAAGGAAGTTTTCGTACAGCTAATCGAGGACGTTCAGATGGCTACTGGCATGGATGTTGTTATTATGGGTACCAAGACTGCTCTAAGCAAGCTAGAGGGTATTCAGGACATCAACTGGATTTCCGAGGAAATGAAGGTCGCTAGAAACACTACTGGTAGAATTGGTACTTGGGAAGGCATCAGACTAGTTGAGCTAAAGCAGGGCTTCAAGCTAAATGATACTAGTGCTAGACTAATTGATGACAAGCAGCTACTAATTATGCCTGTTGGTTCCAACAAGTTCATCAAGGTTATCAACGAGGGCAATCCCGAGATGAGACAGGTTAATGACAACACTGTAAATCAGGACATGACCTATGACTACAGATATATGTGGAAGATGGGCGTTGGTGTTCAGATCAACCTACTATTTGGTGTTTATAACATCGCTGCTTAATTTTTGAACAATAAAGGATAAAAAGGAGAATTTAATATGGCTACAAAAAAAGAAACTGTTTCAGAAGAAATGGAAGTTGCTACTGAATCTAAGGTCACAAAGAAGGCACCACACAAGTTTGCGCCAGATGATTTAATTGTCTGTCGCAGTATTACTTTTGGAGAACTTCTTTTAACTGGCAAAAAGTCTAAGCTGTTATATAGTTGGGCAAATTACGGTGACACTACTGAAGTTGAATATCAGGATTTACAGGCTTTAAAGTCTACTAGATCTAGTTATTTGTTTAGGCCTAGATTTATTATTGAGGATGAAGACTTAGTTGAACAATGGGGCAAAGATTTTGGAGATGTTTATAAGAACATCGAAGATATTGATGCCGAAGATTTACTAAAGCTTCCTGTTTCTCAGTTGAGATCTAAGCTAAAGAAGGCTTCAAAGGGTGTTCAGCTTGCCGTTAAAAATATTGCCGGCGATAAGATTCTTAATGGATCCTTGGATAGCTTGGCTAAGATTAAGGCAATCGATGAAATTCTTGGAACAGATTTAAAGTTATATATTAAGTAATTTGGAGGTGACCATATATGGCTACTCCATATGAAAAGATTTATGGTCGTTTTTTAAGTCGTACAACAGATTTTGATCTTGCCGAGTTAGACGACTATACATTGGGCGAAATGCTTAAAAAATGGTTAAATAGTGCAATTGTTAATGTGCGCACATCAACACCTCTTGATGCTCGTGATGATGAAAACGAATCTTTCGAAAACACTTTGACCGATTTAGATATTGAGCTTCTTGCTATGGGAATGACTATGGCTTGGTTAGACCAATCTTTAAACTCTTCTGAATTAGTTAGACAGTTTATTGGTGGAAAAGAAGAAAAATATTACAGTCAGGCAAACCATATTGCAGAACTTCGTGCATTACGTGAGGAAACAAGACTTGAGATGAAGCGTTTGCATAGTTATAGCACTTATAATAACAATTCATATTTTGATGACTAAGGGGGCGTTTCCGATGAATATTTATAAAGAAATTCCGCCTAGTCAAATTGCCGCAGAAAAGATATATATCCGCTCTGCGATTTTTAAGCTCTTGCCATATAAAGAAGAGTCTTATGAATATTTAGATAATTATTTTGGCTCTGTGCTACAACTACTAAAAGGTTTCAATAAAATTTCTGGCAATCAGCCGGAGATGGTCAGTATTATAAGTAAGATTGCATATGCACGAGAAGCTGAAAACTTTGATGATTACCGTAAGGCTATTCTTGATGCTTGCGGTATGGTAGAACGCATTAAGGAGAGTGATTTCGATGTTTGATTCCTACAGACTTCGTATGGCCGCTCTTGGCTCATATGAGGGTGAGGCCAGACGGAGAAACTCTCAAAAAATTATGGATGTGTCTTGGATGAGAGACCCAGCCACTAAACCCGTTTATGTTAAATGGGTTGATAAAGGGTTGCCATTAATTGATGATGACGATATTCCAGTTTACGCTAAATATAACGTAAAATCATATCATAATATTACTGGTGACTCTGTTGCGTATTTATTACAATTTAGATTAGAAGATATGAGAGATAATCCTAATATTAGGGTTGGTTCTTATGTTCAAATTCTAAATGAAATGGATGAGCCTGAGTGGTGGTTAATTGTTCATCTTGATGACAGAACACAGTTTAGGCAATTTTCAATTTTGAAATGCACATGGACATACAAGTGGGTTTCTAGAGTTGATGGCAAAAGAATTATACATCAATGTCTTGGCGCTCCAAGAAAACAGAACTCTTACAACTCTGGCGTCTGGCTCGATTATACAACTCAGACGGTGGAAAACCAGGAAGTTTTGTGGCTTCCTACAAACGATGACACTAAGACAATTTTATATGACACCAAGTTCTTGAAATCATCACCCGGTAGATATCCCCCTCTTAGATGGACAATCACTAAGATTGAAGATACTGCTACCGATGGAATTTCTAAATTTACTTTAGCACAGGATCAGTTTGACCCAGCCAAAGATAATGAGGAATTAATGATAGCCAACTATTACGAATCTTATGTAGAACCTGAAACACCAGAGCTTGAAGAAACTCCAACGGTGAGTGATTTAGAGATTGTGTATTCTGGTTCTCCTGCTGTTCGTGCTGGTGGTGGATTTAAAAAATTCACCCTAAAGACTCGTGTTGATGGTGAATTAGTCAATGTGGAAGATGATGTTTCTTGGGATGTAGTATTTATGGTTTATGATGAAAAAAATAAAATATTTGTAGATTATAAAGATAAACTTGAATGTTCTGTGAAAGATAATATTTTTAAGGTTAAGTGTTTGCCATTCTACGATTTAGTTGGCAAGACATTTACCATTACCGCTGAAAGCATGCATAGTTCAAAATCTCTAATCGTGGAGGTGATTAGCCTATGATACGAGATATTCAAAACATTAACGATGATATTTGTAGTATGAAAAGACAGATTAAACAAAAGTTGATAGAGGACACTGATATTCTAGAGGCGTTGCATTCTGATATTGATATTGATAGCCCGGATGAATTTCTGGACAGAAACATTTTTGGATTTATTAGAATTCCACAAACTCAAGATACAGTTAGAAATTTTATTTGTGTGACTGTTGATGATATAGAAGATCATCGTTTTAATGAGGTTATGAAAATTCAAAATCTCACATTTACTGTTATTTGTCATTTAGGTGATATGAAAACCGAATATGGTATTGATAGGCATGATCTACTTGGATATTTAATTAGAGATACTTTTAACTGGACGAATATGTTTGGATTACAGTTTCATTTAATTTATAACAAGGAAAGCACTATCGATGGTGACTATTATTGTAGAACTTTAAAGTTTGAAGCCACAAAAACAAATGCGCTAAATAATGCAAGGATGTATAATCCAAATGACAAACTTAGACGTTGATGATTTAAAGCTTTATATTGGTGATGACTTTGTTATTAATGACAATATAAAGGTCTTGCAACCAACTATAAGAAAAATAGCGGAATTTGGAGAACGTGACTTCTTCTCTGTTGTTCATACAATAACTGCGATTCCTAGCGATATGAAATCTCAACTTTGGGATATGGGCCTGGACTGGATGGAAGTGGATGATTTTGAACTTTTTGTAATGCTTTCACAGACATTAACACCAGATAGAACTAATCTTCTATTTGGAGATTTAGATTTTTCAAAATTAAAACCATTTAATCACCCACATATTGAGGGTGAAATTATTTTGGCAGATAAGGAAACTGGAATTCTTATTGACAAAATGATATATCTTAAAATTGTTTCCTATCTTCGCAAGGCATTTAATATTACACCGAAAATTGAAAAGGCTGCTAATAAAATGACTAAAAAGATTTTAATTGAAGATGATAGGATGAGACTAAAATTAAATAAAGATAAACCTTTTAAATCTTTTTTGTTGCCGTTAATATCATCTGTTAAGGTAAAGCAATGTTATACTAAGGAATATGTGCTCAATATGGGCTATGTAGAATTTATGAATGATGTTGCAAGATTACAGGTGATACATAACGCAGATCATTTATTGTCTGCTTGTTATGCTGGCACTATAGATATGAAGAAGATTAATAAGGCAGAATTGAATTGGATGAAGGAGCTTTAATGTTCTTTTAATATTTTAAAAATTATTTTATGGAGGTAAATTATTATGGCTTTCGATTTAAACAACTTTGTTATTGATAGAATTGTCCGTGGTGTTGCTCTATCCCAGAAGGATGATTCCGTTCTATTCTCCATCAACCAGATCCAGAACGCTTCTCTAAACTGTGCTTCTGAGTCTACTGATGCTGTTGACGCAATGGGTACTCCTATTGCTACTTTCTACAGAGCTAAGTCTGCAGAATTCTCTGCTGAGAACGCTCTATTCGACATGAACCTAATGGCTACTCAGCTAGGTACTGAGAAGAAGGTTGCTTCTGCTGGTTCTAAGATTGTTGCTCCTGCTATGGAGAGCTTCACCGTTGCTGAGGGCGGCAAGTATGACCTAAAGCACACTCCCGTTGCTGCTCCTAAGGAGATCTATGCTCTAAATGACGATAGCACCTTTGGTGTTAAGTATGGTAAGGAAGATGCTGCTACCGCAGAAGCTTTCTCTATCGCTGATAGAACTATTTCTCTACCCACCGATGTAAAGGTTGGTACCGAGATGTTCGTTATGTATGAGTATGAAACCGAAAACGCTGTTGAGGTTGTCAACTCTGCTAAGAACTTCCCTGTTGGCTGCAAGTTCGTTATGGAAGTACTAGGTTGTGACGTTTGTGATCAGACCAACCTAGTTTACGCTTATGTTATCTTCAACAACGCTAAGCTAAGCCCCGACTTCGACTGGAGCATTGCTACCGATGGCACCCATCCCTTCTCTATGAAAGCACAGCAAGATTTGAAATATAGATCCCTAGCAGCATAAGCTGTTTTGATAAACATATTGAATTGCTGGAAACCCCTAAAGCCAATTAAGCTACAGCATAAAGATGAAAAATGCTTAAGTGCGAATGCTACGAAAGTATAAAAAATTAATTGGATGATGCAAGGTTAAATCCTAAACATTTAAACAATGGGTAATCAGCAGCCAAGTTCCGAATAGGAAAAGGTTCAACGACTAGGCGTAAGCCGTAGAGCTAAGTGGCTCGAAGTGGTATGCCCCAGTTTAACTGGGTGATGATATAGTCTCGCCTTATATGAAAGTATAAGATGCACGTAATGGTGCTGGCTAAAATTAACGACTTTAGTTGAAGATTAGCGACTGTGATAAAGAGAAGAGATTATTCTCCATCATTATTCCTGGTGATGCAGAATAATTAATAACACTTGACAATACGAAATTAATGTGTTATAATATATACATAAAGTAGGTTTAAATTAGCTATTTGAACTGATAAGGGGAGGAACCTCTCCCTCCCCTCTTTATGTTTTATAAAAGAGGAAAGTTTAGTAGTGTGAGGTTGAGGACACATGAAAAAGAGAAAAACACAAGAGGAATTTGAAAAAGAATTAAGTTTAGTTTTGCCAGATATTAAAGTTATTGGCAGATATATTAATATGAATACAAAAATTCGTTTTAAATGTTTGATTCATGATTTTGAATTTGATGCTTTCCCACAGAATATGCTTAGAGGACATGGTTGCAGGAAATGTGGTAATGAAAAGCAATCTAGAAAACAAACAAAATCTCATAATAAGTTTGTAGAAGATTTAAAAAATATTAATCCAAACATTGAAGTCATTGGAGAATATGTCAATATGGATACAAGAATTTTAGTTAAATGTTCTATTGACGGATATGTATGGAGTGCGGATCCAAGAAAATTAATGCGTGGAAGCCAATGTTCTGTTTGTTCAAATAGAACCGTAATGGTTGGTATTAATGACATTGCTACTACTAGGCCAGATTTAATTAAATATTTAAAATATAAAGAAGACTCATATAAATACACATTTGGTAGTGAAAAATATGTTGATGTAGTTTGTCCTGAATGTGGTTATGAATGTAGTGTTCGTATTTCTAATTTATCTAGGTTTGGATTTTCTTGTAATGGATGTTATGAAAATAAATATGGACATAAAAGAGTTCCTTATGGATATTGGAATAAAAATACAATGCAACAATATTTGGAAGAACATTATTATGGTTATAAGTTGTTAGATATACAAACGCCAAACAACGATGATTGTAAATATCTAAAGGCATTAATTAAATGTCCTAATGAAAACCATCAACCATATTGGTCATATTGGACAAATATTTTAAGTGGTTATCAGTGTTTATCGTGTTATATTGAAGAATCTATGAGTAAAGGTGAACTATCCGCAGAATCAATTTTCCAAAAATATAAGTATAAATACGAACCACAAAAACGCTTTGATGATTGTCGTGATAAATATACTCTCCCATTTGATTTTTATCTTCCAGATTACAATCTTATTGTAGAAATTATGGGTGAGCAGCACGAACACCCTGTTGATATGTTTGGTGGAAAAGAAAAATTTGAAAAACAAATTTATCATGATAAAATAAAAAGAGATTATTTAAAACGAAATAATATACATTGTTTAGATATTTGGTATTATGAATTCAATAAAATGGAAGAATTAATTCTTAATAAAATTAACTCGATCCTCAACAAATGAGCCACCCTCACGGTAGCTCATTTTTTATTTACGAAAGGAGCGTGAACCCTATGGGACGTAAATCACGTGAATGCTATTTATGTGGCGAGTCTTATAAATACTGCCCCACCTGCACCAACGATCGCACTAAGCCAGTTTGGATGGCAGAATTCCACTCAGAGAATTGCAAAGATATTTTTGATATTTGCACCCGTTTCAATATGGAAATGCTTACTAAAGAAGAAGCTCAATCCGCAATTGAAAAGTGTGATCTATCTAACAAACTAAACTTTAGACCATCTGTGCAAAATACTTTATCCAACTTATTTAAAGTTGAGGAAGTTATTATTGAAGAAGAACCAATTGTTGCGATTGTAGATGCAGAGATTAAAGAAGTTGCCGAAGACGAAGTTATTGTAGAAGTAACTCCTCGCAAGGCGAAGAAACACACACATGAAGTAGTTAAACAAGAAAATGAATAAGGAGCTATACTTCATACAACGAAGCCTAGCTCCTTATTTTTTTATGCAAAAAAGGAGGAAAAGGAATTGGTAAAGTCTCCAATTACTCAGAAGGTATATGACGCTGCGAATTGTATTTATATTCCAAATATGCTACAGGCAAAGCGTTATTTGTCATACCTTGGTCCAGAATATTTTTTAGATATTCTTTATACGGGCACTAAACGAGAAGATTCCATGGTTTTTGTATTTAAGAAGTGTCCAGAAACACGTAAAGCAAAAGAACTATGGGATGCACACGAATTAAATTAAAACGAAAAATAAAAGTGCTATATTTATAGCGCTTAAAAATATTAAACGATCATTTTTATAAAGGAAGTGATTTAATTGAGTACTAAAAAATTGCAAATTTTAGGGTCTTTTGGATCCAGTGATGCAGATACCCTAGATGGAATGCACGCGGACGAGTTTGTTGCAGTTGCGGACGAACCTGTTTATGCACTAGAAGACGGCGAAGATATTTATTCAGAAGTTATCAACATAGATACTTTCGGTGGCAGAACTCCAGATGAGTATGCATTGGTTAGTGATTTAACATCTGGATTACAAGCTTTAGAAGATAGTAAAGCATCTGCTGGGTATGGTTATGGTGGCGCAGCTATTTCTTTGAAAAGCGCCAGAGTTGAGACTGATGATGAATTAACAACCTTGTTAGAGGATGTTTATAGTGCCATGAGTGGTGCAACTACTAAACTAGTCTACTGGACTGGCTATCCGTCAGCAACTTCTCATGGTTGGTTTGGCATTCTATCAAAGTCTTCCCAAAACAACGGTAGCATCAAGGCATGGTCTGCCAACTTGACAGGCTCGTTGATTTTCAAAGTAAAGTTTTCGGGCGCATGGAAGCCATTAGAGTGGCAAAACCCACCTATGGAAGTGGGCGTGGAATACAGAACCACGGAGCGTTATCAAGGGAAACCTGTGTATGCAAAGTGCATCAGCGTTGGAATGTTGCCCAGTAATGCTAAATCTGAAACCCCTCATGGTATTTCCAATAGTAAAAACTTTGTGGCGGTGTGGGGTCATTCCGGCAGATATTACTTCCCGACACAATGGAATGCCGATTCCATTGGCACGATTAACATTTATGCGACATCTACGAATGTGTTTGTTAAGACCACCGAAACTTGGAATAATTATGCTGCCTATGTAACCATAAAGTACACAAAATCCACGGACTAAAGGGGTGAGCATCTATGGCAAAAATCATCAAATATCAATTTTTGGCTTATGAAAAGCCTGATGGCGAACAGGTTTTTAGTGAAAAGGAAATTATCTGCGATACGAAAGCACAGTATGATGCAAACCTGCCCATCGCAGAAAAGGAAGCAATTGGAGAAATTAATGTTGACGGAGAGTTTGAAATAGAATCTCCTACTCAACTTGATAGAATTGAGTCTCAGATAACATACACTGCTATGATGACTGATACTCTATTGGAGGTGTAATAATATGTTTGAAAAAATTATGAAATGGCATAAACAAGGTCTTTGGACTGAAAAAATGGTAAATGATGCAGTAACTAAATGTATTATTACAGAAGAACAAGCGAAAGAAATTTTAAAAAGAGGTGAAGAGTAATGTCTGCTGGCAAAGTCAAAACTTTATATTCCGATAAGGAAAAGACAGAAGCTCTTTTCCCAAGAACTAAAGTTAGCGCTGTTAGTGATGAAAGTGGAAGAGGATTAGATGCTATTATTGCAGATATGGAATCTAAAATTGCGTCCAATATTTTAGATGACAGCTTATATGGTTCTTCCCTCCCATCTGCTGCGCCTAGAGGTGCGATATTCTTTAAGAAGGTGAGTGGCTAATGGCACAAGGTATAACTGGCACTCTAGTATTAAAAGACACAAGCTATGGTGCTACTCTTAATATTTACTATTCAGAAACATATGACGCCGCAACGAATACTTCCAATGTAGCAATTACGAAAATGGAAGTTATTCAAAGTGCTTGGATTACTGGTGAGCGCTATTTAGATGGAACTATAACTATAAATGGTTCTGCGGCTGTATCCATGAGCAGTCATGATGGTACACATAGTGTTTATGTTGGCGCATTAAATACGCCGGTTACTGTTAGCGGAGCGCTTGGTTCAGTCAATGTTGCCCACGATGCAGACGGTAGCAAGTCTATTGTAATTTCTGCGTCGGTTAAGGAATATAAACGAAATGTTAGTGGCGCATATTGGAGCGCCTCTAATTCTAAGACTGTTACACTGACAAAAATCAATCGAACCTTTAAGTTGTCAATTTCTCAAGGAACTGGCACTACAATATCGGTTAAGAGAGGAAGCACAACGCTTTCAAATGGTGCGTCTATTACTTACGGAGATGTACTAACTATTTCAGCGAGTGCATCAACTGGTTATAACACTCCTACATTAAAGGTTAATAGTAGCACATTTACATCTGGCAATACGCACACAGTAAAAGGAAATGTAACAGTGTCCGCAACAACAACAATTAAACAATATACGATTACTATTTCAGCTGGAACTGGCACAAGTATCACCGTTAAGAATGGCAGTACAACGATTTCTAGTGGTACAAAAGTGAACCACGGAACTGTTCTTTCGGTTAGCTTTAGTTATAGTACTGGATATACTAAGGCTTCGCAATCACATAGTAATGGAAATGTTACTATTACTGCCAATACTACATTTAAAGCTACTGCTACGAAAAATAAGTATACATTAACCCTTAAAAAAGGCACTGGTGTTGCCTCGTTTACTGGCGGCGGAACTTATGAATACGGCACAAAAGCAACAACCACTGCGACTGCTTCGACCGGTTATCGTTTAACGGGATATGCAGGAAATTATGCAGATGGCTCTACTGGAGGTTCATGGGCTATAGATGAATCTTCGTCAAAGACCGATACGACCACTTGGACTATGAACTCAAACCGTACTATCACAGTTAGTGCTGAACTTGATACATTTACACTCACCATTTCTGCTGGCTCAGACACAGATATTACGGTTAAACGAGGCTCTACAACCTTATCTAACGGAGCAACTATTACATATGGAGATGTGTTAACCATAACTGCAAATGCTACAGACGGACACCAATTGTCTTCATTAAAGGTTAATGGCTCTAATTTCACATCTGGAAGAACGCACACTGTCTCTGGAAATGTGACCATTGTTTCTTCTGCGAATTTGAGTGAATTTTTGCTTACCACTTCTGCTGGAGCTGGTTCAATAATTAGCGTTTTAAAAAATGGAACAGCTATTTCAAACGGAGCAAAAGTAAAAAATGGAGATGTTTTAACCATTGAATTTGGGGCAATTGATGGCTATAAGGTTATTGCTCATAATGTAAACGGTGAGGAATTTATATCTGGTAATACGCTTACTGTTTCTGGAGATACACTTATAAGTTCAACTGCAAGAATTCGTGGCGTTTCAATTGGTAACGATAGTACATTTGATACTTATGTCGTTTATATCGGTAATGGCTCTAGTTATGAAGCGTATGTTCCCTATATTGGAAATGGTGAAACTTGGGAATTATATGGAGATTAATTATCAAAAAAGTTAAAGATATTGATTTATATCAATATTAAAAAGGAGGTGCGAAAGTGCCACAAAACATATTTAAAATATATGATGGACGTACAAACTTTTGGCAATGGGACACTAGGCAGAAGTTAATTGTTCTTGATGAGTCTATTGACGAAGTCCATTTTTCAAACAGAAATATGACTCATTCAATTAAGAAAGATGTATATGTGGATAATGATGGAATTAGAATTTGTAATGTTCCAAGTGACTTATTAAAGCTACCTAGAAATTTAGTTGTATATGCTTACACTAATGGTGCCACCGTAAAATCTGTAAAGTTTGCGGTTGTTAAGCGCCCAATGCCAAGCGACTATATTTCTGATCAAAATGAAGAAATTGAGGAAAAGTTTACTCAGATTGATATTATGCTAGAAAATCTTAATGAAAATAAAGCAGATGATATTTATTATGATGAGGATGGTAAATATATACAACTTGTTGCAAACGGAGAGTTGGTTGGCAATCGTGTTGAATTGCCTAGTGACGGAGCACCTTGCATTGATAATTGTGAAGTTAATGCAGACGGCCATTTAATTGTCACTCTTACCAACGGAAAGGTTATTGACGCTGGTTATGTTGGCAATGTCGATGGTGTAACATTTATTCCTAATATTTCTGAAGACTTAATTCTTTCTTGGACAAATAATGGTGGCCTTGAAAATCCTAAGCCTGTTGACCTAAATCCTTTTGATGAATGGTCTGAAATTGACGGGGTTGAATCGAACTCCGATTATATTTGGGAGTCACTATAATCTTTGTTGGTTAGGCTAAGATAGCTTTCCATATATTAATAATTTTATTGAAAGGAGAGAAAAAATGGCTAATGTAAAATTTTATTTTGGTACACAAGCAAAATATGATGCTTTAACCGAGAAGAATAGTCTGGCCTTGTATTTTATTGAAGACACTAACAGACTATACAAGGGTAATACTCTAATTGCATCTGGCGCAACTGCCACATCTATGGTGTCTGGTTTAATGTCCGCAGAAGATAAGATTAAACTAGACGAACTTGTTGCCGGCGGTGGTCTGAGTAACTTAAAACCAGTAGACGGTTCTATTGCTATAGTTGATAATACAGACGGCGGAAAGTCTATTGGAGTTGCTGTTTCTACTCAGGATGGTAATGCTCTTGTCGTTGTTGAAGACGGCTTGTTTGTATCAGCACAAGAAAAAATCTCTATTCCTGAGTACACTATTGAAAAACTAGGTACCGCAGAAGACGGATTCGCTGCTAGTT